AGTCAAATCGGTGTTCTGGTTTAACTTGCCATTATATTATATATTATCTATTTGTTATTAATAATTTATTAATATGACAACATCATTTATTGGCAAGTTAGAAAACGCAAAGGTATTAATAGACACTATAACCACTGACGGATCAGGTAATGCCTATCTTGGAAACTATGTTGCAGTATTTGGCGTATCAACAAATACCAATGATACAAAAATTGAAGTATTTAAAAATACTCTCGGAATGTTTTATGCTCATGTAAATAATGTTGCCGGAGATAATTATCCTGGCACATTTCAATTTTATATATGGGGCATAAAAAATGTAAGTTAAATATAATAATATGTAGTTGTTATATCAATCAACATTGCAATACCATTTAGTGTATAATAATTGCTATATAGAAATGATCATAGTAACTTTATAGAATCCACTTGGGATAGATGTCCCATTTGCGATGAAAATATTACTATCTTTTAGCAACATAATTTGATATATTTTACCATTCAAGACATTAATTAGAATCGCATCTAATCTGCGGTTAAAGGTAATAACATTATCATTTTTAACAACATAGAACAATGTTCCATTTTCAGGAACTGTTTCCGTTAATTGTACAAATGCATCAATATAACACACATTATTTACGCACACAGAACAGTTAGCAGAAACAAAAGAAATACCAATACTTGTATTAATTCCAAATACATTATTTGTAATACTTAACTTGCCATTATTTATATTATAAATTTCTAATATCAAATACTATAGACAAATATTTCTTTATTAGATTATGCCTAAATTCACTTTAAAATGAAATTGAATATAAATATCTGATCATATCATACTCATAGAAGATAAATAGACATAACCCTATAAAGAATATATAGAACTGTTAACTAAATATCGCATACTAATTATATGATATTTATAAAAAACAGAAAAATAGTATACAGAATTAAGATAAAATGATACATACTTGTGATAATGGCAAGTTAAATAATTGTAATTGTGGAAGTCCTAAAACATTTAACCTAAACGAAACATATATATGTCCAAATAATGGATATGTACATATTAGAAATACTACAAACCAAAGTGGATATATAATATTATATTCATCTAATAATATTCAGATTGGAATATTGAGACCTATTTCGACCATAGGCGAAACAACATCAGAAATATCCTGTTTTGTTAGGAAAGGAACAAAATTACAAACTGGTGGAGTAGCGTTTAACTATTGTCAATATGTGCCACTTGAAGAATAAACATTCTAGCTTAATGGATAGAATAATTATTTACAAGTAACAGTTGTTTACAGATACTCATGTTTTTATTACATGAATAATCAAAATAGATTATCCAAACATTTTAAATGCACCGCCGAGCACACCATCTGTAGATCCGTTGTATTTTATGGTAATTGTGCCTTGATTGTTATATTCAATATTCATAGTTGGCGATTTAGAAACAGAATAAACACTAACTACATCAGCATAACGTGATACAATACAAACGCATGAATCAGGAGTAGAGATTCTATTAAATATAGTAAGCCACACTTCGTTATTTTTTACAAAACCACTTATGCTTCCGGTGTTACTCATAATGAATCTGTTTGAATCTATTTTATTCGCTAACTTGCCATTTAACTCAGTAATTGCGTCTTGGGCATTAGTGGCACTGAGTCCGGTGCCTGTATTATCATAGGCCGCATATTTTGCGTCTGATATACATCCTAATATTTGTTTATCTTTATACATAATTTTTGACATATTTTAATTTTCTCCTTTCTAAAAATAAAATATATAAAAATAATAAAAAGTGACATATATTGCAAAAATATTTTTTGAAAAATGTCACTATATTGTTAAAATGAAAATATTAAATTGATTTTTTGGAAAATAGCCTTGTGATAATGGCAAGTTAAGTGGTTTGAAATTTGCATCAATATCAACATCTGTTACTCTGCTAGTGACAAATAGACAGTCATTATTAGGATCTTTATCTGACTTTGGATTACCAAGTAATGCTAACGTATTTGGCGTGTTCGTAAACTGTAATTGGGCTGTTAATGTGCGTCTTGCAATTAATGGTAATTTTTATGCATATCAAATTGCTACTGTAAGTAATGACGCAACATTTACCCTAAATTTTGTTGTAGCATATAAATAGCCTAATTTGCCAAGTATGAGAAACTGGCAGAATAATACCGTTCTGTCGAAAGATTTAATATTACTGCGCCATTAGATTTATTAATATAAAGCATGTGATTATCGCCATTTGTACCACCTGCTGCATTTGCTCTAACATACGTAGTTTTAGGGTAATATGTCCTTGCAATACTGGCAATAATTAATGATCCGCTAGACTGCTCAGATGTAATTTTTACGCCTAACGTTACAAATACTCTGTTACCTATTTTTGAAATTGTATTGTCAGATTCCCATGATACACAATTGACTAAAGTCAAATCGGTGTTCTGGTTTAACTTGCCATTTAACTCAGTGATAGCGGATTGAGTGTTTGTAGCTGTTAAATTAGTATTTGTATTGTCAAAATTGACATTTTTTGCATCAACAACATCAGGATTTGCATCAAGAATAGCTCTCATGTTATTGTCTGTTTTTTCTTCATCGCTTAATGCATCATACTCCTCCTGAGTCATCGATATTAATGCTGAAGAGTTTTCTAATCCCTCCATTACCGCCTTTGCGGATACCGCCATTGAATTATCTGTTGCTTTTTTCATATCAACATAAGTCTTCGCAATTCCGTTAATTTCTCCGAGCTTTGTCTGAGCCGTTTTCCCATCATCGAATTCAACAGTTTGTGAACTCGTCCAACGTGATAAAAGTTGATATCCAGAACTTGTTAATATGTAATTTTTAACTTTTTTAAATCCAGTTAAAATACTCATTATAATAATTCCTTTCTTAATATTCTTGCTGCCAAATAGTCTTACCGATCATTTCTGTTTCGAATGGTTCTTCTTGGCTATATAAATATGGATCATAAAAATACGATCCAATTTCATTTAATTCAAAAATTTTTTGTTCCCATGAATTTAATAAAGATGCAGTCACACTATCTATCTGATTATTTTGTGATAGAAGAGTGACTGCATCTTTATATTGTTTTGTTTTCATTAAATTAGAATGTTGATTGTATATTTTTTTATCATCCAAGGATATATCATTTCTGAGATGCGGTTTGTAATTGTTTAAGCTTGACAAATTCCACACCTCCTATTCATATTCTTTCAACCATTCACTATTGACATTCATTCGCTGTTCATCTGGATCAGGCTCGGTGGTATTGATATCTGTGAAAACAATCTTTTGGTTATAAAAAATTTCTTTTGCTAATTCCCAAATACCAAGCTCAATTTTATTAAATGATCCGCAATCAATAGAATATGGTTTTAAATCGGATTCATATTGTTTGATATAATTATAGGCTTCATCATTCTTACCGGAATCACGAAGCCTATAAAATTCATCTATAATAGGTATAATTATACTATCAACATTTTTATAGTTTGATAACTCGAAAGTCATTAAATTAAAATTTCCTTTCTATTTTTTATAGTAATAGTTGAAAAATAAATATATAATAATGGCAAGTTAAATTATAAACACATGAGCATAAAAGATGGTACGGCTGGCATTACTATTCCTGGTGATTGGATTGAAGCATATGTAGATATAACATTTTCTCTTAATCCGCAGTATTATTTTACATTCCATCTTATTAGAGATAACTTATTATCAACAAATAAAAAATATTTACAAGATTATTATTTATCAGAGAACGACCGCCACAATATATGTCTAGTTGCTTCCGTTACAGGTGTTAAGCTGGAAAGTTATACCTATAGTGGTCAGGATATAGGACAAAATTGCGAGATGAATTTATTTTACAGGTAAATTAATACAAAACACCTAGTAATTTAAGCTAAATCATAATCAAGATTTATGTAAAAACCAGTAAACACTGCCATTAAGAGCTGTAGTAACAACAAAAGTACCATCTGTATCCAACTGATAAATAGCTGGACTATACTTACTGTATGTATTCGAATATACTTGTCCTGCAAGAAGACATACATTTTTAGGTCTATATCCATTTTTAACAAATAACGTTTGACCTAGTATGATTCTGCCATCTGATCCAATTGTTTTGTTTGTGCTTATTTGTATATAACCACATAATCGATTGTTCGATTTATAGATTTTTGCTTTATCTATACTATCGACACTACTGATAGATATAAATGATGAATATTCTACTTCATTCATTTGTAACTTGCCATTATATATACACTCATATATTAAAATATATCAAACAAAATATAATGGATAAAATCTTTGCAATGTGATAGTAGAGATTCCGCTACTCAAATCATTCGAAATATTTTTTATAATATATTGCCTAATATCATTACTATTTATTTTTTTATATTCAACTTTTATGTTAATATCTAACCATGGTAACATCTTCGTACTAATTTCAATTGTTTCATTCATAGATGAAGCTTGCTGATTAAAGTATACTGCATTTTGTGCTGCCACAGATTCAGATATGATATTATCAAATTCATCACCAGTCTTTACATCAAATACTTCTCCAATTTTTTGAATAGTATATGGACTTTCAGGTTCAATCCTAAATGTAATATTTTTGCAATTATATTTGTCCGCAAAATACTTTTTAGTGTACTTCTTGTCATTTTCATCCGCAGTTAACACGCATAAAGCATGAGGTTGGTACTGACCAAGATAATATGAAATCCATATTTCGTCTTTCTTTCTTAGCATAATAGTATTAACTTCATTTGGTATAAAAGTGCCGGAAGCGATAGAAGTAGTAGAATATTCATTGTAGACTGGAAAAGCCGGTAATGAGTTGATTTTTATTTTTGTATTATCAGTATTTGTTACCTTTGGTTTGAATGCTATGATCTGATACTCTGTATACTCACCATACTTATCCAATGTAAGAGTAAATACACCATTAGACTCTTCACATTTGTCATCTGCATCCCTATCTATCTCATATGATTTGCCAAAAACTTCTGTAACATTTTTGATAGAAGAGAGCGAATATGTAGTACTTTCTGAATTATCAGATATTAAAACTTTTTGTAAAAAATCATTATCTAAAACAACTGGATCATTCACGCAAGACGGAACCATATTACAGCAGAAATTATTATAAACATCAAAATATGCTTGAACATTTGGATATAGATCAGTAACTCCTGCCACAATAGTAGCTTGTGTATCTCCTGCGGAAAATTCAAGATCATATGGCATTTTATTCCAATCAGGATTTTCTTTACGATACTCTTCATATTTATCAGGATTAGTAGATTGCTGACCATAAAATTCACCAATATCCTCAATTAAAATTTTATCAGTAATCTTTTCAGCTGTGATAAAATTTCTTAAAGCTTTTTGAATAGTAGTAGCTTTGCCATCGGCATCATTTTGCTGAATTACAATGGTAGGAGCACCACCAACTTGTCCGTTGCGTGTTCCGTCCATCTTAGCAAACCAATCCATTAATGTCGTAGACAATAAATTATTTGTTGCATCATATGTTGTGCTACTATCTGTAAGTACATACGTGCCGCAAGGATACCAAATATAATTACCTTTAAAATAATTAAACACACCAATATCAAATACGAAATTTAGACGCATGTATAAATTCATCCATTCTTCAACATTTTTAATGTTTTGAATAGTACTCTGTATGTTCCGTCTAATTTGATTATCAGAAGATATGTCATAGTTGGACGGAGTAATGTCATTCATTACTTGCAATACATTTCCATTATCATCAGTTATTGTAATCCTATATGTATATTTTAGTGTAGGTTGCAAAATGGTTTGCTTATCAAGCTCGGTAATAACATAATTCATTAATGCCACCATTCCCTTCCAACATCAGACAAATCACAATTATATAACGTTTCTGAATCAGGCTTTCCAATCTCTACCCAATCAAAGCTAATCTTTCTTAAAAAATTAATTGAATCTCCTGAATCCGTAATTCCTCCTGTAACACTTATTAACCATATGCGACCATCGTGGAATTTAAGTATCTTTGGCTTTTTGTTGGCAAGCCAGTTTTTAAGTTCAGAATGATATTTTAATCCACTAGGTATGTCAATTGTGTGATTATCTTGGTCGAATTTGATAAATGTACCTGAAGCAGTACCAGAATCATAATTAGATTGTCCATTACTGATTACAGTAGGATATTGACTATTCAAGAGATCAACAGTTGATGATTGTGTATTTCTTGTAGTGTCCATTGTATCAAGGTTATATAACGTGCCAAAGATTTCATTTTTATCGCAGATAAATAATCCGTCAAATTCAGATTTAAGCTCTCTTGTAACATAAGTATTTTCAATGCCATTACATACAGATACAACCATATATTCAAGTTGTGTATTAGATGGTTCGAAATAATCCTTTATATTAATTTTAAAATCTTCTTCTACATTGATCTTCTTAGTATATATAGTTCTCCATTCAAGATCACCAACTTGCCTACATTTAATAACTACATAATCTGTATTCCTTAATGAGAATCCAGAGTTACCGGCTTCAAGTGTGCCATCATCAAAATCGGCATTAAGAATAGTATCATAATCCCAGTCATCAAATCTATTCTCTGCTTTTAAATCAGGATTTTTTGAAACAAATAACTGATCAAATGTACCATTATTTATATAAATATTTTTTACATCTTTTACCTTAGTGGGAGATGGATCCATAACATACCTAGCTCCCAAAAAAGTAGTTCCAAGAAAAAGCATGTCAGTCCACCTCCTTTATGCTTTAACATAACCATCTTCTTCATAATAAACTTTCAGGTTATATAAATTATCATTACGTTTTACTTCGAATATAACTGGAAAAGTACCATCGTTATTTAACGATACCATAGTCACATTTGAATCTGTATCAGTAACTTGATTATCTTTTTTATCTAGCAGAATAGCATCTGGCAACTCTACATATCTAACATAATTACTTAACACAGATGATGCTTTTAATACACAATAATATGCAGTAGCTATTTTTTGTATTGACAAAGATACTTCACCATCGGATGTCGTATATCCAAAAAATGATTTATTCAGAGGAACATTTCTTGATTTAACAAACATACTAAATGAATCAGAAAAATCATATCCTGATGTATATGTTACCTTGGAATTATCAAGAATAACCTCTCCATCTTTAAATATTGGATCATTTCCATCCACGTTGAATCCAATATCTACGATATTACAATCAACCGTAATATATCCTTCACAACAATTGTTCACTACTTGGATAACCATGTTATTAGGTTGCACGATATAAGCTGCCGTAAATTCCCAATAACCAGTATCAGCATCCATATCATGTACAGTTTTACCAACACATCTCACATAATACGAAGTAATATTCTTAATTCCATAAAATGTGTAAGTTGGATTATCAAGATTATAAAATACACTAGACTGCCCAACTAATTTTTTCTCTGAATCATATAAATATAAAACGTATTCTTTTAAACCATCATTTTCGGCTTGGGAATAAGAAATTTTGACATCTATACTTGATTTATTGACTCTCTTTTTGAAATCAACAAATGTGAGCTGTGGAGTAGAGAAACAATAGAAGAGTACTGGCTGAGACAACTCACTGGAATTACCATCAAAGTCAAATACTTGAATTTGAATAGAATATTGTCCAGGTTTTAATGTATTAGCAGCAAGCTCATATGACAATTTCATACCTAATTGCGTGTCATCTAATACAGTTTCAAACGTTGTATTATCTGTTATAACAACTCTTTTTTTTTCAATCTGATTACCTGAATAATAAAATTGAAATACTTCTATGTTTGTTGGATCAAATGCTTGAACAGAAGATAATATTGGAGTTGACAAAATAGCCATGATGAATCACCTCCTATTCATAATCTTTTAACCATTCATCGCCCGTGGATTGATTGACAGGTTCTTCATCCTGATTTACAAATCCATGAGCGTTAGTTGCCTTAATTTCTTTATATGTACCATCTCCACAGAAAAACTTTTCTTGATCACCAGCGGATGGTGCAGGAATATAACCTGCTGTACCTGGATTATCCGCAGTAGCTCCAACAAAAGGTATCCATGTATCTGTATCTGTAAATACTGCATTTGCAGGAACATCAGATTCTACGGTATGATTATTAACCTTAGATGCATTTGCCGCACTGTCAGCACTTGTTGCATGTTTAACACTTTTATCTGCATCAGCAGTATTATCTACATTTGGCAATCCGACTTCATCTTTAGTGTAATCAGGTTTAGTTGCAGCTTTAGCCCAATCACTTACATCAGATGCTGGCATACTCTCAGGAAAATCTGTAATTTCTGATACAGTATGAGAGTGTTTAGATGGCGTATATGTATCTGGTTTATCCGTTACCCCTGTCCATGGTACAGACGATGCTAGTCCAACTGTGTATTCCGTATAACCTTCTTCAGACGATAATTTTGTATCATCAACGACAATATAAAGCATTTTCGTATCATTTACTTTTACAGTATCTCCGTTTTGAACTTCGTTGATTGTAAGTGCAAATCTTGCTTCATCATTATCAACGGGATATAATCTCTCCAATGCTCCATGCGGAAGTCTAGCCAAATCAATCATACCAGTTAATTTTGAAGCATCTAACGATATAATATCTTCACTATTATGTGTATGCGCTTTTTCAGCTTTCTTTGCCAGTCCAGAATCCAGTCTATCCTTATTTTTCCCTTCATAATACTCCATTCCACTTAATGTTAGAATGGATTCACTAATATTAGGCATGATTTTCCTCCTTATTGTTTAAAGAGTTTATCTATATCAGCCCTAGTAGCATAACGTAAACTTTGTATGACATAGTTTGATATATCCTCACCCTTTGTATTTATTGTTTTACCGTTATCAACGGCAATAAAAACTGTATCATCGGAAATCTCAGCCACATCGTAAGAGTCAATTTGTTTTTGAGGTATAGCCATAAATATCTCCTTTCTATAATTTTGCGATAATAAGCTTTTTCTGTTGATTGCCATTAATATAATGAACCAAGCATTTGTCATTCTTTTGGAAAGTAATATCAGTGCCATTCTTAACTTTATATTTGGCATTATTAATCAAAACAGTACAATAATCTCCTTCACTAAAAAGAACAATCGCCTCATAATCACAAAATAATTTTTCTATTTTTTTATCAATTGCTTTATAAATACATTGTGTTAATGTATCTAATGCACGTTCAGTATTTTCCATAAAATCACCATAGAAAAGGAGAGTAGTATGAAACTACCCTCCATAAAATTATCTTTGTTTATTGTTAAACTTCTGAGTAATATATCCAGGAAGACGTTTAATAATAGCGTCTCCAAGTTGTTCTGCATTTTGAACGCCCTGAAGATTTATGTCGCCAATATTAACAATGACAGAAGAGTTGTCAGTTGAATTTCCAGTTGCGAATCTTGTGAAATCAGGCATAAGCATCTGTGGTGTGATATTCATACCAGTAATCAAATCAACAAACTTCTCAAAAGACGCATTTTGGTTAGGAGTAAGAACACGTTCACCATCCTGCACCATTGCAAATCCATCTTCGCCATGCTGTTTAGCAAGACCAGTTAATAAATCGTCAGGATTGATCTTGACAACACCACCGTTTGCATACTTTCTAATATTATTGGCACGTTTCTTTGAAGCAGCAATGGTCTTTTTCTGTTCATTGGACATGATAATATTAGAATTATTCTTCCGCTGATCAGCAGTGGCGGCTGCACTTGTATTACTCTTATTTCCAGTGATCTTGTTGATGACACTGGTAGGTGCACCGGCGCTAATCATTCCCGACACATTATAAGCAGATCCTACGAAACCGGCAGAACCAGTACTTCCAGAAGCTGCTTTCTGTGCTTCTTTAGCCGCATTGATTTGCTCATTTGCTGATGCCCATGCCGCATCGGCTAATGCCTGTAATGCTTTAATCTGCTCATTAGCAGATTGGACTTGAGCATCAGCAATAGCTTGCTGAAGAGAAACATATTGATTTCTAAAATTATTCCACGTAGACAATCTACCATTCAGAACATCATTCTCCCAGTTTGCACCGAGTACCTGACTGGCATACTGTGCATTCCTCTGTTTATCATATTCATCAGTAATGGATTGCCATTGTTCCTTCAGCTTATTGTAATAATCAACTTTTTCATTATAAGACTTAATCAGTTCTTTATTACTGTTGATCTGCTGTTGAATACTCACATATTGACTCTTGAAATTTTCAACATCTAAGATATTGTTATTGAGAATTAATTTCTGATATTCGGAACCAAGTAGGGCTGTAGCATTCATCTTATCAATATTATACTGATAAGCATTTTTAACATCATCCCACTTGGATTTAAAGTTTTCTAGTTCAGATATTTGCTTCGACAATTCTGATGTTTTCAGATCTAATTCAGCATCATCATAAGTGTTCTGTGCATCTCTGATTGTGTCATAGTCTACATCATAGATGTATCCACGGTTTTCTACATATCAAAGCTGTTACTTTCACCATGTCTGGCTACTGACCATAAAATATTATTTATGGCGATACGTCATTTCTGGCGTATTCTCACATTTTATTTTAGTTGGGATTATTGTGTGAGTTCAGACTGTATCTTCATCCTCTTTCTTCTGAATTGAAGAGTAGGAGAGCAACGAAACCATTATATTGCTATAGATGGTATTACAGTCGTTACGGATTCTAATTTTAGATTATTTAGATATCGATTTAATATTTTTGGAACTTTATCTATTTCATCATGCCAAATCGTAAGAAAATTAATATTATGTTCTTTTGCATATTTACGCTTTCGTAAATCATGAATTTGTTGAATTATATAAGTTTTATAACCACCAAAATAATCTATTGGATAAAAATGTTGTCTGCCTTGAAATTCAATCAATGTATTATATAATGGCAAATAAAAATCGTATGATAATGGTAAATTTCCAACACCCCTTAATACATTGTATTTTTTCTGTCGTTTAAAGTCTACATTTAGATTTGTTAAATATTCAGAAATATAATCTTCTCCTTTAGAAAATGATGAATTACATTTTGGACATCCGCAATAATATAGTGAATTTGCACATTTAACATTCCATATATATCCACAGTTCATACATTCACAAGAAACCGGATTTTGTGCCCCATTATAACCAGATAAACACTTAATATGCTTTTTATTAAGCATGTTTATAAATTTATTACTATATGTTATATAATGATTCAATTTTGAGCAAACAGGACATTTTGCTTTTGATAATGCGTTATTCGGTAATAAATACCATTCGTGTGAACATATTAAGCACTTGTGCAATATTTTTGTACTAATATCTATAAAATCATCAATGCATATTATTGTAGGATTTTTAATTTTTAAATCATTCTTATATTGCTTTGTAGTTCGCATACCCTTATTGCATTTTGGACATCCGAAACCTTGAAGCAAACTGCTTGCAATAGGGTTCCAAATATAATTGCATATTTTACATTGACATTTTATTCTTTCATTAGACTTTGTATATTCTCCTAATATTATAATATTAGCATTAATTTTATGTACTTTTGAAGTATATATTTCAGTAGTATATCGTTCCGTGTTTGCACATCTTGGGCATCCATGACCTTGTAAAACAGAAGATGGTAATGCATTCCATTTATAACCATCGATTAGACACTCATAATTCATTTTATTATTCATACCAGTATATTCTTCTAATGGTCGAATATATTTATTTTTGTTATTTAATTTTTGTAAAAATATTTCATTACTAAATCTACTTTTTATTTTTCTTGTTTCTATGCCACATTTTTGACAACCATGACCAGCAAGAATATGAGACGGCTTTTGCATCCATGTATTTCCACATTTTTTACATCCATGTAAAATTTTTGTATTTGCATTAATATATTCCGCTAATACTTCAACATATGGATTACATTCTGCAACTTCTTTTATATATTCGTCCTGAGTTTTTCTTTTTGACATATTTCCTCCTTCCTATATTATTCTCTAAAATAAAAAAGAACTTCACAAAAAATGTAAAGTTCAAAAATATCTAAAATTAGTCTTTCCTCGGTCTTGAGTGTCCCATCACTTTTTAACCGATATAGTTGCTTGCATGTGCTATATTACTATAGCAGTAGGCATATGTTTTACCTTTTTAATTCTTTGAGAATATGCTTTTTCTAATTCATATTTAGCCTTTTCGAGAGCAAGAGTACGATCACGCTCATCATTTGCATCTTTCAATCCATCTATAATAGCCTGAATACGATCAATCTCATTATCATAAACTCTATCAATTGCATCGAGAGCGGAATCCATATTGGAAAGATTGTCATTAAGCTTATCATTAGCAGATTCCAACTCATCAATCTTTCCTTGCCATTTATCCACTTCTTCTTCTAAACGATCAACTACAGCAGAGATTACCTTATCATAGATATCTTTTTGCTTGTTAAGCATTTTCTCCGTATAATCAAAGTAATCCTTTGCTTTTAGTTTTCCAGAATTATAAAGATCATCGAGATAATTTTTGACAGAAGAGCAGTACGTATTGTAATCAATCTTACCGGCATCCAAGGATTTCTCCATGTAGTCCATGTAAGCATCAATTTGCTCTTTTATATCATTATAAAGATCATCAGCTGTTTTCTTTGCGGAATCGGCTGCCTTACTTAAATCATCACGAACTTTCTGCGTTGAAGAACCACCGTTATAAGTCATCTGAGGAATTTTGATTGTTTCAGATACTTTCGCATTGAATTCAGCAGCAATGTTATTTATGGCTCTCTCAACATTCTTGCGTTCCTCGTTTGAGATAACCTTTGCAGTCCCATCATCATTATAAAGTCTGGCCTTAAGTTTCTCTAACTTGGCTACGGCTTCAGTTGTACCTTCCGCTGTCTTCATCAGTGCAATCAAGTTATTACAATCGGCTTCTGTATTGATTACCTTATTGTTTGTATACTGTTTTTCAGTAGCATAAGCAGCTAACTGTTTTGCAATCTCTTGTGTAACCACACCTTCATCTAACAAACGTTGGATTTCGTCTGCGGTAACTGTAGATAAATCCATGGTTGAATTTGCAAGAAGGATATTCTGTAATGTAAGCTCTTCTTTGTCATGAGCAAGAGTAGCAGTTACTACTTCTTCCGCATTAGAAACACCCATCTGTTCAAGCATAGTAGTAATTGCTTGCTTATTTTCTTCGGTCAGATTCTTTAATGCTCCAGAATCATTCACATACTCCGTAGCAAGATTGTTAAATGCCTCTTGGCACTTATTAATATCATCAGGACTATTAGAAATAGTCTTAATGAAGTCATCGTATGCTGCCTTGTATTCCTCTGTGACATTTTCGGTCTTACCAAATACTTCTGTAAATGAAGTGTTATTGAGGATAGAAGACCAGTCAAAATCCTCTTTGTTGAGAACATCAGCATAGATTTTGTCAAGCTGATCGAAACCTTTAGATAATGCCTGTACTTGAGATATAGCCTGGGTAAATGACAAAATCGGTGTTTCATTACCTAATCCAGAAAGAGCAGCATCTGCATTTTTTACAGCATTCACAAATTGAGGAAATGCATTATTTGCAACATCAATTAATACTTTTTTGTATGTCTCAGAATAATCAGTGCTATTTTGAATACCAGAAATATATGCATCAAAAGCTTCTTGTGTGTTGATATCGTTTGTCTTTAAATAATCAGCTAATTCAATTTGAGCATCAATAGAATTTAATCTATTAATAGCTTCGCCATACTCTTCGGCAGAATCTTTTAACTTATCTATGGCTTCCGTGATTTCGCCATACATAGTAGTATTAAACATACTTCCTAAATTTAATAAGTCATCATTATCCGTTTCTTTGGCCGTTTGTTGGATGAGCTGTGATATATCTTTTAATACATTGTAGTATTCATATAATCCCTCTGCTGAATTATCCTTTGATATCCAAGCTTTTCCCTGATCAGCTGATTTAGATGCAACAGAAGACAACATTTTAGATATTTCTTTATCAAGATCAGTATTTCCAGTTGAAACAGACTGAATAAAAATATCTTTCGTTAATCCACCATAAGCATCCAACGTCAAAGCTTTACTGGATGATGCAACATCGACATATGCATCTGTTTGAGCATTATCTAATGCCTCTCTCGTTGCTTCACTAATAGCACCAGACAATCCATTGTACTTTTCGATGAGATTATCAATTTCAGAACTGGTATAACCCATTGTCTTTAATTGTTCTTTAAAAGCAGATGTTAATTCGTCAGAACTTTTCGTACCATCATTGAACTCTTTTTGAAGATCAGCCAATTTATCTACATATTCAGCTGATTTCTCTGCTTGCTCTGACGCTTCTTCGGCCACTTCATGTATTTTCTTTTTATAATCATCATATGCGGTAATTAATTTAGTAATAGCATACATTGCTACCATATTACCGACCATTGCTAATGCTTTCATAGCAATATTTGCAGCTTTTGCTCCGATAGTCATCTGTTGAAGGCTATTATTATATGCAACCGCAGATTCACGTGCTGTATTCTGGGCTTTAACTACATCTTCAGTAGTAGCTTTCTGAATATCCATTGTTTGGATAAATTCTTTTTGCCATTGCATTTCAGGTTGATCTTTAAACCCTTGTAAATACGCATCCCATGTGGTTGCATTAGCTTCTACTTGTTCATTTGTTATTTGTAAGTTTTTAAGAATTGAACTGGCTTTATTTTCATTAAAATTGTCATAAATAGACAAATCTATAAACTTATCTTGTATATCTTCTTGAGTAATTATAAATTTATCTGATAAATCTTTTTTTATTGAAGAATTTTTCCATGCATTTACAATGTTTGATATTGTATAATCATTAGTAGATATTAGTTCATCTGACATTTTTTTAAAACGACTTCCAATATCCTCAAATGATTTTCCCAACACTCCAAACTGTGAAGAAAATGTACCTTTCCCACTGTTAAATGTTTTGAATATCATACTATTTTTTCAAGGTGTTTGAATCCTTGTTAATATTGTTTATATATGGTACAATATAATATAATTTGGAGGTATAATATTATGTTAAAATATTGTAAAAAATGTGGTAATATAACTAGAAAAATGCCATGGGATAATAATAACTATTGTAAAATATGTAATTCTATTTTATTTGAAGTTCCAGATGAATATCTACTTGTTTGGAAAAACGAAATCGATCATGATACAATTGATCAAACAAAACAACAACGATTTATAGAAGAGTGCATAAAATCATCTCCAGAATTTGACGAACAACTTTTCAATTCTCGTGATGAAATCTTAGCCAAAGAAAACGCTAAATACGACCAAGCTATGAAAATAGGAAATGCAATCCGACAAGGAGCTGATCCCAAAACAGTATTTCAAACAGGCGGTCAAAATATTCCAAAATGTCCTACCTGTGGCTCATCCAATATTAAGAAAATATCCACTGCATCAAAAATAGCTGGAGCAACCATGTTTGGTTTATTTAGTAGAACCGCTAAAAGCCAATTCAAATGTGAAAATTGCGGATATAAATGGTAGAAGAAAGGAAACAAAATGTTTAAATCATCTATAGTAGACATTAGTACCGTTAAAGTTTTGGATAGATATATCAAATCTAATGAACAATACTTTTTAATTACTGACGAATTTAATCTTAGGTTCAAAGGTAAGATATATACAATAAATTTTGTCATAAGCAACAAAATTGAAGTTGGTAAGGAAATAATTTCAACCAATATTACAATGACAGATTTTAAGAAAATATATATGAAATATGTTAATGACTATGATAGAATCTCAGGATATAAAAATTATGTATCAGATCAAAAAAGAAAAGCAGTCCCTAAAATAAGTATGCCTGTTTTTGATTTCCTCGAAATGTTCTTTAAACATTTTGAAAATAATTTAAACAAACAGAGTAATAAAAGTGAAGATATTATTTTATTTGACAACCCTATTTCTATTAATGCGCAGTCAAGTAGTAATCGTACTGGATATGGTAATGAATACTACTATGATACATTAATCTATGAAGGTACAAAATACGGGGAGACAAGTGAATTCCCTATTGTTGGATACACTTCAGTCATAAATAAAGAATTGATAGGGCTATAACGAATAAAACTTACCAACATACAGAAGGAGATTGCTATGCCAACAAACAACACTAAAACAAATAATAACGACAATACACCTAAAACACAACCAGTGAAATTGAAACCACAAAATATTAATAAAACAACCAAGACTGTATTTGAAAGAATAAAAGAAGATCTACCGAAAAAACGCAGCAGATAGACTTATTCTTTTGCAAATTTCTTTCGTATTAGTATTGACATTACGAGGTATAAGTTTAGCATTATCTTTTTTAGGAGATTTTTTAGATGAAGAATTCAAATCAGTCACTCCTTTCATATGAATTGGATTTATACAAAAAATTATCAGATGCAGAAAATGATCGTAGACACAAGTTTAGCGATAAAGCTTTTAAATCTATCACGATTATTGCTTCATTTGTTGGTGCTGTGTTATGGTTGATATTTAAGTTTTTTGGAATATATCAAAATGAATGTATATATTTGCAAATGATTAATTTATCATTACTTACTGGATGTTGCCTATATATGATTACAAGTGTCGTTATATTTTTCAAAATGCTATATGGATACAAGGACACACATACGGATCCGGTTGAAATAGATCGACTAATAAAAGAATACAAATCCCAGACAGAAGACGAGATGGCTATTATAAAAGCTATGAATCAAACATTATGTATTTCATATTTAGATTCAGCAATTAGTAACCATATAGAAAACGAAAATCATATAAAGCTATTTGAATCATTCTATGCAATTATATTTATTGAGATGTTCTTGTTGATTATTACTTTTTTTATTGAAATTCTTATATAAACGTGCCCTTATTGTCATTCCACAAACACATCCAAACTAACTACAGCAAGTAGAGTAATCTCGACCGGCATATTTGGACTGGCGAGTAAGAAAGTTGGAAAAAAATGGCATTGTAATAAGTGCGGATCTGATTTTTGATAAAAACATGCATTCAGAATAACAAATATGTCTGTCATTATATAGTATAATAACCATATTACTTTTAACATAAAAAGGAGATATCGCCAGTGTCAAATCTAACCGATAAAGTATTAGCAATGAGAAATATGAATGACGAAGAATTAAAGGATTATATTAAAACACTTACTGACAATGAAAAGAATTTGGTCATTTTTTCTGCAATAAAAATGATGATGGATATCAATAGATTGTAAACATACGTTCCGACTGTATTTAGCTCCGACTTAGTGGTAAAATATTCCTATCAAATTGTGTGATACACAAAGGAGGAATGTATAAAATGAGAAAAGGATCGAAATTTATTGGAACCGAAGAAGAATTAGATAAAGCAATAAAAAAGAATTTACCATTATTTGTATCTGATTTTGATTGGCTCAATAAAATAAAAGGAACAATTCCAGAAGAAGAGTTTCTTAATATTTGTGAATCAATAGCAGAAGCAATAGACAGAGGCTACATAAAAAATAAAGTTATCATTTATGATCTGATGAATGGAGATACCTCGTTTGCAACTATATCCACTTCAGAAGAAAAAGCAAAAATCGAATTATCTATGAAGGGAAAAGAATTTTTAGGATTATAACTGGATTCGTAAGGCTATTACAAAAGTAATAGCCTTATTATTTTAATATAATTTATTAACATTAAACCATTCCAAGAGTGGGAAATTATAGCTAACTTGTGCTTCTTTATGGAAATCATCTAATATAGAACAAATTCCATTATTTACAGTTAAAATATATTTTTTACCGTGAGAATATAAAATTTTACCAGTTATACAATCAATAATATTTTTATTTTTACCAATGTTTAGTGTTAATAAATATTTACCATCTTTTAATTCTTTATAATCCATATAACTTCTCCTTTTTAATCCATATTTTTGTTATTCCGTCCTTTCTTGTCATCATTTGTCGATGATATTTCATTGCTTCACAACTTCAAAGTATTATATAATTGAAGAGTGAAGGGGTATTTCTATATATTAAAATAGGAGAGAGGCTTGGGAACCTTTCTCCTATTTCTTTGTGTGAAGTTTATTAGATTAAATTAGTTGATAGAACTAACCAATTCTCTTTACAGTTTCACGCCAGTAGTCAAATCTTCCACGAACGTTTTCCTGGTTAGAAGTGCCAGACTGAAGGAACTGCTTGTAATAATCATTAGCATCATAACCATCAAGGAATGCTCTAATTTCTTCTACGAGACGACTGAATGATTTTTTATCCTTAGTGATTCTATATGCGCTATAGAGAATCATAGGAAGAGAAGTAGAAGGAACTTTTAATTTTTCTTCTTCGAACGACTCATTCAATCTGTCGAGAGCTTCCGTAAGAGTAGTGATCTTTTCAATACTCTCATCACCATGATCAGCAACGAATGCATTTATATCCTTGGATCTGAATGATGTATAGTCATTCTCCTGATTCGTTGAAATCAGCATCAATGTCTGAATTATAATATCTCTATCGGATCCATTCTTACGCATAGTAGGAGTAAGAACTTTATCCATAAATGCGTGATCAACGAGATTTCCAATTTCACTATTTAATACATCAGATTCATTTACTACACGCATATGTCTTGCAGATAAAGGTTTACCGGCATTTTGTCTGCGGAAGATTTCACGAACATCTTTTTCAGTACAATCAGACATTCTATATACCTCTAATTCTGCATTAAGAATTTCGCTCTGAACATCCTCATCTAATTTTGTGAATTTTAGTCCAGCTAAGTTCTTTTCTTCTCCATTAACAATAATAGGTTCCATATCCTTAGAAAGCGAGAACTTATTTCCAATAAAATCTCTAATAGTAGAAAGACGTTGTACACCATCAATAATTGCTAATGTGTTATCATTTTGTACAATCCCGTATGTGGGGTTAATAGGATATCTACGGAGCAATGAATCGATCAAGTCTGTCTTCTGTTTTTTATTCCACTGTCCCTCTGGTCGCTGTAACTTGTGAGAGAGTGTAATAGCTCCTTTATTCATGTCTTTTACAAGTGACTGAAGAGATCTCGTTTTACATGTGTAATCCATTATGTTACCTCCTTCAAAAATTGAAAAATTTTGATAATTTGAAAGTAACATATTTTGGAAAAATTGTAAAGGGACAACTCTTCCGCTTTTGCAAAATTTTCATCTTTTTTATTCGACAGAAAATATTATCGCAACAAAAAAGTAATCGTATTCTCCCTAACGATTACTTTTCTGTTTTATTATTAAATAAGAAATGAATCACCGCATTGAAATACGGCAATAACCTTTCATGTATAAGTATAAACCATTGTAAATCAAATTTCAATAACTATTTTAAAAACTTACATACAATATATAGACATTTATATTGAAACAACTACACTATATTGAATAAAAATCACCATGAAATTGAGATTTTGTAATTATACGAATGAATGTTCTGCCTTTCGTATATAAAGAAGCAATAGTATAATAATACCAAGCATATTGTGATTGAGCCATCGTATCTCGATTCGTTGCACGACAAATGCCTGGTATTACATGCCATACGAAGTACCAAGTTGTAGTTTGGTACGACTTTTCGGAAATAAATTCTGCTCGTTCTGAGCAATACAATTTCCCTGACTTTAAGAAATACTACAAAGAAGGGAGGGTAGAATGGAAGTGTTAATAACACTTTTAGGTTGTGGATCATTATTTTATGCATTTTGCTATACTATAAATATTATTGGAAAATGCTATGTCGCACACAAAAGCAAAAATCTCAGTAATGAAAAAGTAAAAGCACTTGCGAAAATGATGTCCAAAGACATTAATATAAATCTGCATCAATAATTCTATTTGCTTGTATTCATAATTTATTTCCTTTTTTCTCCATTTGAGGGCAGTCGCAAGCTGTCCTCATTTTATTATTCTCCATCTTATCAACCACGGAGAGTTGGTTCAAACAACAGAAGATAAGTTTCTGCATTTATATGATCCATCACAGATCACCCTGTTATGTCAGTAGTACCGAGCGCATATTTACCAAGCATCGTTGCATATAACTTGATATGAGAGTTGTCGCTACAGTTGGGGCTTATCTCATAGAGATCTATCCCATCGGATTCATTGAGCGTCACGCTGTTACGATCCTAGTTATGTCGCCATAATAGGAGAGTGGTGATACGTCTGCATTACCAGACCGTTGTACGCAGTTCCCGATTATTGTCTCTGTTATTTATTTATCATCGTGTACTTCACGAATAACATACTCTAAATCTCTGTATCCAGAGTAAATTATGTATGTTGTCGGCATATTCAAAGAGGGAGTACATTATGTCCCTACCGACATTTTTTAAGGAGAGTGCTGCACCAATACCAGTTACTAATGTAGGAATCAATCCCATTTTATCAACTATATTAGTGACTAAATCTAAAAATTTTGTTGCTAAAGTAATTCCGTTCTTAATTAAATCATCGTCAATAGCCACAGAAGCAAGTTCCTGTGCTTTATTAGTGAGCTGTTGTAAACGACCATCAATACTATCGAGATATTTATCAAGCTCTTTTTCAGCAGATCCGAAGGCTTCTTCAGATGATTTACGAACAGCTTCAAGCTGATCAGGATCCTGGAGAATAGCAGATGCAATATTTGATCTGTTCTTACCGGCTAATTCTTCAATTAAAGCCGTTGCATGGTTTGTGCCAAGCTTCTTATCTTGTTCCTGGATTTCTTTATAAACTTTTGCAATACCTAATAATCAAATCTGTTACTTTCACCACATCTGGTTACTGACCATAAAATATTATTTTATGGCGATACGTCATTTCTGGCGTATTCTCACATTTCTTTAAATTTGGATTATTGTGTGAGTTCGGACTGAATATTAACATTTTCTATAATAGAAGAATGTAACAACTTCAATATATATGTTGCCATACATATCCCGCAGTCTCTACGCATTCTTAATTTATATTATTTATAATTATTTCTTTAAAACTATTATCCATAATCGTCCAATAAGGAATTTCTATGTATATATAACCTTGTTGAATAGCATAATCTTTTTTAAATTTATCCTTCCATTTTTGATACTCAAATTCTTCTATTGGTGTTCTTCCAGATATTTTTGCTTGTGTAATATGCCATCCGGTTTCTTCATAATGTTGTATGCCATGTACTTCTACAATGGCTTTCTTTTCTACAATTTCATTATCAAATGGTAGTGGCATATTTGTATATGGATTTATTGGTAAACAATTGCAATCTCGCTCGGTTAATACAGTATATTTTAAATCATTTTCAATATATTCTCTAACAGATTTTTCAAAGCTTGATTCTCTATTAGAAGCCATACATTTTGGACATAACCGATGCCCAACGCTATAATCAGATACATAACGTTCATAGTCAGCATGTATATTATTATCACATTTAAACCATACTTTTTTATGAGAATACTCAGAATATTCAAATGGAGTTTTGTCATTTTTATCAGACCATAATTTTAATACTTCTGGATGACGAGCACCAAAACTATCATTCTTATGGGTTCTTTGATGAATTCCACCGACCCCACAATAAGGGCAAAATGCCTCATGTGTATCAAAAGTTGCAGGTGTTGTATAGAAATCGTGATAATTAACATTTTTACATTTTAAATGAATTTTTAATTTATTCTTGTAAATCGAAATAGAAAATGGATCTACTTTATTATCATCACACCAACACTTTTCAAGCCAATCATCTCCAAATCTATCTATGTTATATTGTGCAAATGAATCTTTCGGATGAATTATTTTTGAGGCACACATAGGACATCTGCATCCATAAATAAAAGAATACGCTGGCAATTGATAGTCATTGTGATACTCTTTTTCTTGGCATTTTATCCATATCTTTTTGGAAGATCCTTTATCTAATATAAATGGCGAAATGACATTTTTATTAGACCAATATTTTTCTATAGCTTCTTCTCCATAATTTGAAATTAAATAATATCCAATTGAATTATAATATTTCTTTATTGGATCACATCCTTTGTTGAGATTAACAATGTCTCCTATGCGCATTTCTATTCTTTCGCATTGAATTTTAAACCATACTTTTTTACCTGAACATTTAGATATATATTTTATATCTTTATTATCATCCCAAGCTTCTATAAGATCATTTCTGTTATTGTTCATACACCATGTATAAAATGAGTTACATATTGGACATATTAAATCTTTTGAATTAACTAAATTATTCATTCCTTTTAAAAAACTCTCATGTCCATTAACACATTTAAAATAATATTTATCTTTAGTGCTATAACTAACATCATTTGGAGATATTTTATTTAAATCATAATCCCAATAATCACAATAATTTTTGTTGTTTTCAGAACACCAAGCATAAAAAGATTTTGTATTCTTACGCATATAAAATTCCTCACTTCCAATTAAAAATTTGCAATAAAAAGAGCGGTCAGTTTTTTGACCACTCTGACGTTAAAGTATTTAGTTTTTCGTCTTTTATATAAACCCAAAACATTTTATGTGTTTCTGGATGCAACCCTACTAACTCGTATCTGACTCCATGAGATGTTAAAAAATCTCGAAGTGGAATAGAGTAGCAAGGAAATAATTTTGATTGTTTCATTCTTTTCATTTCCTTATTTTTTTTAATATAAATTAAGTCTTTGCTCGGTCTTAACTTTCCATAAGCCTTTAACCGATATAGTTATTATCAGTGTGCTTTAAATTGTTTAAGCACAAAGCATATAATTTTCATTATATGGAGACATTTTGTTTATCTCATAGGTATTTTTATAATTTCCATTATTATCAAGAATATCAAAACCTTGATAATTATTAGAAGCTACGGCCGTATAATCTTTGATGATTTGTTGCTTTTTAGAATTCGTTGCCTTGACAAAAGCATCGACTTCTTCATTCATGGCAGATAATTCTTCCTCGGCTTCAGAAGTTCCAACCAGACGAAGAGAAATTGTGCGAAGGCCTGCTGCTACGGAATCGGCATCCTGAATTGTAGCATTGGCAGTTGTTACCAAACTTGCAGCTTCATCAATTGTATTGCCCATAAGGGAAAGAGTAGCTGCTGATCTCTGAAGCGCAGATGCTAATTCATCTGTTGATATTGCATAATTGTTACCGACCTCATTAAGTTTATCAACGATAGTTATTTTATCTAAGTCTTTATACGCCTGTTGCATAGAAATTAAGGAGGAAGTAGCATCTTTGATATTGTCAAACTCAGATACATTAAATAGAATATTTGCAGTACGAGCAGACTCTGCCGCATCATCCATGGCTTCACCAAGTCTCATGAAATCAGCTGTTGAATTCTGAATTTGCATAGCAGTAGTGCCTACCGCATCGGCAGTATCAAAAGTGGTCTTCTGATAATTTTTTAAGCTCTGCTCAGTCTCATCTGATACTTTTCGCATTTCTGTATATGCAGTATCAAGTTCTCTTACGACATTAATTGCATTTTGTCCATATCTTATAATGTCATTAACACCAAAAGCCATTCCGATCTGGCTTGCAGCACCATACCAAGCTTTTTCCTTAACAACATCCCAGAATTTCTTACCTTCTTCACCGGCTTCACGAATGCGGATCTGAAGTTTCAAAAACTCATCAGTCAAATCAGATACATTGGCATTTGCACCACGCATCGTTAACTGTTTTTGTAGTTTCTGAAGTTCTGCTCTGAACTGTTTAGATAAGCCAGAGTTTTTCTTCATGTAATCGCCAATTTTGTTATATAGCTTGTCTCTTGATAAGGAAGTAGATCCTTTTTCAGCCGCTGTCATTGAAGTAATAGCACGAGTTGCATCTTCAATCTTCATCTTATATTCATTTATACTTTGGAGATCTTTTTCTGAGATTGTATCCTTAGAAGCTATTTGATCTCTAAATGTTTCAAATTCAGAAATTTGTTTTTTGAGTTCTGCAAGATTTGCTTTATATTTTTCGCTTTGATTGAAATCGGCAGGAGTAGCTGATAGATTTTTCAGTTTAATATTATATCCATCAATATCAGATTGTATAGAATTGACTACGGAATCTTTTGCATTCTTAATTGAATCATTGAGTTTTGCAAAGGACTGTGCCACTTCATCAGTCTCCAACCCACTTTTTTTCAATAATTCAACGAATTCATTCCATTTACTTACATCAGGATTATTTACATCAATATTAAATAACTCAACAAGTTTGTCTTTGGCTTCATCGGCATTTTGCTTTAATCTGCCAACAACCTTCTGTTGCTCCTGAATTTCGTTATTCTTTTTACCAGTGCCTTTATCAGATGCTTTTAGATTATTTAACTTAATTACAGCATTCTCATACTTCTCAATAGCGTCGGCATTATTTTTCCATTCGGCTTCTAATGCTTTCGCCTGTTCTTTTTCTTCCTGAAGTGCACGTTTTGCATTTTCATTGTATGTCTCAACATCACGTCGCTGTTGAATATCATTCAACTTCATATAGTCTGAAACTAAAGTATTAAATGACTTTTTATATTCTTCAATACCTATTTCATCATTTTGAAGTTTTGCATTTAGATTATCAACATCTTTTTTTAGTTTTGAAAACTGAGAAGATAATTCTGGAAGAACATGGATATTATTGAGAGTAGTAATAGAATTATTTAACGCATCAATTCTTTTAATTGCTTCATTGGCTGCTTTCGCTTGCTCTTTACTTTGTTTGGTGCTATAATCGTCAGAGCCGGTAGAAACAGACTTTTCTTTCGCTAATTCTGTCTCAAGCTCTTTAACCTTTTCGGTAAGTTTTGCCACCTCTTCAACAGAAGTAGTTACATTCAATCCATGACTAAATGTTTCTGAGAACTTAGTAGCTGCCACAGAAATTTCGTCAAGCTTAGATACAATAAGATTTAATTGCTCAATAACGCCTGTGAGATCAGTCTTGCCAAACAAATCATCCAATGGATTCGCATCGGCAGACTTATTCATTTCATTCTGAGCCTTAGTAAGTTGTCCCATTGCCGATGCAGCAGAAGTCCAATATTTCTTATCTGTTTCTGTGTATAAAAGATCTTTTCCACCAAACTCGGACTTGACTTGATTTCGCATATTTTCAATAAATTTACGATAAGCCTGAATTTTGGCCATCATAGTATCAAACTGATTAATATCGAATTCAAAGAAATTTGTGTTAACCATTGAACCGCCAACACCAGACATTTTGATATGCTCAAATAATCTCTGATATGCTTGTAGAGCATTGGACATTTTACTCTGTATCTTTGCTTCTAACTCTGTATCGGAGCCTACATCAATATTCATGTTAAGTCCAATACCTTTTACACTAGAACTTAATTCAGAAATAGAAGAATTAATCTTATTGATCATAGAAAAAAGAGGACTGAACTCTTCACCATCACCAACATCAACAAAAATCTTCTTGATAGAAGCAAGATTAGATTCCATCTTTGTGAATAAATCAATCACTGTTTTTAACTGATTTTCATCTACAATAGAATTTCCGATACCATTGCCATTTCCGTTACCAGTTCCGAATCCTTTACCAGAAGCAATAGACTTGACCACTTCAAGCAACTTATCTAAGCTTTTAACAGTTTCCTCAATTCCTTCGTTTTCGATCTTTACAACAAAATCATTGGAAGCAAGCTGTTTTTTATATTTCTGCAAAGTTTTTTCAAACTCTGCTTTATTTTTAGAATCGGAGAAATCAAAATACATCTCCAATTTATTATTCTCTAATTCTTTCTGACCTTCAGACAGTCCTTTTAATATCTGCGCTAATAAATCACTTTTATCTATTACGATACTCGCTGTCATTGAAGCAGCAACATTATTTGGCATTTAAATTCCTCCTCATCTTATTTTTTTAAATATTTATTAACAGTAGATTCCCACTTGGATTCAAAATTCCTACGAGTAAAAGATTCCATGGAATCACTCTGATTAAAATACGGGTTTGTCCATGTATTAGCACCACTAGAATATGATTGACCAAATCTATAGTTTGGATGATGCCATATTTGAGGTAATCCGTGAATTCCTTGATTCCATTGCAAGTTGATTAAAAAATCAGTAGGATCAATAGAAACATTATATTTCGCCCTCCATCTATAAATAGACGGATCATTTATTCTAGCTAAAGTATCGAATTTTACCATATTTACATAAGAAGTGAAATAGATAGTGGCAAATCCATTTTTTTGAACCAACTTATGTTCAAATTCTAATGAATCAAGCATTGTATCATGTCCATTTACAAACCATTCAATAGTAGATTGTTGTCTGATTTCTTTCTGAGCTTTATTACCGGCAGAAATATATCTATCAACATATTTTTCAGTTATTCTATCTGCGAATTTTTGCAGTTCTTTGTCATTTATTTTTAATCCAGTAGCTCTTATTGCCATCTATTTTCAACCTCCAAGATTTCTACTACAATTTAACTATTTCCACACTAAAATAGGAGAGTACCAAACTCCCCATAATAAAAGCTCCATAAGTTGTGACACCTATGAAGCCTGATTGATAATTTCCTGCAATTATGTTACAATCTCTATATCTGTGGTAAATATAGGTAGATAAGGAAGCCTGTAGTAATGGAATTAATTTGCTCTATTGTTTCTGCCTGTGTTGCAGTCGCAGGACTTGTATATACAGTCTACAGAGACAACAAAAAGAAATAACTACGTAACATAAGCACCACAGATATGAGTATCTACTTGTATTTATGAATTAGATAGAACGGTAGAAGACCAGTCACCTTCTGCTACACAAACCTATAATACAAACCCTATATTTACAAGTTCTTGAGATATAATAACGCAAGTAGAGAAAGTATTTGCTTGACAGATATTTCGCAAGTGTTATAATTAATGAAGAGCAAATTATATATGTCGTCCATTACATTACATTCTTATCTTGAAATGCAATCCGACTAATTGCATAACATGATCCAGTGAGTGTAACATGATACCACGAGGAGGACATGTCAGAAGAGGGGTAGCATCGTAGAAATACGATGCTATTTCTCTATTTATATATTGTTTCACTAATTATAATTTCTTTCGAAATTTGAATTTCATTATTCAGCATTACATGATTTCTTTTCTAAATCATATAATTCCATATACTTGTCCAAATCATATTGTTTTCTTTCCATGCAAATTGCTGATATGGTTACTAAGTCATTATCAAAATCATATTTAACATCACATATATGAGCTTTTTCAAATCTGATTTTATCAGATGGAGACAAGTGTTCATATATATCTTTCCCATAAATATACATTTTTGTAGCATATGTATTCATACCTTACACCTCTTTGAACTCACCCTTCTTAACAAAATCAATAATCTTATCAACTGTTTCCTTTGGCATACTTCCAATCTTTTCACCAACGGCTTCAATAATAGGGTTCAAAGTTACGTTAGACAGCATAGCAAATCGCTCAATCTGATTAGAAATAAATGCATGAGGCTCATATTCATTTGTTAATATGTCCTTTGCCTTCATATCCAAAATAGATCTAAACTCAGCAATCTCATTTGCTGGAATCAGTGGAGGGGTATCCTTGTCTCCAATAATTAATATATCTAATAGGCCGGAAGATTTTAAAGCGTCATAATCCTTAATAAAACTTCCGTCTTCAATTTCCAAATTTGTATAATTAGTAATAATAAAACGACAAAACTGAACATACTGAACAACAGAATTTACCTTGATTCTATCAGTTTTACGAAGTCTCTTATTACCTTCTTCATCCGTATATTCTTCCTGATCATACATAGATTTATTTAAAATAGCCTGTGCATACCCATCTTTTTCAATGATAGAAGTATAAGGCTTAATTTTCAAATTTTCATTAATAAAACTATACTTTAACTGATCGGTAGTATTATTATATCTTTCACAAAATTCTAAAATTTTCATTATGTTTTCTCCTTTTCTCTCCATACAAAAAGAGCCAGGATAACCTGACTCTTGTAATAATTGTTATGCTATTTTGCTTTACAACTGAAAGGTATTAACAACCATTTTGCGCCCTCATGCTGTTCCAAGCGTTCGTTTACAAAATCATGAACCTCTTTAAGACTACCCCTATTTGCCTCTTCAAGAACCTTATACTCAAAAGGATCTGATTCGTCAACACATACAACCTTGAAAAATAAATTCTCCATAATAATACCTCCATTTCAGCCCATAATATTATTTTATACAAAACAATTCATACAAATCAACCTTAAGCACTTTGGAAAGTATTACAGCATTACTAAGCATTATATCATTAGTATTACCATTTTCGATTTTATTTAAAGCAGTAACCGTTATGCCGGTTTTGCGTGATAATTCCTTTAATGTCATATTTCTTTCGTTTCTATAATACCATAACCTATTTTCCATATACCTTAAGATTTACTAATATAATTGTTTTATACAATATTACGGCAGGTAAAATAAACCATGGATGAATATAGATATGTTATACTAAAATTTAATGCATCATGAAGAATTTCCAATAATATCCATCATTAGTCCAAATCTCAAAATATCCATTATCAAATGGAGTATATTTGATTCGACTGATCTGAGGAGAATAGTAACAAATTTCCATATATGTATCAGGGGTTATATGGAAGTTACGTTGTTTAAGCAAAGCATCTATTTCTTCTGAGTACATTTTATTTCCTTGTAGAACATACAAAATCTGTAATTTCAGACTGTATACGTCCTTCTTTAGCCTTGTTTAAAATGCTACAATTTCGTTTGTATCTTGTACAACCGATGCAGTTAGTTTCAAAGTTTTCTAACTGAGATGCATTATCGAAAATACCAATATATTCTACGGGATAGATTTTTAATTCTATACGTGGACTTATAGAATCATAATAAATTCTTTGAACACGTTCGCATGTTACATTATCATCCACCCATATTAAACCGGTATCTGTAATAGCATCTAACATACATTTAAAATAATTATTTGGATCTCGATCTGTCCTGTCAAAATAAAAAACTGCATCTATATAAAAGTGTCTAGTTTTATTTGGTATAAGATCATAATCCTGTTTTTTTACTTCATCTTTCACATATTGCATAAAACTTTTTTGGTATTTTATAGCCTCTTGAGTTTTATAGCTCATTGCCATAGGTTTTTTATTTTTAATAATAACTCTGTATGCTAAATAATGGTTAACCGATGGTGGAAGAGGAGAAGTAAGATATAAAATATTTCCCATTATTCCTCCAAAATAGAAGAGTGATTCCTTACGAAATCACTCTTTCCTTTATTGATTTTGCGGTATTATTTAATCATCTATTACTTCCCATGTGTACATTTCTTTTTGTACAACAGAGTGAACAAATGAATTTAATCCGCCATAGCTTTCATATGAAGCAATCAATCCTTCAAGTGATTCAAGCTCCATTTTGTTTATTTGGCTTTTAATATGATAGCAACGATAAGATTGAGAAATCCTATCTTTTAACTCAGCTTGAACACGTTTATTTTCTTTTGCTTCATTTTCTTTGAAACGCTTATCCGTATCATTTTTCATCTGGTCAATTTTATCCGAAATATTTTCAATGCTTTTCGCCAAATTATTTCGTATTTCACATGACTCTTGATAGTGTTTAAGATTATCCTCATTGATTTTTTGAATATCTTTCTTATGCGTTTCTGTCAACTCTTTCAGACCATTAGCAGTAGACATAACAAGATTATGTTCTTCACGTTTTTGCCTCATTGATTTCGTTTCAATTCCCAGAAAATCGAAAAGAAACCAAGATACTACTTTAACAATCGCTTGAAAGCCTAAAAGTACAGCAAAAAGTGTGATGGCAAACATTTTCCAATCAGTATTGAAAAATCCTTCTATAGTTCCCATACATGAACACCCAACCTTTCTTACTTGGTCTGAGTGTTATCCTGCATCTGCTTCCACGCAGCTTCCAAAAGAATACGAATCTGTTCTTCTGTGATAACCTCTTTCTTTGAATTGAACATCTTATCAATGAACTTGATAACGTATTCCCTTTTTTCCTCGCCAGACTTTGGCACATCAAATAATACTTCAGCAGCTTCAACAGCTTTAGTTACCCATTTAATAATTTCTTCCATCTGAGTCTGAGATACTTTAGACTTGATATAAGGAATTACGAAATAGGTGATAATAGCTCCAAACACAGGAACTAATGTCATAATAAATTTAAACATATTATCACTCATAGGATTCCCCTTTCTAGTTATCAGTTGTTGTTAATACGGTAGTGATTAACTCGTTCATATCCACCTGTTCTTTTACATCATCTGGCAACTCATTAATCATCTGCATAGGTAGCTGAATTTTGTGTTCGGATTTAATCAGCATATAATACGCACCACTAGAAATTCCTAACTGTGCGATCCAAATTCCAAGCAAAACACCAAAGCCATCTAAATTGAAAAGCTGGACAGTAGTAAGATAGCCTGAATCATAACCGTTTACTAAGATATTAGATATGTACTGCATCTCATAGAGACCATTTAATGCAACGCATACTATATATCCCATAATCAATACAACAGCGATAACATAATCAATAATTAATAGTTTCTTTGAAAATGGCTTCTTCATTTAGACCGCCTTTCTTCCTTCCTTTTTGCCATGCTCAATGTAATGCTTGTAGTAGAGTGGAAGATTTTCTCCAAATGCAGCTCTCAAATCTGCATAAGTATTCTTATATACTTTTACATCGAAATTAGCACTTGCTTTACGTCCTTCTTTCATACCATTCTGCTTAAAATGATTCCAAAGTGCCGTTGCGTTAGTTCCAAAAGCTTTCTTCAAATCTGCATATTTATTAGCATAATAAGTGGGATTGAAAACTAAAGAATAGTCCAGACCATTGTAGACATATTTAGAAGAAGTCGTTGTTGATGTGGAAGGTTTTGTAGCAGGAGTAGTTGTTGTAGTACTAGAAGTAGTGTTAATGGTTGTTCCAAGAATTCCTTCAGCAATAGCTTTTGCTACTTTATCTACATTTGCCATATACACATTGTAATCATCACGATCATCTACGAAGCATACTTCAACTAATAGTGCAGGAGCAGCGGCTTTTCTTAAGAAATATAATCCAGTACTTGCTTTTACTCCACGATTAGCAAAACCGATAGATGCTAAATTATTCACAATTCGCTGTGCTACCGGTTTGGCAGTAGACGTATTTTTATAAATCCATACTTCAGAACCTGTAGTTCTACCGTTACCTCTTTGATCTTTAGCACCGGCGTTGAAATGAATAGATACATCAAGATTTGCCTTATGTGCATTACATTTTGCAACAATTTTCCTTAGAACATCATTCTGACTAATTCCATTATCCACAGTACAATCATATACAGTATGTCCTTTAGATCTTAGTAAAGAAATTACCTTATCCTTAATAATTCTATCCTGTTCAGATTCGTTAAGTAAGCCTACGGCACCACATGCCACTTTCCCTTTTGGATTGTGACCTCCGTGTACGTTAATAACCATTTTATCACCTCCAAGTGATTCAATAATATTTGATTGTTTATCATATTTTGTGAGATTATATTTTTTGATAACGTTCATCACGTTACTGACATAATTCAGACTTGTACAATATCCATCAGATTTGATTGTCTTGAGATATTTCTTTGGATCCGTGATTCCTTTTAGATTTGAATAATTAGAAATGCTAATAAATTCAAAATAACCTTTCACACCAGATTCCATATTTTTGAACTTAAACCATGTCATAGTAGAAGAAGTATATTTACCATTCGCTGACTGCTCAGAACCAACTTTAATATACGTGCCAGATGCACTAGGACATCTGTTGGCTCTATATTTTAATCCAAAATAATTATGAGCATTTTTAGCCAATTCAGAAGTTCCACTAGCCGATTCCAAAATTGACTGAGCAATAATAGGAGAATATACCTTAATTCCGTATTGTGGAGCATACTTAATAACATAAGCTGCAATTTCATCTATAAATGCCATTAAACTCCTTTCTCTTGTTCAGATGCGGCACACCATTGTTTGTACAATTCTGTCATTTCCTTTGATTTCTTCCAAACAAAAACAACACGTTTGTTTTGTCCAGGTATTACATCTACAAGCTGCCCTTTTGAAAGAGGAGAGTTTAGATACATAAAGTTTTGTGCCATATTCGGAATAAACCGCACGTCATCTACTTCATACCCATTAACACTCCTGTCAAAAACTTCACTATATTCTTTAATAACTGATCATTCCTTTCATTCCCAAAATCGTAAAAAATAGGCTACACAAAAAAATACTGAATAGTAATTAATGTGTAGCCTACGATCTATCTACAAAAAATAACTTACTATTCAATATTTTCATCTTTAATGTTTCCACGCTTCTTAGAAGCATATTTCATTTTTACATTTTTTTGTTCAACCTGAATTTCTTCTGCTTTTTCGACAACTTCCATTTTAGGTTCTATGGTAATTTCTTTTATTACATTTTTGATTCGATCTGGAAAACTCTCCAAATCAGATAAGTCGCAATGACTTAATTGTTCTTTTGCTTCTTCCTTATTTTTTGTTCTCGTATATTCAGAAAGAGCAATGAAAATTTTATAATGTTCAAGAGTGTCTGTTATAGTTCTCCATGGTTTAAAAGTTTTAACGGTTTGGCATGTTTTACAAACAGAATATCTTTTGCCACAGATATCACAAACACCATTTAAAGGTTCGCTCATTGTACTTTCCTTCCCATCAAAAATAAGAGGAGAGTAATATGCTCCCCTCTTACTATTTATTCAATTAGTCCTGAGTAACAATAATGTCAAACAGTTTCGCTTCAGTATCGCAATAAGGCTTCTGAAGAATATAAGAAGCTGCATGTTTGCCTTCGGCGGTCAGATTCAGTTCAACACTGGAAGGATCAATCTGTGCTCTAGGACAAGAGATATATCCAGCATAAACAATGTTCTTGTTACAAGGATTATGGAAGATTGCATGAATAAGCAGAGACTTAACAGCAGGAACACTATCAGTGGTCTTAGTAACCTTAACTGCATTTTCAGCTTCTCTTTCATAATTTACGAATACTCTACCAGTTACATCATCAGGAAGAGTGATCTTCTTTGTAGCTGCATCAAGAGTAAACTTACCTTCACCTGCAACAGCAGATACTTCATAAGTCTTACCGAAAGTATTATCATCATTGATAACCTTTACATACTTAACTTCTGCACCAGTAGTACCTACAGGAACATACTTCAGAACTACAGTATGATCAGCACCGATTGTCAGAGTCTCTGATACAGGCGTAACAATCTTATCTTCAGCAGATGCTACTTTCTTGGTTGTACCAAACTGAGAAGCAGCAAGATCGAGAGAGAAGATAGAGTTAGTGAAGTCAAAAGTACCAGTCTGAGCATTATAGAATGTCATAATAGGAGTACCCATAGCATCAGTTACATCTGCACCCTCCGCACTTGTCTTAAGACTGGGATCCTCAACCTGAGTATATCTACCTGTCAGCTCTTTAGTTTCAGGATCATACTCTTCAACAGAACGAATTCTTTCCAGAACCAGCTCATTAGGATTAAAAGCCATAATATTTTCTCCTTTCAAATTTAGGCAATAAAAAAGAACTCATTAACTGAGTTCTCCTAGCCAATCTAATTGTTTTTTATCTATTTCTTTTAGGTTGATTCCAAAACCGGAATAACCAGACTGCAATAGCAGTTCAGCATTCTTAATCTTTGAAATTCTCTTTACGGAATCCATGAATGCATTTATTTTCATTTCCCATACTTGGGAATGATTATATTTAAAACCTTCACTGTTAACCAGTGCAGATATTAAATTAGTTAATAATGAATGATACTCTTTGTTTTCATTCGCTTTCAATTCATCCAACGCATCTTCTATAAGTATCATCTTTGTAGTGTTGTTCGCAGGCATTCTTTCATCTTTTTCGATAAAATGAACTTTTCTGAGATAATCCATAATTAATGTGTATGTATATTCATCTATTATTACTTCTTCGCCATTTATATATTGACTAAGATATATTGATTCGTTATCTAAACGTTTTAATAATTTAAACTTTTGAAAGTCTAAATCTCCAAACAAAATAGAAGTGAATTCTTTTGAATAAACACGATACAACATAATATAGAACAACATATACGGAGTGATTTCGGTATAATCAATCCCCATTTTCCACAACTGAGCTTTCATAGACTGTGGCGTTGCCGTGATATTATATACCATTTGATAATACTTCGATTCACCCATATCACATATCTCATTTAAAGTAGGCTGATGTATGGTAATATATTTTGATATTACATAATCTTTTCCACGATATACCTGCAACTCATCGTTCATATTATATTCCATACAAATTACCTCCAATAATCGTTATTTACGATCTGAGATGATTCATCATATGGAGTATTTGTGATGCCATTAATATCATAAAGTTGAAACACAAGAGTTCTAACAAGATAGTTATTATCTGTTGTGCTTTCTTTGTTAGATATTAATCTTGCTTGCATTCCAAAAATACTAGACCAATTGAAACGTTCACGAATAATAGAAGCAATGAGATCGTGTCTAGCAAGACCACTGCATTTCTCATCTCTGTCATCACCATGAACAAAAATTATGAACGTAATATTGCCATATTTTTGAATGTTATCATATCTTGAAACCTCATCAAATCCAACCTGATAACAAATATAATGTTTTACGTTTGTTTGAGTATCTGGAATAAATAAATATGGCCTAATATTAGATTCTCCTCCAAAATATCTATCCCATTCACCTAAAGGTTTATATTTACCTGTTGCAGCATCAAATTCCCAATTTATGTTTCCATCTTCATCAAATAATTCAACTTCTAAATCTTTTTCATGGAGTAAATATAAAAGTGTAGGATTTGATAAAAGAGCATATTTGATTTTTTGTTTATATACGATATTATCATCATCAGGAGTATCGCTGTACGCACGAAGCTTATTTAATAGATCATCTTTTGTGACTAATTTTTCTTCCATGCAATTACACCTCCTAACTTGAAATCTCTAATTGAAGCGAATCTGATTCAATCGGATCTGCATCATCTTTTGTAATAGTACATTTTACAGACAAGATTTTACCTAACTGATCTTTGTTTAAAGGGAAGCTTAGTTTCGTTTGGTTAAACTTTTTGCTAAATCGCCATGTGACTATATCAGTCCAGTCTTCACCATCTATATTGCAAGTCCATGTAAATAGACTGTTTTCATATTCAGATGTAATATCTTCATTGGATTCATTAAATAGATTTGTCGTCAGAGTTCTGAAACTGCCACCAACTTTTATGGATGATGTAGAAGCAGAGATTTTAGCTGTGATAGATGATGGAGTGGTAGATGGAGTATCTGGATCCGTAGGCTCAATAGATGAATCATAGTAATCTGCCCACATACCAATAATATTTCCATTCTTGTCTTTTTCGATGTAATCTCGATGTTGATCAAAGAAATCCTGATATAATGTCAGTTTTTGTATCCCAAACGGTTTAGCATTTTCAACCTTACTAATATTCCATGCTATTGCCTTGTCAGTAGGAGCACTAACCAAGACTCGCATATTTGTATCTGTACTGTTAGTGTACCAAATCTTATCAGTAATAGAATTAATTGGCAGCCAAACCTTATCTTGATTTTCCTGTGACGTAAATCGTAAATCAGTCCAAAGTCCGCTATTGTAGGAATTCTGCGATTTTAGAACAGACCACATTTTGCGCTTAACACGTTCTTTTCCTGTATTTTCAATCCACATGAAACGATAATTTATAGGCAATACTAAATATTTAGGAAATTGGTTGGCTGGCTCGCTAAGTACTATTAACCACTTACGATAAACTCCTCTATCGTCTGGAATATCTATATATAACCCTATTGGAAATTCGGCTAAATATTTTTTATGAAAATCATTTTCATAATAAAACAATTCATCGTCTTCAGTAAACTCAATTTTTTGAGATGGTTTGAACATAATATAATAATCAACTTGATCTTTGTCTACGGACTGATATGATTTCACTATAAATTTTATATCTATACAAGTCTTAACCGTATTTTCATAAGTCATATGATCTTTGATATCTGGATGATCATCGTGCCAATAATCGTAAATGTATGCCTTTTTACTCTGCACATCGTTATCCCACGTCAATTCCATAACCCTGTCTGAATCACTTTTTAATTTCTCTCCCAAAGTAGGATAGTTCTTACCGGTAGAACAAGTATCAACTTGCATACGTCTTTTATAATTTTCGTATAGTGACATTATTTATCACCAACTTTCATTCGCTGAAGCAAAGCTCCTGCATCAAAAACTAGCTTTTTATACTTCTTAAAATCAAACTCATCTGACTCTAAAACAGTAAGAGCAGATTCCAAGCTATTAACAATTTCTACAAAGTCTTTGGGATATAATAAAAGTTGATTACAACTAGAAATTTCAGATAATAAGTTTTTATGATATTCAACAACATCTATATTTTGAAAATCATCTTTTGTATTCTGATCAGTGTATAACACCAACCAAAATATTTTCTTTCGTAATTTTTGCTTATAGTAATCTACCTGAGATTCTTTGAACTCACCATACTTATGAGTAATAAACTTATCCATTTGAATCACCATACTCACCAAAGTAATATGTATGTCGTGACAAATCACGTTCCCACTCACGTTGTAAAGTGGCAAGCCTTTCCATATTCTTAGAATAATTATCTATAAGCTTTTTCTCTTCCTTACCACCAATCATCGTTGCAAGATTCTTTGTGCTCTCTAATTTAGATGGGAAATAATTGATGATAATGCCTTTCGCCAAAATAGTTTTGACAAAATTTGTATCATATAAATCATCTACACTATTTGTAAGTGTGAAATTTAATTCCATGAGTTCATCATCTAAAACATAAGAGCTGAATTTCTTGCGAAGAAGTGGGAGAGAAGAAGTGGTGGTCAACCATTCGCAGAGAGTATCATAAAAATCCTCTTCTGTATAAGTTGCCAGTTCAAGGTCGTTAACCATGGTTAAAGCCTTTTTATATATTGATTCGTATTTTAGAGAAGGCATAAGATACCTCCTTATAAGAAATCTTTAATACAAGTACCAAGTGTATCATCAATGATTCTGATCTTTTTTACATCTGGATAATTTTCTGCACGAATCATAGCCATTGCAGTTACCTTAATAATATCTGTAAGCCAATGAGGAGCATTTTTAATCAATTCTTCAAATTCATCATTAGATCTGTCAAAATATTCTTCTGGATATTCGATGCCATCAAAATACTTATATACGTCGCCCAATTCACGTCCCCACTGATTTCTTAAATCAGCATCCATAATTAGAATTTTTGGCTTAGTAATATATTCAGTTCTGCGAAGTGCCTGTAAATCACGATACTTTAAATACTCAATATCACCGAAATACTCCCAATGATATACGGTATTTTTATCAACACCAACTGCCGATAATTTCCAAGGCGTAACACTTTTACAAGGAATCTCATCATCAGGTTTGAATGTTTTCACTGGTGCTTTTACTTCTACAAAAGAAGTTTTACTACTTGTATTTTCATCTTTATCTTCATTTTTTTCTATTTCAGTTTTCTTATTAGTAATATCTGTCATATGTGCCTTGGCAAAATCGATCATATCATCAGTGGCATTTTGCATATGACTAGATACCTGATAATCATTATTTCTATAAAAAGCAATTAAGTCTTTTGGAGTTACATCCAATTCTTTTGCTAATTCAAAAATTTTCATCCTTTTTCTCCTTATAAAATAGGAGAGTGCATATGCACTCCCCTAAACAATATTTATGTATTAGCCCTGAATCTTGAGTTCTCCGAAGAGTTCATCAATAACAATACCAATACCTTCCTGATATACAACCTCTGCGTCAACGGTCATATCCTTCTTAAGACCATCCATACCGGTCTCATAGTAAGCAACATCACCTTCGTTTACACGCTTAATAGGCTTGAACTCAGGGTCGATAGGAATGATGAAGATCTTCTTCTGATCGTCTGCGGAGAATACGCTTTCTCTTGTACCAGCTTTATTTACACGAGCCAGAGCAAGGCACTCATATCCCTCCCAGTTACCAAGAATACCATTCTTGTTTCTCTCATCCTTCATTGCATCAGAGAACATGCTGTAATTAACAGTGCTCTGAAGCTTCTGGATAGCAGATCTAGTACCTACAAGCATTACCTCCTTGCCGGTAGCTGCTGCAACAGCCTCGATCTGATCAATCATTTCAGACTTAGTAGCCTCAGTAAACGGACATTCATGGATCATGTCAGTAGGAAGAGATTCATCCATAGACATAAATGCAGTATAAAGAGCAGCATATCTATTCTGCTCGATAGAGGTATACATCTTATCTACAAGAGCGGCAAAGTCAATTCTACCAGTCTGGAACAGTACGAAGTCAGTATATACCTTTACACCATAGAAAGAAGTTTCAATGGAGAAAGACTTACCAGGCTTAACTGCCTGACGGATCAGGTTGTGATGATTACCTGCAAACTTAGATACAGTAAGCAGAGAGTTATCATTAACAAAGAACTCATTTGCATCACCTTCTGCGATATTTCTTTCGTCTACAAGCTCCATAAAACGAGCATTAGCAGCGTTCCAACCAGAATTCATCTTATCAACGATTACATCCTCAATAAGTGTTGCAATTTCCTTGGAATGATCACGCCATGCCTGTCTACGCTTCATGGAATTTGCTTCCTTGAAGTTAAGACCAAAAATCTTGTCAAACTGATTTCTAAGAATAGTCTGAGTCTGTTCTTTATTATATGTTGTATTAAAGACATTATGGCTTGCGTCCATCATCAGAGAATTAAACTCAAGCATATTGTCGTATTTATTATCAAACTGTGCTATAACGTTTGCACTAAAATATGTAATTTCTCTCATTTATTTATTCCTCCTTCCTCTATTAAGCGATATCCTTGTTCTGAAGAACCTGAATGCGAATCATGGTGTAATAAGTACCTGCGGAAACACTGTGAATTCTTCCAATGAAACCATTGGTAGAAGTAAGAGTAGAAACCTGAGTTCCATCAGCCTGTGCAACATACATACCCTTACCATCAGTAACAACAAGTCTTCCAACCTTAACATTTTCAGCGGACTCGTCGGTAAACTGATAACTTGCTACAGCAAAAATTTCTTCATATACAGCAGGATCATTTACCTGATATGCCTTTGCAGGTTTGCCAGCTGCGTTTACAAAGTGATAAGCCTGACCCTGTTCATTGGTCATAGCGGTCTTTACTTCAGCAGGAGAACCAATTACAGCAATAGCATCAGTTGCCTTTGCAATAGTTGCGTATCTTTCCTGAAGTCCGTTGCCGGTATAGTCACCAACCTTTACAGGTACACCATTATCAACTGCGATAGCTTTTTCGCTTTCATCACGTACAATTACATCAAAAATTCTTCCAATGTCGGTAGCAGACATTAAAGAAGACTCAAACATGCCATGCATGTCACTTTCCTTGGCCTTGAGATTTGTATAAACCATTAGAAAATTCCTCCTTATTTGTTATTTTTTTGCATTAAAAAAGAACGTCTCTAAAACGTTCTAAAATGTTAAATAGTTATTTTGTTTCTTTGTTTTTATTATTAAGCAGACCATCTAAGAAAGAAGAATTCTGCTCGGTTCTTGCAAATGCTAAGAATGCAGGTTTCTTTTCGTCCTTTTTAGGCTCCTCAATATTCATAGTAAAAGTTTTAGTTGTTTTGACAACTTTGCCAAGAGCAGCATCGGCCTTTTCTGTTAATTCTTCCTTTGTAAATTTCTTTACATTTTCCACATCCATCAAAGACTTAAACTCATCTGTTTCCAGATAATTCTTATAAGCTTCGTCTTCAAATACGGTCATCTTATCAGCAATCTGTTCTGCTTCTTCATACTGTGCAAGCTTTTCAGAAATAGAAGAGTAGTTAGCTCTCATATTATCTAACGTAGCCTTTTCTTCTGCTGTAACGAATTCCGCAAAAGCATCCTGACGTTCACCTTCAAATCTAACTTCATCATTTTCTTTTACATATGCTTGTTTATAGAAGGTATTATTACAACCAGACTGATAGATGAAATAATCATCAGTAGTTTTTACAATCCAATAACATTCATTTAAAGACTCTTCAATAGGAGCAAGTAAAGCATATAATGCCGTTCTAATATCTTCGTGAGATAATTCAAATGTCTTAGAATATTTTTCTTCAGTAACAACAGTATCTGGCTCTGGGTCATCTGCAATAGGTTCTTCTGTTGTGGTAACAGGTTCCTCTACGGATTCTGGCTCATCATTTGGTTTAGGTTCTACTGGTTCCTCGCCTTCTCCTTCTTCACCAAAAAGAGTAGTAAATAATTCTTCAAGTTCTGTATCAGGCATTCCTTTATATTCAAAGGTAATATCATCTACAGTCTTGTTATATTTCTTAAGTAACTCTTCAAATTTTGTCATATTAACCTTTTCATTTCCTCCTTTCTCAAATTTTTCAGTTGTGTTTAGAATTGTTTTGGAATTTATATTGATACTGGATAAAGTTTTATTAAGGTTATCCAGAGTTTCAATTAATTTAGAGTGTTCGTCTTCTGAAATAGAAGAGAATAAAGAATTGTTTTCTTCAGAAAAATCTTTTAGAGTCAGTTTGCTCCCAGCCATTCCAGGGAGTACACCTTTTCCTAACAAAGTGCAGCCTTGTACATAAAAATCGTCGAGATGAAGTGTTTTATCTGTATTATCCCAATGCATTGTTCGAATCACAAGTTCAATAGAACAATCCACAGTTTTTCGTCTTCTCAGAATTTCACAAGTATCAGTATATTCCTCATATACAACGACATCAGAACATACAAAATTTCTATCAAATTCTTCGTCATATTCAAGATGAATACTTTCAGGATGAACAAAGTGACCTACTGGAATTTCCTTATAAATCATCTTGTCCAAATTTTCATCATAATACATCGTATGTCCAGAAAAATCTTTAATAGGATTTCCATTTTCATCTTCTTCAGATGTTTCTATAATATCAGCCATGATAGGTCTATCTTTAATAGACATCATCTTTTCTTCGAGAACATCTGTTTCTATATGAGAATTATTTCTGTTAGACAAATCGTGGAAGGCTCTAATTTTTCCGTATAATAATCCTTCTGTTAAATCATCCTCTAATTCAAATACAGCATGTGTTTGAACTGCGATATTATAACCGGATTTATCCGCACTAAAACTCATTGACTTTTTCTTCTGACTGTAGAAACCATAAAGATCTTCTAAAGTTAAAAGCTTTTTATTCAATCGTATATTTCCTCCCTTCTTCAAAAATTCTCCCAAAGAGGGAGTAAATTAAAACATCAACTTATTTGTAAATCCAATTTTATCAACTGGGATAGTATCATCGAATTTTAAAGTTGCGTTATTTATAAATATAAAAAAAGATCCACCAGAAGGAATTTCTGTGAATCCTAATTTAACTAGATTATTTTTTACTACCTCATCCGAGGTGAATAAGAATTGTGTTGAGTTTTTCATATGATCACCTCTTATTGCTATTTATTTGATTAATTATTTGCTGCTGTGCCAGCATTCTTTTCTCCATCTCTAGTTTGTATTGCACTATCAGATAAATCATCATCATTTTTGGTCTGTCCACCAGAATCTTTTTTGCTAGATTGTGTAAATGAACTCTGAAGAGGGATCATTAAATTTTTGATTCCTATTGCGTTCTCAAATGTTAATTTACAATAAGCTTCATAAGGATTCCCCATTAGACTTGTGAGATAATCAAGTGCTGATCCACCTAGAGTAGCGGCATCTTTCATTGTAGATTGATATTCATCTTGGTTATACCATGTGATTTTATGAATCTTAAATGAATAACCGTCAGATATCACATTTTTAATATAATGATTATACCAAGACTCAATTTTATTAACTAAAATCCAACATGTGCTCATATCATTTTGAATAGCATGTTTAAGTCCAACTGAGTTCGTGCTTGAACCACCGCTAATAACAAGCTGAGATGCACCAGCATTAGCAAAAATATTCTGAACAGACTGTGCTAATTCATTATTCGCTTCCGTAGTGTTTGATTTAGGGAATGTGATCATTTTTAAATCCATCGGACTATATGCAGTACCAACCAATTCTGGCACGACAGCATCTATTAAGGCTTGCATTTGTTGTACAAGCTCAAGACTTAATGAAAAGTCATCAACATTTTCTGAATTTGGAACAGTTGGGATTTTGCTTATAAGAAGAACATAATTTTCAAGAGCTGTTCGATTATTAATCAATTCTTGTAAATCAATATCATCAAGTATCAACTCAAAAAGTGGTAAGAAAAATGGAAGAGGGGCATAAAATTCATCATCTGGACATGCTGTTAAGCAGAAGGTTGTGTTTGGATCTAATCTATACCACTCGTAATCTCTACCATTATTTTTATAATCTTCATATCCTTTTATATGTTGTTCAGACCATGCTCCTATGCCATCATTATTTGCACCATAAATATAATTTTTGTTATCATTTTTATCAAAATATGCTGCATCATAATATACAATCCATTGATTATCTTGTGTTTTACCATATATACGACAATACTGCACGTCTAATGGCATCCACACTTTACCATCTTCACCTGAATCGTATAATTCCCAAACTGCAAAACCATCTCTTAATGACATATACATTTGAGAATATGAATCTTTAGTTAGTTCAAATTTGGAAAAATTTTTTAACAAATTTTGATAATTTTTAATAGATTTACTTGAGTTAATTTCTTTTGTAAAGTCATTTAATTGCGTAATATTGTAATAGAAAAGAGGCATTGATGGGTAATACATAAGAAGCTTTTTATAAAGCATTGAATATCTGCACAAAAAACGTGATATTTCTCTAATATTATCTTGGCTGTTATTAGGTGAACTAATATAATTTCGAAGCAATTCTTTTGTATATGTAGTAAAAGTTTTTGTAAAAGTTTTCCCTACATTTCTCTGCAATAGCTCTTGAAACTTTGCAAAACTAATTTTTTGCGCACGATCACGAGATACTGTATATCCTGACTCGTCAGTTTTTGTATAAATCTTTTGAACAATTGGTTCCTTTGTATTTTTTGAATTACTCAAATGTGTGTTATACCTCCTTTCTTTTAGAATCGTGTTACTTTCTTGGGTGCTCGTACTGAGAAGAGTTTAGATATGTCGGTGGAAGATTGGGTACGCTTTTTCTGTGTGATAGACTTTCTACGTTCACACATTGTAGCATAAGCAGCAAGGCAGCACGTATATGCTCTATCATCGTGAAGTTTATTTGCTTTTTCAGGTGTTAATTCAAAAGAGTCCTTTCCAGAATCACGCTTCTTACGAACCATATTTACAAGTTCTTCTTTTAAAGCATCTATATTTGCCAATGCAAGTTTATCCATCCATTCAAGTTTTATTGTTTTTGTATTAACAGATTGAATTTTTCCCAACTCGTCATTTAATTTTGCTTCAAATTCTTTTTCATTTAGCTTTTCTTTTCGAAGTTTTTTTGATATTTCTTCTCTGGCTAAATTCAACTTTTCCTGATCTATATCAAATACAGTTAAATAATCTTTGTTGTCATATGGAGCAGTAAAACTAATTTTGTCTTGATTAATTAACTCAATCATTGCTTCATACATTTCAGATTTGTATCCGGCAGGAGATATAAGATGTACCTTATCGACGGCATTTGGAAATTTTTTTACATATTCTGCCGAATATTCTTTATCTATTAAACCTCTATGTGTAATACCAGCTGCATCAGTCCAATCTGGCATTAAATAATCTGCTATGTTTACACCGCCTCCACCAGATCCAGCATCTATATATATTCCTACAATATTTCCATAAGCATCAGCACCGCCATTATAATCAAGAATAACTTTCTTCAGATATTCAATTTGGTCAGGTGTTTGCATAGGAGACTTTATTTTCTTTCCTACATCAATAAGATTTATACAATTTACCAATCGTAGACGTATATCTTTACTTCCATCTACTTGTTCAAATTCATATAATTCTCCAACAAGAATAACTGAATTGTCGCGACTTCGTGCGGGATCATACGTGATGATGAATTTTTTATCACCAGTATCATTATAAAGAAGTGGCTTTCTTACTTCTTCATTTCTAGTAATAACACCACGCCTAATAATAGCATCGCTACCGGCATCAGTTGTGAACTCACAATAATATTCTCGTCTAGCCTTTTCTGGATTTGTTTTCATATCAGAATCAATAGTAGATTTTTCAAAAAGAGGAGCCATAACTTGCCCATGGATTGTAGGGTGAAGAGGAATTTCACAAGTAATATTAGCAACAAAATAATCTTTATCGCCCATTAGCATTCTTTTAGAGAATTCTCTATATAGAGAATAATATTTCGTAGAAGTATCAGAAGCAGAAGATATGTAGAATTTTTGGTTTGGTATTTCCTTAGGGATAGCTCTTAATCTTATTTCATCAATACGATTCCCATCTCTATCTTTTCCGGATTTGAAACTTTTATTTACAATTGCAAATGCAGAATAAACAGACATCATTTCGTCTGATAGAAAACCGCACTCATCAAAAATTACGTTTCCCCTCATGCCTCTTTTTTTGTCCACATTTGAATTCAATGTTTGAGTGAAACTGCCATTATAAGTTGAATATGAGAATCCATTACTACCATGAGAAAATCCATCGCCAGCGGCATTTTTAATTTCAATTTCAGCTTTAAATATATATCCAGTAGAACCCATCATTGTGTCGATATTATCATTTGCAAGTCGTTCCAAAGTTGTAAAAGTTTGTTCAGCCTGGCTACCTGAACCAGAAGCTATATATGTCCAGTAGTTATTAAATAACATATCTTTCGCCATGATAATAATATCAATTAACGTAGATTTACCAAATCCTCGACTACATACAAGTAATACATTAGGACATGTCCAACTTTGTTGAACAATCCATGCCTGTGCATCTAATAATTCTATATTAAAAAAATCATTAATAAATCGTACTGGATTACACTGATAATATTTCTGTAAATATGCAATCTTAATCAATGAATCTATTTTTCTTGATGACATCGCATAGATTCCAGGTTTTACATAGATTACATCTTCTTGAATACACAAATCGTCATATTTTATTAAATCTAGCGAATTATCAATATCCTTAAACCGCATCAGAAGACACCTCCTCGGTATCATTCTTTCCCTCAGATTGTTCGTCATCCGGTTCGGAGAAGCAAGAATATAAATCATTAAGGTTCGCTAAATCCATATTTAGAGATACATTGTTATCTTTTAAATAATCTTTTATATCAAGATTTTCTCTTAATAAAATACGAGAAATCTCTATATACTTATCTAACTTGTACTGTAAGTCAGTAATCATTTTTCTCTGTTCGGCAACCATATCAGACCATTCTGATTCATCTAAATTAAGAGTTTTCATAATGGAAGCATTACTTAGATCCATGACTTGTCTCATGGCTTTACAGGTTTCCATATCGAAGCCATTAACTTCTCCTTCTCGAAGATTGAGTTCTTTTATTTTTTTGATTTTACCAGTCCAAGTATTTTCACCTTTTTTTGCGTTTTTATTATGTTTTAATGAGATGCAACTGTCTTGAGCTAGACTTGTGATAACAGAAGTAATTTTGCCTTTACTTTCTTGTAAAGATTTTATTGTCGCTGAATTTTTTTCAATATTATAAATATCACACATTAATTTGGCAACAGTATCATCTATTTTGGATTGTTGTAGAAATCCACGAACTATAGAAATGGCAGAAGATGTCCTCATCATGTCTTCATTTGCATCTTCACTCGAATCAAGGATGCCAAGTAGTTGTGAATATAAAAATGGCTGATCTGCTAGATCTTCTTTTTCAAAAGGATCATAGTTTAATAATCTAATAACATCATTTTTATTTTTAAGGAAACTATCATATGTATCAATCCCAGAATGAGTTTCAATAAGTTTTTCTTCTGTTATGGATTCTTTTATAGATTTATTTTCATTTTTTTCTTTAACAAAATGATCCGAGTCAAAGTATGTAAGACCAATGTAATTTGGCATTGAAATCTGCCTAATATAAGCTGCCCATACATTAGACTTAACTTTACCAGATGCAAGATTTTCAACTTCTTGAATGCTTGAGTCCCACACTTTCTCAAGAAAAGGTTTATTTAAATATCTAAGAGCGAGCTGTATAGATTCCTTTGTAGGATCTTGATCAACGCCATTCGTTGTTCTTAAAGCTATTTTTTTCGCACATTCTTTGCAAATAGGAGTAATACCACTTTTGCTCATAGGGTCAGTACTAACATAAAAATTATCCTTGGCTTTATGTGTATCACACAAATAACACCAAGCTCCTTCTTTTAGAAATCTTATTTTTTCTTCTTGTGTTTCTACTTTTTTCTTTAATTGAGCAGCCGTTAATTTAGGTTGCATTCCTTTTGTTGTAGTCAATTAACGACCACCTCCTTTTGATCCAACATAAAAAGAAGTTACTAAGCAACCTTAGCAACTTCTCCAAATTCTTTTATATAATTTCTATAATACATCCACTTACATGGTTCACCATTGACTGTGCCAGCGTGGTTTATCCTACCTTTACAACAATCTGTGATACTGCTTACACTTTTCAATCCACAATGCGCCAATGCAGAGGAAGCAGATTCAAATATCTCTAAATCATTCAAACATATGATGGAAGAGTATTGCAAAGGTGTTGAATTTATTTTTCTTTTAATATCCTCTTTTGAAGCTGATATAAATTCATTATAATACATCCAATGTAATGGCATTTTAGTTATTTTATCTCTACCAGCAAACGAACTTCTACCAGTTAAATTAGAGCTAATACAAGAATCACTAACCCCATAAGATTTACAAGCGTCAGCTATTTTATCAAATGTTTCATTAGTCTCCAAACATACAATTTTCTTTATAATTGCATTGGTGTATTTGTAATCGTTATTTTCATCATAATCTTCAAGATATCTCCATATCATAGGGTTTCCATCTGGCATTTTACCTGCTGAAATTATTTCTCCACGACAACAACCTGAAATATTTAATTTTCCATATTTCTTTATAGCATCTTCCATAAAATCAAATACTTCACCAGTATTTGTTAATATAATTGGATGAGCACTAGCTTTATTCCTTTCTGCTTGCCCATTATATTTACAAACGCCTAATTCTGCACCCATTCGAAGATAATGACTCGTTGTGGTTGTTGCAAGATTTAATTTTTCTGCAATTTCAGTATTTGTATATTTTCCAGTATTCCATAATTCCCACGTCTGCTTTACATAAGAATTATTTGCATCAATAGCACACTTATCAAAATCAATATTATTTACATTTATTTCTAACAAATCAAGAACACCTGAATTAATAATAGAATTTTTTATATAATCTACAGTTGAATAACTACAATCAATTTCATAATAATTTTCTATACCATTTTCAATAGCAGCCTGACGCTTTAGTAAATCATTTTTCTTTTCATTCCTTATTTTCGATTTGAATCTGAATGTATCAGAATAATGCTGTCCTCCATGAGTTTCTATAATACAATTTTTGCTTAAAATGTAAAAATCATATTTCTTTTTCTTTATAAAATCAAATTGTTTCTGATTTTCAAATTCAATATTCCCTTGTTTTAATACAGACATAAAGAATTTTTCAGGAAATGAAAAACCATCATCACACTTAGGACAATTTAATCCATATCTAGCAACAGAATTAATCTTTTTGAAATATTTTTCACCACAAGTAGGACATGTAAACGATGTTTCTTTACTTGAATATGGAAAATATATACAATCATTTTTGTCTGTTAATAGCTTGTAAACCTCTGGATTTGTAATAGATAAATCATTAAATCCTCGCAACAACATACTACCATTACAATAAGGGCATCCATTTTTCTTCGCTTGATCAGTTGTCCTATTTGAAATGCCACCGCATATTACATGCTTCATTTTTACAGGATACATACTTCCTTTATATTCTGACATCACTTCAAAATTAAAATTATTTAATATGTAATCTTCATACTCTGATTGAGTATATTTTAATTTCTTTTCTTTCATAATTCATTTCTCGCTTTCCACTCGCAAAACCAATTAGAAATAGAGTGAGAGAGTAGTGCGAGTATCTACTATGCCTAAGATGATCAGTCAAAGGCTTCTCACTCTATAAATCCAACTACCTGCAATCGAAACAGTTACAATCCACTCATAGTCAGCTAATAACTTATTCTCTTTTTACGAACTAAATTTTCATATAAAATAAAAAGAGCTATTCCAAACGAAATAACTCTTTCTTCAGCTGTCAGAGTAGGATTTAAACCCATGTTATCCGATAGAAAGTCGGAGGTCTTTGACCACTTGACTAACCGAGCATATTTAGGGTGGAAGAGTACACCCATTATTTTTACAGAATAACTTCTGTTTTACCTTCAAACTTAGTATTTAAAACACGAATCTCAGCAAGCTTCTTACCGATTTCTTCCTGAATCTTAGTAGCGAAAAGTTCAACTTTTGCCTTACCAAGTTTCTCAACACTATCAAAAGGTGCTTTGACTTCTGATTCTGGAATCTTTGTAACATCTACAGAGAATGTAATGTGAAGGTTTTCATCTACAACAAATGACTGGTTGATAATATCTTTTAATTCAACAGAGATAATAGTTGAATTATCAACTTCGCTATCAGTTATAACTGGATCTCCATTAGAGTCAGCTTTCATATTAGATTTAAAGGATATTTTAGAATATTCGATTGTTCTGACAAAATTATGTAACATATCTTTTTCAGTAGCAGCATCAGTATCAGATGTACCTAATTCTGCGACAGAAATATCTACACCAATAATATTTTCATCAATAGTTTTGCTAATATTTAATTTCATGAATTTATGCCCTCTCTTTCGTTTACAATTATTTGGTTGTATGCATCTTTGAAACTGATTACTAAGTCCCTTAAAGTTTCTTTATCAATAGTACAGTCCAAATTACTCATATCAATATTCGGATTTGATACCGTAAACTCCAATGTATTTCCATTTGGTGCAAATAAAACTTCCACAGATTCATTGAGTAGAAGAGTAATAGAATCAATTTTATTTCCATTATTCGATGTTATTCGTTTTACTTGACCGACTTTTAATCTATCATTTTCAATAGATAATCTACTTGCCATTATATGTACTCCTTTCTTTTATTTTTTCGTTTCCTTTTAATCGTTGAGTTGCGAAAATAGGACTCGAACCTACATACTCTTGATTATAAACTTATAAACCAAGTGAGCTCCCATTGCTCGTCATTCCGCTATGATAATAGGAGAGGAGCGTCCTCCACATATTATATAGATTGGTAAGATCTACTGCCAATTGATTACCAGTCAACCAACAAAGAGAATGTTGAAAATTCTCTGAAATAGATGGCAAACATGGTTCAAAAACCATCACAAACCCAGATTTGCAACTCTGGTAAAGTCATTATCGCCTGTTTATTCTTTGGAATATCAGCTTGAAGCACTAACTAACTGATATTGAGTCAATGGAACTCAGTTTATTAGGATAGAAGAGTGCGCACAATCCCATCCATGCTATTGTTATCCAGTTGCAATGCCATCATTGGATTCGAACCAATACTTCTGCTTATGGCAGCGTACTATCCGTTATACTAATGACCTGGATAATTAGTATTTTTCCCGTCTTTCCAGAATGCCAGACCGCACAGCAGTCATTCACTAATTAATGTCCTATAGACGCAGTTTTGCAAGTGCTTTTCTTTCAGATATACAATCCTACACTGTCTTGGGGGTATAGCAGTAACCATATAAATACTCCAATAAACACTGATAACAGTCCAACATTTATCTTCGACGTATACTTACAACTCAAGGAAGTAAGGGCGTATCACGTATCTTGCCTTAGTGATACTATTTTGTTATTCTCTCTTTAACGCAGAGAATACGAACATCATCTCACTTATGGTTGAGAGACACCTATTATCCGTGATGTTTATAGAATCAAGCCGCTAGAGTAGTTGCGACAGTGTTATTATTTGTCTTGTGCCCACACTAGGCAACACCTCATCGTTCGGCAATTTATTAATCGGATAGCCATATAACCGATACTCTCTGTTGATTTAGCTATTCCAGTCGCAAGGATGTTACGGTATCCAACCGTTAGAATCTTACACCGTTCAAGACAGAAGCCTTTATTCAAGGATTTTTAGCATTGACTCTCGCCAATATCCTGGAATGTATTTGAAGTCCAACATTTTACTGTCTGTTATCTTACACACTGGCCAACAGTATGGCGTTGGACAGATCCTCCTATGATGTTATTATCTGAAATTCCGCAAATATACGGCACTTTATGGAAATGTTTTGACAGAATATGTCGTGAATAATATAATAGAGTAGACAAGCAGATTTCCATCATTTTGATTTAGGCTAGATCGAGATGGTCAATAGGCGGTTCTGAGTCACGTCTGAATGGTGACATTCAGTTTAACATAGATATCCTCGTGACATCATGTAGGAAATACTTACAAAGGAGGATACGAAGTAGTGACTTTAAGTGTTTTTATTATTACTATTGTTTACGGAACAGTTAGTAGTGTATTGGCTACTTACATAGTACGTTACATTGATAAGAAGACACAAAAATGACCGCCCTCGCTAAAGTCCGGTCATTAATGTGTTAAGTATTTAATTTATTTAGCCGTTTCTGATTGTATTTGGCTCAAACCGTCTAACGGAAATTTGCTTGTTTCTTTTTTACATGTAATATATTAACACAGATATGTGAAAATATCAAGACAGAAAAGTTAGAAGAGTTAAATCTTGCCTTCCTCTTTAGCCTCTTTAACAAGTTCCTGTTGTTTTACCTTTAAAAGTTTTAATTTATCTCTTAATTCTGATTTTGAAACAGGCTTAATATACGAGGCCTGTGTTACCGCACTTGATTTGTGATTTGCCCACTGCGCAGCAAGATTTAGATCACCTGTATCTTCATAAATTTTATTTATAGCCGTTTTTCTCATACAATGAGTATGAAAGTCTTCTAGTCCAATAATTTCACCAAATTTTTTCATTCGCTCATAAATCATATTTTTTGTCCATGGTTTCCATTCATCATTATATTTATGAATAAACAGAGCATCGCATTCAAGGTGATCATAATCATCTTTCCGCATGGATAACCATGTTTCAATCATATCTTTACATGTATCGTCGAATGACACTTCCACTCGATAACCCTCTTTTTCACGAATACCTTCAAATACCATATTATCCAAATCAAGAGACGAAATTGTAAGTCTTTCTAATGCACCTAATCTATTAGCAGAAAAGAGAGATACTTCAAACAATAATTGATCTTGGATAGTCCATTTATTATTTTCTGTTTTGTATAAATCTGCTCGAATATTGGTAATCTGTTCATTAGTTAAAAAATAATGATTTAGAATTTGTTCCTCACTTGCCTTCTTCATTCTATCTAATTTTCCATCAAATGGATGATATTTAATAAAACCACGTTTCATAGACCAGATAAAAAATGAACTCACGGCAGATATTTTCATATTAATTATTTTTTTATGATTTTGAAGAGTTTCCTGACAAAATGCCATATATGCTTCCATGATATCAACAGCATTTTCCATGAAGTCATCAGAATACAAATCTATTTCGCCATAATTTTCACCTAGCCACATAAGAAAGTGACGGAATAATCCTTCATATCTTTTATAAGTAGTATCTTTAACATCTCTGTTTTTTATGATGTTAGATTGTAAATATTTTTGATACTTCTTCCAGTTCTCTTCATAGATATATTTTTCTTTATCAGGAGTAAAATATTTCACTCTCGTAATTTTTTCTCTTGACAATATTTTGTCCTCCTTTCATTCAAAAATAAAAAAGAGCAGTAGTAAAACTAAACTACTTCTCCATAATCAATAACATTTCTTCCCCATTTAATTTCACTAGAATATTTTAATTCGCCTAATTTAGAAACTGAATTCCAATCAATATTATTTTTAATAAATGACTCAATATTTTTGCGAAGATCAATTGAATCATTGTTCAAAATATTATAAGTATTTTCTTTTGTTAAATCACATGGGAATAATATGTAATAATTTAAATTATTATTTTTAAGCATAGACTGTTTTTGGGATAATTTTATGCGATAATTTTCTTTTGATTTGCTATTCAATATAGATTTATTAGAAAAGAAATATGTTTTATATGCTTCTATAACTCCAGCTATTTCTATGTAGATATCATGATTTTTTACATGTATTAAATAATCACAATTCATATTTTGTGTATAGCCAGGAATGAATTCGGAATATTTTACATCTCTTATATAATCAGTTCCATATCTTAGTCCATAATCTCGTAAATATTTTGAAAATATATATTCAAATTGACTTGTGACACGTTCACCATCATCAAAATCAAATATAATACCTCTACCACATTTACCAAGAGATATATTTTTCTTAGACAGTAAATCTTGTAGAGAACTGTTATAATACTTTCTGGCTGTTCTTTGTAACGAAACTGTATTCAACCATGCATGATTATTATCTATTTCTGATGTTGTTATAAAATTTCTACCATCTTTTATTACATGATCAATAATTTCAGTTAACATAGTATCAAATTGAATTTTTGATAACGATCTATCCAGCATAGATTCTTGAATTATTTCTAATCCCAATTCACGTTTCATGTTATTAATTGTGCCCCAATAATATTTAATTGCTTTTATTGGAGGATGGTAACAACCTACGCCTCTAAAATCATCATACATTAAAGGTCTTCCTAATTTTGATTGCATTTTGTAAATTAGATTTATCATTTTCCCTTTTGACGGTAATTTACCTTTTGCAACAAAACCACACCAATCAATAAATTCCGCCCAAGATGTAACATTTTTGTCAGGACAATTTACAACAAACCATCTAGCGTCTGGTAGGTTATATGGTTGCTTTCTTAACATAGGATGCGAAATGGGTTTTCCTAATTTTTCACTTTTCTCAATATAATCCTTTACATATAAATCATATTTCTCTATATCGAATTTTCTAGGTTTTGATTTTTCAATAGCCATAATATAAACTTCTCCTTTCCATTTTTATTAAAAGAAAAGGAGAGTGGTTGGTAATTATCCAACAAACTCTCCATTAATTAGTGCGATAGGAACATGCCCTATACATGCGTTTCACTAACAGAGGTAGAGATAAGCAACCGCTTGTAATTCTCTTTATCAATCTAACTGATTGACCTATATATTTATTCTCCGCTTCATATAAAGTTCGTTGCCAACTGTATTTTTCTCCATACTTGGCTTTTAGCCATTCCAGTGATTGTCTCTTACATTTCTGCAAATCGTAACTGGCATCTCCCAATCAATATATAAAACTTCAAATAAGTGGACAGGGTTGGACTCGAACCAACGTAGACCCAAAAAGTCGGCGGATTTACAGTCCGCTGCAATTGCCACTATGCGACTTGTCCATAAAAGTGCATATGCTGTGACACATATACACCATAGAAGAAAGGCTTGGTGATGGGTGTAGGTGGATTTGAACCACCGACTCTTGATTTAAAAGACCAATACTCTATCCAACTGAGTTATACACCCAAAGTGTGTAGTCTAAACCACACACTCATATTTATTACCAGTCAAATAAATGACGGTATTCGTTCATAATATCCGCAAATTCATTATATTTCTGTCTTGCTTCATCAAACGCATCACACACTCTGTCAATAGCTTTATCATATTCTTCTTTGGAAACTTCATTTCCATTAACATGATATGAAACACTGGTTTCAGGACGGTTTACACAGTGATCACATTCACACATACACTCATAATCATCTTCATCCTCTTCACCAACAGATACTTCGAAAATAGCTCCACTATCCAGATGTTTCAAAGCAGTAGAAGAACAGTTGTCCATTACATAAATAATAGCTGAATCATCATCAAGATATCCATTTTCTCTCTTCATTGGCTCACACCAGATATCAGATCCATTTACATTACATAGAGAAATAACATACTCATCTTCGTATTCACCGTATTCAGGGATCTTAATCTGAATTTCCTCGATTTTATAACCGCACTGAATCAGATTCTCAATAATTTCTGTCGCTTCTGCATACTTAGCAATAATAGCAACGTCATTTCCTTCATCATTATCCTTGATGGCATCGTAATTTTCAGTGACTTCAATGACAAAATCTTCAAAGTCATCAAAATGTAACTTTTCCAATATAATCACCACCAGTCAAATTAAGCGTTCTTAACAGCATCCTTAAATGCTTTACCAGCCTTGAACTTAGGAGCCTTGGAAGCAGGTAACTTCATGGGCTTGCCAGTCAGAGGATTTCTTCCATCTCTAGCAGCTCTCTCAACAGCCTCAAAAGTACCAAAACCAACCAGCTGTACCTTACCACCGGCTACAACTTCATCCTGAATAGCCTTAAGTACACCTTCTACAATAATACCAAGATCCTTCTTGGTTACTTCGATTTCAATATTCTCCTGAGTCTTTGCGATTAATTCTGTCTTGTTCATTTAATTATTCTCCTTTTTTCCTAAAATTTATTTTATATTTTTCGGCAGTTTTGTTTTGCCTTTTTCGAGTATTTTGTTTTATGTTTTTCGGCAAAATTTTATAATATTGCCGAAATAATAAAGAGAGCAGTAGCGAACTGCTCCCAATATGGCTTCGTCAGCCAAAATTAACCATAGGTTATTTCCATTTATTAATTGCCAGTTGGAGTCTGGACTGTTTTATATTATACTAATTCTCGATGACTGATGACCTTTTATGATATGTTTCACTGGAATACATAGTTTCACCGATGTGGTGAAAGTCTCACTATGAATGAAATTAGTATTTAGTCTAATTCAATAGGATAGCAACATTTAATACCTCTATTGTTCACAACTAATACGGTCTGCGATGGCTTCCCAGTTAATCTCTTTTGGCGTGTATACTCATCACCACTACCTCCAAGACTGCCGGATTGCACTACCTTAATTCCAGATACATCTGTCATTGCAGGAAAGTGTTTATGTCCACATAATACACAATATGGAGTAAATTTCGCCCATAATGCAAGCTTTGCAATAGACGCATCACTCATAGTGTCGAAATCACCGTGGACACCGAAATATGATTTATCCCTAATAAAGAAAATAGACATAGTATCATCTATGTCTTCATCATACACAGTAACGTTGTCTGCATTTTTCAACATAGATTTAATGAACCATATAATAAGAGAGTCTAAACGTTCTCCTAAAAGAGCATCTTCCTTTTTCTCTTTGATTCTGCTATGATTACCTGAAACTCCTCGTACTTCAACATTATTAAAATGTTTACCAAGCTCATATACAAAATCTGAGATATATTCGCAAGCAAGTTTTACCTGTTCAATTACATTCTCTTTATTTGTGACAGAAATCGTAGAATGAATGTTTCCACTGATAAGATCCCCTAACAATAACACAACACAATTTTCGGCAGAATGTGTTTTCTGAATATCAACAATTTCAGATAAATACTGATTCAATCTATCTCTTGCAATTTTAGAATCATAACAACCATCATAACTGTAATATGAAGCTCCTAAATGCAAATCAGATAAACATACGATCATATCATTGTCACTATATTTAATAAAAGGACTCTTATCATATGTAATGTATCTAGTATCGGCAATGCTATTAAGCATATTGTCAATCTTTTCGATTGTTGTCTCTAGCCTAGATTCTTCTCGAAGTCTACGATTAATATCAAGACGTTCATCATATAACTTGCGTTTTTCTTTCTGAATTTCTTGCTTTTCTAAACGTAACTTTTTGAAGTACTCATCGTCATTTTCATTTAAGTTCTTACTCTGAGTATTTTTCCATTTATAATAATCAGATACGAAAGCTGATCCAATGAGAGGTGGCTGTGAACCTTTCCTGATTGTGTCAGGGTTAAAGTCTAAATTATACCTCTGACAAATTTCAGACCAATCATCATCACTGATTTTGTTTACTTTATTAGAACAGTCTTGAAGCAACTGTTCATACTTTTCAGGTGTCAAATTGTATTTACTTAATGTTTCTTCAATATTAAACAATTATTCACCAACTCTCTATTCTTCGTCAGAAGATTCAGTAGGCTCATCGAGTTCATTTTCTTCTTTTACCTTTACATTAATCTCAACGCCACCACCATTAAACACAGATAATAGGGTAGATAACTTCTTTGTTTCGCCATCTACGTCAATCGTCATATTATCAGTATCAATGATTCCTGCCATCTTCATAGAAGTCTGCTTGGTTTCCTTAAAAACAAAATTTGCCATTTCTTTTTCTCCTTTTTATCCAATAAAATAGGAGAGTAGTTTAACTCTCCTTAAATAATTAAAGTTAGATCAGTGATAACCTCGTCGATGACACCATACTTTAACAGTTCATCACTAGATAAATACCAATCTTTATTCCTATTTTTATTAAAAGTCTTTTCGTCGATAGTAGTATTATCAAGGATATAAGACTTCATTTGTTCAATTTGTTTCTTATAATTTTTCTGTGCTTCCTCGATCTGTTCTGCCGTACCTTGGAATGCAGCGGATCCACTATGTACAAGCATAGAAGTATGAGAAAATGCATAACGTTTCTTCCCTGATAGGAAGATTAAAAAACCTGCCGACATTGCAACGCCCATTCCAATTGTGATAATCGGAATTCTGCTTGATTTAACCAAATCACAGAAAAAGAGAGCCTGTTCTATATCTCCCCCATAACTATGAATAAATAGACGAATCGGATCAGGACTTTCGACATCCTTTTCCTCGATATTCATTTGGATAATTATCTTTGCAAGCTCGACAAGAGAATAATCTTCATCGATTTCATAATCAATGTAGAATGTTCTATCCTTTCTACTTTTCCAGTAGGTATATTCTTCAGGAGACGGTAATTGATCTTCTTTTATACCGCCAACTAAAGGTATTTCCAATAATTCCATAGGCATTTTGCCTCGTTCTTTCTATAGATTTCTCATAATGAGATTTTTGTGCCATTATTAACGGCAACAACTTTTGTAGATTTTAAACAATCGAAAATTGCCTCTTCAAGATCATGTTTGAATTCAATTTTATTTGAATCTCCATGTACAAGATATATTTTTTCACAGTTAATAGACTTATAATAATTAATCATATCAATTCTCTGCATATGGCTTGAAAAAGATTTGAGATCATATATCTGTGCATTATTTTTATATGGCTTCCCATTAATATTGATAGTTTTATTGTCTTTATTGTGCTTGATCTTCCAGGCTAAAGTATCTTCGCCTGAGTAGCCCATAAATAAAATACAATCGTTCTCATGTGGCAAAATACTTTGAGTCCACTTCACACTACGCCCAGCTGTTAACATTCCAGAGCTACTCAATATGACTTTTGCTTCTTTGTCAGAAATAGCTGCTTTGCTGTCTTCTGGCGTAATAACTCTTCTTATATTTTTCCATGACATCATCTCATCAAATAATTCTTTTCTATCATCTTCGAGAATAGAAGAGTAGCAATCTAATAATCTGTTTGCTAATGGACTGTCTACCAGAATAGGTACTTTAAAATTTTCATCTTTTCCAAATAGTGAATATAAAATCCATAAAATATATGGAGTTCTATCAAGAGAGAATGACGGAATTAAAACACGATTGTTATTATCTACGCAATACTGTTCTACAACAGATTTGATCTTTTCAATGTCTTTTTTATAAGTCTCTTTGGTACACTGTCGATCTTTACTTGAATACGTACATTCCATTATTGCTATATTACAAGAAGAAATAGGCTTAAAATTTTCTACAAAAACCCTGGTATCCTGCGTTGCTATATTTCCTAAATCGCTAGAAAATAATATTTTTCTAGTATGAGAACCACCATTTATATATACTTCACATTGCTTAGAAAGAAGAATATGTCCTGCATCCGTATATCTAATTGCTAACTCATCTGATAGTTTTACAATATTGTCAGATTCTATTTCTTGTACATAATCTAGTGTTTTATATACAATGTCTTCAGTATAAAATGGTTCATAGTTTCTATCATCTTTAATATTTAAGACTTCTACATCTCTACAATTAATAAAACTACTATCTAACCACATTTCTTTTAATATTGCAGTAGATCCTTTTGGAACAATGATTTTTGCATTACATTTTCCTCTTGCATATAATGTTGGAATCATGCCAATATGGTCTTGGTGGCAATGTCCAATTATTATGTATTCAATTTCTTGCGGTTTGATTTTCTGTACAAATTTCATATTAGCTCTATAATTTTCAAGAACTGTATGCTCTCCTTGAATCATTCCACATTCAAAAAGGTAGCAATGTTCAGAAGTTTTAATCCGTGTACAGGATCCTGTCACTCCTTCTGCATTACCACCAATAATCTCAATATTTACTTCATGCTTTTTCTTTGCGATGATCAGACACCGCCTTTCATATAGATTTCGTTACTTAACGATAGTAGAAGAGCGCATTTCCCTTAAATTTCTCATATTATTCTTAGTCTCTGCTAGATAATATGTATGAGAATTACTGTATGTATGGCTAATACCTTTGTATCCCCAACATACGCCCATTTTATTCAATTTTAATGCTTCACTTTTAGTAATTAATACTATTTTAAACACATCCTTTTATTCAAATTTCCTACGTAAGTAGGATAGTAGCTGATCCAGTAGGGCTCGAACCTACAACAACTCGGTTAACAGCCGAGTGCTCTACCATTGAGCTATGAACCAAAATAAAAAGAACTCCGTGAAACACGAAATCCTTTTGCTATAAGCTGAGATATTTGACTTATTACGCTAACATCTATTGTGGTTGGACACAATTTATCACACGGTCGATTAGACTGTAGTTAGCAACAACACAGATTTTGACATAATCTGCAAACTCTTACCATGAAGCGTTATAGATTTTCTTTCTGCACATTCTTCCTTGCGAGATTCATAGGTTGCAGCCTATTAGAGTTGCACGTACTTGTAATTTCTCATATAATGCCTTGCGAGCCTTATATGCCACCATATTACAGATGGATAAGTTGTTTTTCTCTTCATAGTCATACACACTTTTGCTTCAGTATTTTGATATTTTCAAAATTAATATAATTTGTAATATTTTTTATTATCATCAAAAGTATGTATTTTATTATGGACGATGAGGTGTATATTTGACCATTAGTACCTTTTGAGTACCACCCAATCATCACCATCCTGCTCGACTTGCAATCGTCTTACTTTGTATTAAATCCCCTCTTTTTCAAGTTGTGAGAATTACCTACAATCCAATCAGCACTTATTCTTGCGGAATTCGCACCAGTTGTACATAAATCATCCCCAGATTTCTCTGTTAATACAGCGCATTGCTATTACGCCTACTTAACCGTATCATTAGCAGTAGCCCTCTGATTTTAGGTCAAGTATAGATTTATGTGTTTTCCGTCAAACTATATTTCTACAGTCGCAGTACTACAATACGTCTATACTGCTTTATACATGTTGCCATGCTTATTTGACGATCCGAAACCGACCGCCTACCGAAGTAGGAGATTACGGGAGTAGGGCATGATCCTACATACTCCTGGATATGAGCCATGTGAGCTTCCAATTGCTCGTCATCCCGTGATATATTTTTTAGAACACCGGCAGTCATACAATCAGAATGACAATACAACCACCGGCAAAGAAATGGAGGTAACACAAAATGAAACCTAAATATCAGATACTTATAAGAAAACTGAAACTTCAATCATAATTTCAACCAATTATTTGAAACGTTACTGGGTAACGAAATTAATCCAATATCTTTAAATAGAATTTATATATTATTTTCAAATAATAATATGTTTTATCAACTGTAAATTAGCGAAACGATTATTGAAATTTCATATTGTTGAATTAACAAGAGTTTGAAATAACAAAAGAATGAGTTAGCACTTTATGAAACATATAGCGGCTTTTATTTGCATTAACATGTAGTTAAACCATCCAATTATATGTATAAAGTAAATTAAACTTCATTAGTTTATTAAACTTTCCATTTGTTTTTATCATATGTGATCTATGGCATATCACACAAAACTTGCAGCATCATAGTTCATCTGCATCTGAACCGATTGACAATTATTCAATCCGTTTCAGCTCTCTCGTAAGTACCTGATATTTTTAACAGGAGAGAAGAGTACTACTTTTTACAAGCAGCAACTACTTCCTCAAATGTATCAGTTACATCCCATGTAGGAACAAAATCTACAACAGTAGTGAGTTCGATTGCATCCAGTTTTGTAGAAATCTCATCGGTTTCCTTCTGATATTTCTTTGCCAGATTACGAACATCATCACGTTTAAAGTTAATAGTAGTCACACTATCAACATCATAATAATAAGACACCTGATCTCCAGCCTCATTGAACTTATAGCCAGTTCCACGAGAAGTTGTCTCACTATTCTTAATACTTGCCATATTATTAAACACAGAAGAAATTCTCTGCTTTAATTTATTCATAGAAACCGAAGAGTCAATATCAATTTCAGTAGATCTCTTGGCAAGAGTAATAGCCTTTGTGAGCTTTTCTTTCTCTGCGATAACTGCGCATACCACATCGATAAGATCATTTGCTGTGAAATCTACATTATGAACATTCTTCACCTCAATAATTTCATCATCTGCAAGAGGGTTTACCTTCTTTCGATTATGTGTCTCTTTTGTCTCAGTGACAAAATCAGTTCTACAAAGATAATTAGTAGCATTGCTTAAGATAAGATCCAAAAAATTCTGATAACGAAATGCTTCTTTTAATACCATTCCTTTTTCTCCTTTTAATTCCATATATGATAATTGTTATCTGTTACAATTATTTATTCTCTCTTTTATGTAAAAGAAAGACTGATTTCATAAGCTTGTGAAATATACACATCAGCTAAAGCTAATGTAATTTTTGACCACAACTTTTTAAAAATTGTTTTGTATTCAGGGCAGATAATGATACGTCTGCCCCTAGTATACTTTTTAAACTTGCAAGTCCTTATTTATTACACGCATTGGCAATGGCGTGGGAATTTACTAACGCAACTCTGCGATTTCTTCCTTCCATATAACGGACGTTAAGTATTTCTTAAAACAATTGAAAATAAAGGCTTTCAGAAGACAATTACAAAATAATCGTGCAGTTTTTGTGCATTATTCACAACAAAAATTCATTAAAAACTTATTTTTATCCATTTTGTATAATAGATTTAATATTTTTCGAGTATGTTTTTCTGGATTGTATGTACGATTTTTTGAAGCACCAGTCTCACTACTTAATCCAAGAGCTATTTCTATTAGGCGATTAATAGTAATAACATTTTTGATTTTCATTTTAGAAAGTTCAGATATGATTTCGATATTTTTTTCGGAAAGAAATGAAATATATTCATCACTATCTAAAATATTAATCTTCGCAGATTTTATGCTTAAATCATAATTTTCAATAAGTTTCATCATTTTTGTCATTTGTCTTCGATTAGCCTCACCATTCATCTTTATAAAGAAAGAAGAAGTTGGAATTGTTTCGGTTGTAGAAGCATTCTGAATTTTATTAATCCAATCTTCGAGCCAATTCATAGGACATAACAAATTTCGATTGATACGACTTTTAAGTTTATTTTTTGATTCATCTATTTCATCTTGCGGAAGTTCCTTACCATCTTTTGTATATTTAATTTCTCTTGTGTATTTCATAAATTCAGGAAAATCATGTTTTTTATATTTAGGTTTATCTGAATCAGTATATCCAACAATTCTTTTTATACACATACAAGGAAGTTTACTGATTCTTTCAATTTCTTTATTGCCATCAATTTCATATTCTCTCTTACATCCATCTATAATAACTTGTGCAAGAACAGAAAGAATAATAAAATTGTCATAAAGTTCTTTAAGCTTCTTCCCATCTGGATTGTGTTTTTGTAATTCTGTCCAATAATAAGTCATTGCCAGCTGTGCAAGATTACTAGAATATCCAATTCCCATACGAGACTTTGAAAATTTATTGTCCATTGTAGCATAATCTTTTTTTGTGTTATTATAAGTGATACCAGATTCTTGCAACGCATTTACTACAGTATAAAATTCCTTATAACATTTTTTAGCACATTTAACCATCGTAGGTTGATTTGTAACAAGCATAAAATCTGAATCTTCATCCATTCCATTAGCTCTGTCTTGGATATCTGTATGAATACAATTAACCGCTATAATATTTTTACTAAATGCAAAATACTTATCCATCTCTTCTGTATGGATATTATGTAAATAACATACATTATTAGGGGAATTATGTGGATTTCTAAATGCCGCAAGATATTCTTGATTATCAAAACGTTTAGTATAGCATTGAATACAATTAGATTCTTGGGAGAGAGTTGAGTCTTTTTCAAAATCTTCACCAACAGAATATAGTAGAAGAGCGTAAGGATTACCACATACAGTCAAATTATCACCATTTACCATGATTTTTCCTTTTCGCATTCTATATACATAGTCAAATATAATTTTCTTCTTTTCTTCTCTAAAAAATGTACTATTTCCAAATTCATGATTCTGAGTATATAAATCAGCAAGCATTTCATAATGGTTTATTTCATTGGCATATTTTCTGAGAAATTTTTCAAACTCATCATTATCTTTTTTGAGCAATTCAACGTAATCAATACTAACTTGAGCAATATCTTTTACATCATCCTTTGTACATGGAAGAGTATTGATCATCTGATAACTTAGCTGTTGATATTGTCCTAATTTACTAGGATGATCAGTTTTTACAATACCCCATATGTCATCATCATTATGAATTCGATCACACCAATATTCATATGCTTCCGTAATATTATTACCCATTAAATCCTGGAATTTTTTCCATTTAATAGCATTGTCTGTTGTAATCATTTTTATATCTTTTAGATAATGCCATTTACCGAACATATCTTGTACTTGATAAGTATTGTAATCATATCCATTCTTTTCACACCAATCTATAAAAAATTTCTGAATATAGCTTTTAAATGCACAAGCTTTAAATAGATGATTTCTTAATAATGCCATACCATTTACATAGTCTGGTAATTTAAGATAATTATTATCCGCTTCAATTAATGCCATTCCATCCCAAATAGTATTTTTAACATTTCTTTTCTCATCTACGACAATACATTTTTTTCTATTTTCTATTATTTTTTCATATTTACCTGTTTCGCGATTCCTCTTTTTAACTTCTACTTCATAATTTTCTGCTTTAACTACTTTAGTCATTGTCTCAAAAAATGAATCTTGATCTCTAAGGATTAAAATATCTTCAACTGGTATATGAATTGTTCCAATAATAGTAGAAGTAGTGAGTGGTGCATAAGCTGACATTTCAACAATTTTAGCGTTATCATGAGACATTTTGTTTCCGAGGCCAATTGTTAACCAATCATACGCAATATTGTATAGTTTACTATTTATAAATATTACTTGTCCCAATTTTGCTTTTGCACTTGTTCGAAACAACATCTCATAATGTATTGTTTCTTCTTTTATACTTCCATCTCTACGTTTCTTTTTATAAGTTACATTGACACCATTCTCATAAAAATATTCACGAATTTGATCTCTTGATTTTTCGTTGTATAAATCTTTTCTTTCTTCAACCTTTTTAATAGCTTTTTTAATTCTCTCTTTCGAATCTCCGTCAGACTGTTTAAAAAGTTTTTCGAGGCGATCATGTTCATCGTTATATGATCTACTGCCAAATTCATAATCAAGACAGATAATATCTCGTGTACTTTCCTCTTTATATACATTTAAACCATTTTTTTGAAGGAAGTAACTAAATAAACTATTATTGAACATTGCATCCGTATACGTAAAATAATCTCGTGTACCAAGATTAACATCATATAACATACCAGCACTTATGTTTTTGATTTTAATACCATATTTACTCAAATTATTTCCTCACCTAACCTATTTCTCAATAATTTCCCATAGATTATCTTTCTTCCAATTCAATAATCCATAGCAATGTAATCCAAGCTATTCAGCCATAAAACAAATATCCTTTAAATCAAAAGTATTAGTAGTAGATTGAATTAACTGGATGTGATCTTCATCACATTTCACAGCTCCTAATAACTTGTTCTCTTTTGTGATTGCAAAAAACAGCACACTGGCAGCATTCATTATCTGCACACATACAACCGCAGAAATCTAATACATCATCATCCGTATTTAATACCAAATTAGCTTTTCCGCCACATCCGCATTCACAAGTAGGAGCTTGTAGAAAATTACGCTCTACATCTAATCCACGTTTTTCAAAAGTAATTCTAGGTCTATATTCATATCTAATTATTGCTGATTTCATTTTTACATCCATTCGGCAATATCTTCGCAACGACATTACCTTTTAATTCATCATTTTTATCTGCACAAACACAATATAATTTTCCGCAATCTACTTTGAGACAAAGTTTCTTTAACAGATGGTCTGTTACAAAGTCAGTATTATTCTGCAATATTACAATTCTTCCCATGTTAATCACTCCTCAAAATATACAGGCACTCGATCAATACCATAAGACTGACAGATCAGATAAGATATGTAACCATCGACCAGTGTAAAATCTCTCTTTAATACAATCGGAGCTGGCAGCTCACCCGTCTTAAGATAATAATTATATTTTGCTTCCTGTTTTGCAAAACTAGGCTTGCTTTCGCTAAACTGAGCCGTAATCTCAATATCATCAATATCTACATAGTACTCATTGCCGGTTTCATATACACCAAACAGTTCTTTAATCCATCTGATTAACTTCCCCATAAATTATCCTCCATTTCTTTTGACTCCATATCCAAGCCAGTCTAATAACCAACGTAAATTCTTTTCACATCCAAAATGAATACATTCTCCATGGTCATTTTCTATATACTCATCGCCTTCATATATTCCCTGACCACATACTCCGCATATAGCAACAAATTTTGGCGGTTCATATTTAGGACACCTTGGATTATGCATTCCTTCAGTTTCACCACATATTTCACATACCATTTATTAATTCTCCATTCATTTCTAAAATTATTTCAATCTTTCATAAGCAAAACCATCATCAGTAGAGTAGTAGATATCCTTTATTCCGATATCTCTTATGGCGGCCATACAACTAGGACACGGACGAGATATACCATAATCCTGATCATGTCGGATTCTGTAAATATACAATTTAACTTTTGAGAAATTTATATCCAGATTACGGATAGAGTTAATGCAGCTGATTTCTGCATGAAGCTTTGGAATAAAGTATGTATTATCTATTGTTCTGTAACGATTATAATAATTCTGTCGTGGATGAGTTTTATTACTATTACATCCAATTCCTATAACGGATCCTTGATATACCGCCACGCATCCCACATGTATTTTTGTGAAATCTGAGATAGTAGCGACTTGTTTTGCTTTCTGAAAATATTTATAGTCTATTCTTGCCAACATTTTACATCTGTGAAAATTATCCTTTCTGAGAGCAATAGAAAATTTACTCAATTTCACCGTTTTATATTTAGACGAACAACTTACCATCAAAGCACGTTTCGTTGAAATTTGATGTCTAAATCATTTTAAAACTCCAATAAACCGAACATAGTAGAAGTAGTATTACTTCTTTTTCTTTGCTCTATAATCAGCCAACGCCTGTCTCATCTTTTCTTTCTGTTCTTCAGATAGCTGCTTCTTGGGCTTATTAGGATCAGGCTTGGATCCTGGATTGATACGAAACCACTTCTTCGGAATTTTCGCACAGATACTTCCGTCTTTATTCTGAGTCAGGTATTTAAACTCTTCAGCACGTTCTTCATAAATTTTCTTTATACGATTAATCATCTTTCTATCTGTAAATGATACGCAAACATATCTTTCGCCAGTCAGATAACAAAGATCATTTTCATTGTTGTTTTCAAAATCCTTTTCAACTGCCATATTACTTATCAACCTCCGCCGTACGTTTTCTTGCTTTAATATTTTCTATGCATTTCTTATCAAATAGAAGATCGGCATAGATACGATCCGCCCATGATTGTGCTTTTTCGTGGCGTGGGAAGTCGGTGCAGTAATCTGTATAGTTAATAATTCCTCCAAAAGTGTTACGGTGTTCCTCTAGTGTAAAATTTCCTGTCATAAATTAATGTCTCCTTTTCGTTTATCATTCGCATACCTCCTTTAAATTTGGTGCTGCGTTTATTTGTTACAATTACTTATTCTCTGTTTGTTGTGGAATTGTTTCGAATCCATTGTTTTAATAAATTTCGCATTCTTATACTAGGGATATATACCCAAATATCTTTTCCCTCACGGATAGCAGATCTCCATATGAACTGAAGCATTTCAGATAAAGCAAAACCATCTTCATCAACCGAAATATTATTCATTGTAAAAAAGTTTTTAATAAATGGATTCAAATACCGATTAACAAGATATGCGACAGATGTTCTATTTATATAATCATTAGTGGCTCTACAATTACATGGAAGATATCCCTTTGTATACCCTTTACCTTTTAAAGCATTCTGATATTCTTTGAATGTTGTCCATATATTATCATTAGACTTATTCTCTCTTACATTATGAAAAAAATTATACAAATTATTTTTTAATACTTTCATAGAAGCGTTATTTTTATTTCTGTTATACCAGGAAAAAGACAAATCAGTATCTCTATCACCAATCATGTTCAATTTGTCTATTTCGCAAATATGAATCAACTTACTATAATCGTATGAAGTGTATTTTATTGTTTTGTCATAGGGTATAAGGTGATATGTTTTCATAGAATTTCCAGCAACAGACCAATAAGTATATTGTACTCCATAATAATCATAATAATATTTTTGCATTTGCATTTCAAAATAATATGTAAGAATATAAATATTTCTAAACGAATTAAATGTTTCTATTGGAAATAGCCATACCATTAAACTATCTCCATAACATACAAGACTTCCTAGTTCGCATAATCTTTTTTCATTTTCAAATTTTCCTTGATAGTCTTCATATTCCTTTTTCCATATAAGTTGTTTAGTATTTGGATTTATATCTACATATGTATTTTTCAGAACTATAAAATCCTGCTTTGTTAATGGATATTCTTCAATAACATTCGCAACCTCGTCCATTATAAGGGTATAATTTTTTGCCCTACATAAATCAATTAGCTCGTTGTCAAATTTTTGGAAGAGAGCATGAGTAGAAACAATATTTTCTCCTTTATCAATTAGTTTTTTTAAATCATTAAGTTTGCTGCCTTTATCATAGTCTTTTAGAAACGTAGGAGTTTTAAAATTTTTAGAATAACAATATGTTCTATATCTCTTTATTTCATCAAGAAATGGTGTAATAACTAAAAATTTTTCATCCTCATCCGATGCATTTATATAATTCATAATGGATTGTGTTTTACCAGCTCCCATAATTGCATCTACAATATTAACTTTACAATCAAACTGCATTTAAATCTCCTTTCAGTGTTAATGTACGCATCTTTTTATTTATGCTCCATAATGATAAAAATCCCTTCAACTGCCGTTTGGCTTTGTATGTGAAAAATTTTAACTCCATTTTTTAAAAAAAAGTGTTAAGATATTTTCCTTGTAAAATAAGAAAAAATGAATACAGAATCACATTTCGATGAAAAATTGATAAATATACAAAAGTGTTAAAATCAGAAAAAAATCCTTATTTTTTAAGGAATTTTGACATTCTGCCTTATAAGAATATATAAAAAAGAGTTAAGAATATACCTTTATAAATTTTCATATAATTGTGGACTGCGAAGCAGTACACAAGGGCATGAGCTGCTTTGCAGCGAAATGACCAATAATGCCATAGGCTATTATAGTATTTTATTCTCCATTCACATTATCATTTCCTCTAAATCAACATATCCTCTGATCATATCATCATCTATATGAAATACTGGTAATCTATCTTTATATTCCTCAAATAATTCATCACCTGAAATAATAAAATGATATTTTATTCCATTAGATAACATTCCTGTTCTGTCATAATCCTTTACGATAGAATTTTTTTAGTTTTTCACCGATCTTGCCACAGATAGAGCAGTAGCTGCTTAATCTAGTATGAATATTATGTTTGCCAAAATAATTACTTTCGTATCTTAATAGGCATTCCTCATAATTTATGTTTATGCTTTGATTTTTTTGGATATTTTAGAAATATCACTACCGGTATTCTTGTGATACTTTGGTATTTCCTGCTCAAATTCCATTCCTAATGCTTCACAGTCTTTGATGAGTTGTTCGTCAGGAATTGCATCTATTCTTTCCTTAAATTGTTCAAATCCATTTATAAATTTATTTTCCATTATATTTTCTCCTTTTATATTATTTGAAATGATTATAATTCTTATTAAGTTATTCTCTGTTTGAAGAATACATCTACCCAAAATTTTTTGCTTCGCAAAAACCGACCCTATCAAGGGTCTATTTTTTAATAACAAATAACTTATATAAATAAAACCTATATTTTTAATGGATAGGGTGAGTTATAGGAGTACTGATCTGTTCAGTTTAAATGTACCCCCTATGCCGATTATTTAGTGTGAAAATTTTTATAGATAATACATAAGAGATTTTTGATACGATTTGAGAAGCTTTATCATTTATGGTAGTTTATCATTGAAGTGGTTTTCGTTCGAATTTGGGTATAAGTTTATTATAAAATTCCAGTAAAAGTTGGGTATATAGCGTGAGAGTGGTATAGGAATATTTTTATGAAATGATAAAGACAGATATTTCTATCTGTCTTTAGAAAATTATTTTAATATATTTCTCATCATATCTACAAAATTAGATATATCTACGAAATAATTTGGATAAGCTGTTCTTAGTGCTTCAAAAGAACTTGCTGATACAAGTACTACATCTTTATTAGTTTTATTTTCTATATCAGAATATGCTTTTGTTGCAATTTCTAATTGCGCTGGTTGAAATGGTCTAAAATTAATATATAATATACATTTTTACCTAATTTCTTTTTAACACTATAATCTATAGAAACATTAAGTCCGCTAAGAATAGATATGATATTATATTTTTTATCAAGTTCTCTGATTTCATTTATTGTTTCTTTTACATCATATGGTGTATTCGGACATATATTAGTTTTTTCTATCATAGCAAAAATAGAAGATACTAATAAGAAAAATCGTAATATATCTTTATTCCCTTGACTTGATTTTAAATTACTTTTTGTATATATACCCATCATTTCTACGGCAGTTGCCCATGTATGCTGTAATTTTGTTCGAAATTGCACTTCTATTAACATATTTTTATTATATGTTTCTAATTTATCACTTTGAAATTGGTATACACAATGTAGACATCTATATCCTGAAGCTTTGGGTTGATCTATATAATCATAAGTTCTTTTAAGTATATGACGAATTCTGGAATTTTTATATTTATTGTATATGTCATATACTTGATCAAGAGAATCTACAATAACTCTACATCCACCAAGATCTTGCATCTTATACAATTCCATTTCAGGAAAACGTTCAATTTTACCAGTAATTGATTCCAAACGTTTTATTCGTTGTACTACCAAAGCGTTAGGGAATTTATTTCTTAAACCACATGTTATTACATGAAGTGGATAGGCATGTGATGCTCGCCAGTTATTAAGAATTTTAATGGCTTCTTCGTACTCATCAGGTGAATAAGATGATTTATTAGCTATGATCTTACCAGCCCTGTTTATTTGTTTACGAGTGTATTGTGGGGTTTCCCATATTTTATTGGATAATGTGTTTATGTTTCTCATAGAAAAATACTCCTTAGTAGCATTTTCTATAATTATATCATAGATTGTTTGGTTATTCATCATTTTTTATACCTCGTATATATTTATTTGAAAGTTATAATATTTTATTCTCTATTGAGATTGATTTATTTGGATTAATAAAACGAGTACAAAATTAGTCGTATAAAATGCAACGTCGAGATTTTCCTTATTTAATAGGAAGATTTGAGATTTTGATGTGAAATTTTGGAGAGGTGGAATTTTGATTTTGGGGATTTGGAGTAGGTGAAAATAGTGTGATTTGGGGATTTCTACGATAAAGGGGACGATAAGTGGTTTTGAGGTGGGAAAGTTGAGTTTTTGTTGAGGTGTGGGGATTTTTTGATGGTTGGGAGTTTTTAATGGGAGAGGTAGATTTTTAAGTTGGTGTGTAGGTGAATCAGCTATAGCCTGGCGTTGAAAACGCTGCCCTTTTTTGAGTTTGATCTACCCCCATAGGGGCAAAAACCACGGTATTTCTGTATTTTTCCGTAGGTGAACAAATGTTTTGCTTTTGTGGTGGTGGTAGTTGTTGAAACAGTCCAGTTTCCGAAAGACTGTATTATTAGAATAGTACAGTGGTACAATAAAATGTTATCGGTTAAGTTATCCACAGATATAGTAAAGTTATCCACATAGTTATCCACATTTTGTGCATAATTACTAAAACATCAATAAAAAATTGTGCAATAGTAACAAAAATAGTAAAAATCTAAAAAAAGACTTGTAAAAAGGTCTAATAAGCGTATAATCAAAGATGTCCACAAGGACAGGGGTACATACCCCACATATTAGTGCATACGCAAGAGGGTCGGAACCTTAACCGTTACTCATTTGTAACGATTGACTTATTAATTCGTTGGTTCGGCAGAATGTCCGAGCGTGGCTATCTTAACAGCCATTGTAAAAAGGTCATACACCAAACGTTAAGAACATGTACAAGTAGGTTGTACATGGTGCAAAGTCTAACCAAAGTATAAAAGACTACCGAACAAGCGCACGTTGCGAAAAACAAGTAAGAACGGGGATGTTAAACTTGACACGATGCTCTATAGCAGGATGGCAACGGCAACTTGTAAAACTATGATAGTTATGTTTTCGGGCATGGCATTACTACAGAACGGCAAGCAACTATAAACGTATTGAAAAAGGTTTTACCGGTGCTTCACCGCAATGATACAAAAAAGAACAATCTCAACCATCTTTCATTGTATCATATCTGAATGTTTCATTCAATCTATAAACCTTTTCAATATAGCAAGCGTTTTCATTCACGCTTTAGAACCGTATACCCTTTAAAAAGGGTGTTGTAACGGGAACGGTTCACCGGATAAATACATAATGATTTATATAATACATCCGGTAAAAATACGATTGTAAAGAATGAATAAATCCGAAAAAATAAAAGTTCTTTGTTCCTTGAATACGAATTAAATATCAATCAAAGTAACCTAAAGACCTAGGTGAAAATGTTACATAAATAGGTCACATTGTGCCAGGCACAGTCTACCCTTTTACTGGATAGAATCGGGTCATTCCGGTTGTGACCTTTCCCGTGAATAAACACGGATACAATAACAAAACAATATTTTTTTGTGGATGTCCCCACGTTAAAACAAGGATGGAAGGAACATATATGTTAAACACTGAAAAATTCTATTGTAACGCTCATGGACTTAAGGATTCTACTTTCGATTTTGGCGGTTATGTAAAAACACTTGTACGGAATACAGAACTTGCTACAGTCAAGGACAAAAAGACCTTTAAAGATGGTAAGAAAACTATTGAAGATTTACATTCAGATATTGACGTTCTGACTTGTCCGGTTGAAATGGTCAACACTGCTTTGGGGAACGATGCAGGACAGTTTATTAAAGACCGTGAAGAAGTACTTGCATTAACAGAGGAGTGCAATTCTCTCCCTATTTCCATGGAACAAGTAACCGCATTATGTCCAACTGACCGTGTGCATATTACTTTAATGGCTCATGCTATTTATAAGAATGTCCGTCTTGATAATGAGATTTTCGACACTGAAAAGGGCGGTGTTGATATTTCAAAATCTATTCAGGCATATTATAGCAATGGCAAAATGTCAGATTTAAAAGATGCTTTGCGTCCCGTATTCAACCGCTTAATTGGTTCTGAAGGTGATTTCTTCTATGGAATTAAGACTAAAAAGTCCGATTTCTCAGAAAAAGATTTGCGGAACTTCCTTGCTTCTTTCGGTGGCTCTGCTAAACGAAACACGGAGAAGAAAAAGAAAGACGGCAAAACAGAAATTATTTTCAAGAACTACGACTATACCGACAAGTCCGGCAATAAGAAAATTCAGATTTCTGCTTTTACAACTCTTTGCGCAGTAGTTCTTGATAATGCTTCAAAACATGAGGTTATTAAGCCGGAAGAAAAGTAATAGACATATTTCCAAAGGTAGGCTATTAGTCTACCCTTTGTGGTGGACAAAATGCCAAAGGAAACTGTCGTTGTTGATATGGTCAAATTAGATTTATGGGAGGTATAATATTATGATGATTGGAAATTTTCAAGTAAAAATCGAAGCAGAAAACAGAGGAGAACATGGAATATATGGAAAAGTATATGAAAGAAATGTTTATGAAATGGATGCAAAATGGAAGCATATACTGACACTTGCTCCAGGGATGAAATTATCAAAAGATATGTTTTATTCCGCATTAAGAATGGCAGACTAATACTCTGCCTTCCGTCTTACGGTGTATGTCCGTAACCGATGAGCAGAAGCGAAACGCTACTTTTCAGATCTAAAAATCCAGGCTATAAGTCTGCCTATTTTTAAGAGGTGATACTATGACTAAACATGAACCTAAATTTTATGTACGACTTTGTAAGGGAAAATCTGTCATTTTCCCGAATAACTTTATAATTTTTCCCGGTTCTATCTATGGGAGATTTTCAGATGTAAAAGGCAGAAAATTTCTATGGGTCTGCGATTCTTACACGCTTGAAAACGGCAAACTTCCGGTTCACATTTTTAATGGGAATCAATGGAAATTGTGTATGGTTCCTGCGCAACATCCTTGCTATAAGTGGGTAAAATCTGTCATTGAGTCATTGGGCTACGTTCCTAAAATCAATAGGGAAATTATAACTATAGATGATTGTGAAAACATGATGAAAACATATTCTTTACATAAAAAGGGAACTGGTTCACGGATTAACACTCATCAGATTAATAACCCTTTACAATGGAAAGAGGTTACAGAAGATGCTCATTGGTACGGAAAAGGAAATGCGTCAGTAGTGGCTTCAAATATAAGAAGATAATGCGTAGTAGAGAGAGGTGAAAATCCCTTGCATAAATTCAACGAATGGTCTGTAAACCGTAGAATAGAATCTTTGCGTCAAATGGACAAAAAACTTTCAGAAATGGAAGTTGGTTCACGCTATACTATTTGGCAAAATTACGGTGGTGGACTAAAGGCAACGGCAGACGAAACTCATGCAAATTGGAAACGAATTGCAGAAAATGACGATCTGTATATCAATGCTCTTTTTTGCTATATGGTTTGTACACTGGAAAGTTATACGCTGTCCGGTTTTGATTTTACGGAATAAGTCTGCAACTAGGGGCAAGGGAAACTTTGCCCTTATTCGTTGAAAAAAATATAATTATATGCTAGTATAAGGAGGTGAATATACCATTGGAGGCATATAAAATGACTGTAAAGTATGATAGACTTTTTGCGAAATTGAAAGCAGAAAAAATTACGCAAGCAATATTTAAAAGCAATGCTAATATTAGTAGTGCAACTTTAATGAAATTGCTTCACAATGAATCTGTTACCATAGATACGATTTGCAAAATCTGTGATTTCTTTTGTTGTATGCCTGATGAAATAATGGAATTTATTCCAGAACCTTATTACGATGAAAAAAAACAGGCAAAGGCAAAACTTGAGCAACAAATTGCCGAACTACAAAAGCAGCTAAAGGAAATATAACTCAACTCAAAAACGCAAACCACTAGCATCTTACCAAAAGTAAGGTGCTATTTTTATACCCAAAATTCAACGCAAAGGAGAGACCATTAACCATGAGTAAACGTTCATTCAAGAACGGACATGCGATCGCCACTTTTCCGTCTAATAACGGATTCTGTACTGCTTTAATAGGCAAATACGGAGAAACATTGAAAGTAATCTATTCTACCAACACAGTAGAGGCAAACCGAAATCACGACAGAATCACAGCATTAGTATAAGGAGTATCAAAACTATGAGCAAGAGAAATCCACACAACACATATTGCAACTATGAAATCAACAAGGCAAACAAGCCTCGTCCAATTTACAGCGTATCTGCACCCACAATAACAGTAGGCATCCGAAAGGCAAACGTATCCAAAGCAATGTTAGCAAGACAGCTTGCAGAATTATTTTGAGTGAGTGAAGTGTAACTGAACGAACGAAAGGAGAATAACGAAATGAAAAAGCGAACCACATTTTTACTTGCTGTGCTAGGTGGTTTCACAGGTGCAATCCTTATAGATCTATTTGGATTTGTAAAGGCAAATGCAGAGCAGCATCATTACTACGCAAACACAGCAGTTGTAACGGAAATTGACTACGCAAATAATCTTGTCACCGTGGAAGATTCTGCCGGTAATACATGGCAATTCACCGAAACGGAAGACTGGGAATTTTCCGACACCTGCTCTATGTTAATGGACAGCAAGGGAACGTCTAGCGTCAGCGACGACGAAATTATCCAGGTTACATATTGTGCATTTGAAGTATTTTAATGAATGAACGAAGTGAGTGAAACATAGTGGAACGAAGTTGAGCGAAGCGAAAGGAATGACAAAAACTATGAGAGATCCAAACACAGCAAACTATTATGCACTTTTAATTGCAATTTTATGTAATGAATCTGCAAGGGAAGCACTGAAAGACATGGGTGTATGCCCTGATAATTTTGATTGAGGAGGATACGGAAATGTACACAAGACAAACTACATACGAAGAAGTAATGACACTAGAAGAAGCACGGAAAATTATCAAGGCAGAAAGACAAGAGAAAAGAGAAGAAATCGTAGAACTTGCAGAAGCAATCGGATTTTTCTTACTTTGTATTATTTGTACAATTCTCTGTCCGATTATGCTTGGAAATATTGGTGGATGGATTATTACGATTCCTGCCAGTTATTATTATGTAAAACAGGCAAAGGCAATTTTTAAAAGAATGAGGTGATTTTGCAATGGCAAAGGCAAAAGGTTATTACGCAAATGGATATTACCATGGTTACGTTCCGTCTGTGGGCAAATACTGGCAGTTTGAAAGCGAAAGCGCATACTGTGAGTTTTTGCGTGAAAGAGGTGAAGTTTAGTGACTAGACAAACTAAACCGCCTGAAAAAACGGAAATATGTATCCTCTGTACGGAGAAATACTGTTGCAGAGGAATATGTAGGGAAATGAATAACTTCCTTATTAATAAGAAGAAAGTGAAAAGTGGAAAGGAAAGATAGAAAATGAATCATAGACATCGTATTTTTGAAAGATTAGCTGGACAGTTGGAATACGAAGATTTTTACGACATTGCAGCATACGGAAATGAAAACTGGAAAGGTAGCTACACACCGAAAGAGGTGGCACAGAACGCATATGATTATTATTCTGATTTCAAGGCATCAAAAGAAAGCGGAATTGTAATGCATAGTATTTCCAAACTGATTGAGCTTCTTGCGGAAGATGGAAGTGAAGATGCAAAGTATTGGTTTGATTGTTTGATAAGCGAATTGAAAAAGAGGTGAATAATAATGTCAGGAATATGTTCAGATTGCCGGTATAAAGGAACCTGTGGCGAAACATCACGGACACAACCCTGTAAAGGCAAAAAGAAATTTGCACGATCCACACCCGATAAATGGGGATACATGGAATACTGCGTGGAAGTAGTAACTGCACCATATGAATTTGAGAGGTGCAAAAATTGCACCGAAGCGAAACAGAAAGTGCAAGAGTTTAAGAAGCAAGGCAAAATTGCATACGTTACCGGTCTTACACAGAACGGAAATGATTACATCATTAAAATGTAACGGCTCATAGAAATATGAAGCCGTTATTTTTATACACAAAAATCAAAAAAGAAAGATTAGGTAATAACAATGGGTAAAACGAGAAAGTATGTAGAGGCAAGAGAAATCGAGAAAGAAATGCAGGAATCACGGAACGGAAACGAGTTTGTTGATATGGTTGAGAAAATCAGCATCAAACAGATGGTAGAAAATGCAAAGGTAAATAGCAGATTTGGTGACAAAATCCTTATGAATATTAACCCTATGTATATACATATTCCTTCATGGCAGAGAATGTGTGATGTGCTGGCTGCACAGCAAATCGGAAACAATTACAATACATACAAATGGGAAGTGCCGAAGCTTTTGTACTGGAACGGAATTTTGATTTGCATTGATGGTATGCACAGAATTTATGGTGCTTACAAGGCAAAAATCAGTAATGTTGTCTGTGAAATTCTTGAATGTTCTCTGAACGATGCAATTCATCTTTTCTTAGATCAGGGAATTGATAGACGTAAGATGTCGCCCGTTGATTATTATAGAGCAGCAATCGAGAGTGGTGATGAAAATTACATTCAGTTAAAGGAAATCTGCAATAGTCACAATGTAGCAGTTAAGGGAGACCCTATTGAGAACCAGGTTGGAATCTTTACACCGATTACAGATGGAATCCGTTCTATTCAGAGAAATGGCACTGAATTACTTAATAAGATTATCAATCTGATTACGGAATTACAGTGGAATGGATATGCAGATACATATAACGGCAAGGCATACACAGCGAAGTATATCAGAATTATGCATTCCATGTATGCATATTACGATGGCAGAACCGATGAAATGGAGTCGATTCTGAAAGAGAAATGCACTGGTACAAAGTTTTTCGTAGACAATCTGATGGAATTAACGCAAGGTCAGGCATTTGATGCGCTTTCTAAAATTGTTAGATATGAAATGGAAAGTCCGTTCAGAAAACAGCCTGAGAAAACTACGAAGAAAACTAATAAGAAATTGGCTTAAAACGGAGAACAACATAACAGAAATCATTATCCTTTGGCGAGGGAATGATATATATACATAACAACTTTGTTTACATACGAAAGCTGGGCTAACGGCTATACGGGCAAAAGAGGTAGATTATGAAATGGATTACATTATTACGGAACAAAAAATATGCATTACTTCAAAACGAAACTGATACGCAGTATTGTGTTGCAAGTAATTATGATCCTACGCAGCCTGAAGATAAACAGTGGGGACATGGATCATATTTTATGTATCAGAACGCAATGCAAAAGGCAATTTCGCTTACAAATGCATTGAATGAATTTCGGTATAAAACCGAAGATGATTACTTGACTTATTCAAGAGCAATCGAGCTGGCAACGCAATTCAAGGACTGTGCTTTGGAAGATGAAGATTTGGCTTATGTCATTGATAATATGGATGAAAGCGAAATCGAATTTTTCGGACTGAATGACGTTGAAAGTGATATTTTTTGAGGAGAAATCAAAATGTATAGAGTAGAATGGATAGACGAAGAAGGAGAAATAAGGGTAAGAAGAGGCTTTGAATCAAGTAAGGCAGCGCATGAGTGGATCAGAACGCATCATTTTGACATGGATTTAGAATGTCCTATGGTGTTCCTTGATGAAGAATAAATAGATGAAAACAACATTTTGAGAGGAGAACAAATATGACAGTAGGAAATTTAAAGGAAATGTTAGATGAATACGATGATGATATGAAAATTGTATTCCAACCGTGCAATAGTATGTACGGAGAACGTATTGGAGATATTGAAGAAGGTAACGGTATAGCAACATACAATGGGAAAAACTACAAAGCGTTAATATTAACATCTGATGGTCAGTGTGGAGCTGTTTGTAGCGTACGATCTGGATTTAGAGGAGGAAGAATGATTATGAGTAGAAAATATGATATTAGAATTTGTAAATGTGGACGGATTCATGCAATTCCTGATGAGAAAATAGAAAAGGCTTTGGAAGCTGATAAAAATTTTCTATTGATTTGTGCAGGATGTGGAAACGCAATTCTGATTGGTGCAGATATTTCCCCTGATTGGGATGATCCATCAAAAGATTGTTACGAGATGTATTCACGAAATTTTTCTTCTTATGAAAATAAAATAATTAATGAGGACATATTTACAGGCAACGAAAATGAAAAGGCCGTTGGAGAAATTCTTTACAGTCATGGATTTAAAGTACCTATGAAAACAGGTCAATATGCAACTGATTTCTTCAATGGCAGATTTTCTGACAGATGGTATCCTGATTTTTATAAGATTCAGAGAAAAGACATTACAGTAAAGGAAATCATGGACTTTATTGATGAATATATACACGACAGAACTACAGTAAATATGGATAGATTTATCAATGAAACGCCAGATGATATTTTGGAAGAGTTATCTGGCTATTGGATTGAAGGATTAAATTGGAGCGGAACCAAGTACGAAAATAAGTGAGGTGTTTTTATGATGAATGCAAAAGAAATTGCGGATATTTGGAAAGAAGTTGTTAAGATTTACAATGATACAAGGGAAATCAATCTGCCCGAAAAAACTATGAACGAAATAATTCGTAAGTTTGGTTTAGAGAAAACAAAAGAAGTGTTTGCAACAGTAGCAGCTATCAAAAAACATGACGGTAGAATTTATGGAAAGAACAGAGAATATATGAACAGTATTCATGTTGATCCAGAGAATGTAGAATGGAGATACGGAAATCCGGTAGTATATGCAGGACTTGATGATATTCATACGACGCATATCAACCAGCTGATTACCGAATTAAGGAAACTGGATAACTAAATACATCATTCATTTAGAAGGAAGGAAATAATATGTTAGGATATAAGATTTATTTTAATGGAGATAAATTTGTAGCAGATAATACTGCAACAGAAGTTCAGACGATGCCATGCGATTCAACTGTTTCATGGATGGCTAATAAGACATCAGCAGATGATGCCGTAGAAAAACACAATGCAAATAATTTAAAGAATGTTAAAAAATGTAAGGAATGCGGCGAATACTTCTGGCAGACAGACGAAGAAAGAACCTGGTTTGCTGATAGGAATATGAAAGCACCTTGCAGATGTTATTCTTGCAGAAAAAAGAAAAATAAACACTGAAATGGATATTTCATAAGGAGGAATGATAAAAATGACATTGGGTGAATTGATGCCTAGTTTTGGAAAATTCTATTGCAAAGAGACTTGCGGAATTGACGGAAGTGCATTATACGCAAATAGAGTTTATCCGATTGCAGTTGATAAAGAGAGAAACAGAATAAGAATTACAGTTGATGATGTCTTCTTATTTTCAGATTTTAAAGAACTTGAAAAATATGGAAGAATAGAAGTGTAGAAATGCGTGTTTCAACAGTTTAGAAAGAGGTAAAAGTATGAGAAAATTACTGAAAAAAATATCCGATTTAAAAAATGCATATAGAGTTCTTGAAATAATGGACAAAGCAGGATGCGATATTGAACAAGTATCAAATATGAATGGATATTATAAACTCAAACCCAAATGGTATGTATCAGAAAGAGATGCAAAAGACCTACAAAAGATAGTTTTACATAAAAAAAATTATTATGGTAATCATCACATGTTTTGGAAAATTTGGTTTAAAAATATTCGTGACGGATATAGATATTTATAATTAAATTCGCAGTTCTTTAAAAGATTGGAGGAAATATATGTTTGAATATAATGGATATCATTTTGAATCAGTAAGAAAACTAAAAGAATCAGAAAAGAAGGATATATGCACATTCTCTAAACATATCAGAAGCGATAGAGAACTTGGGATATGTGATTATGATGTTGATTGGAAAAAACATGATTATAGTTGGAAAGATTTTTATTCAGCAAGTAATGACAGTCAATTAGACATATTCTTATGCAAAGAAAATGGAAAATTATATGTTCCTTGTGAACATGAATTATTTCAGTTTGAAGAAAAAAAACATAAGCTACCTACTGCAAAGAAAATAAAGCATTGAAACTAAGATTTCTGGATAATAATTGTAAGAGCCTAATAAAATTGCATTTTATACGTGAAATGAGAGGAAATTTTAATATGAGTTGGGATTTTGATTTATGTGATTCAGTCACAAAGAAAGTTTTAGAAACAGATGAAAAACATGAAATAAAAGGTGGAACATATTGTGTCGGTGGTACAACAGAAATGACATTTAATATTACTTATAATTATTCTGATATTATAAACAGAAAGATGGAAAAACTTGGAATAGGCGAAGAAGATTCATATAACTACGCATATTATCTTAATGGAAAAACTGGTGCAGAAACAATTGAGCCGTTAAAGAAAATCATATCATCATTAAAAGATGATGTAGATGAAGATTATTGGAAGGCAACGGAAGGAAATGCTAAAAGAGCCTTATGCGGACTATTAGCGTTTGCACAGTTAAGACCAGATGGTATATGGAGCGTATGCTAACAACATTTTAAAACTAATATTTCTTAGGAAATTAGAGGTGATAGAAAATGATTGTAAATGCTTATTTGAACGTAACGCAAGAGCAATGGGAAGGAATCAAAGAGAAGTACGTAGAACCAAATATGTATCATATTGTGAGCAATTCAAAGCGAAAGTGTAAACGCTGTGATGATTGCAAAATGTATAATCCTTGTTCTACTTACGAAGGATTTTGTTTAGAGACAAATGAATTGGTTGACGGAAATTCTACCTGCGAAAGTTGGTATTAAAAATGGAGAAACCATAGGAGGGAAATAATAATGTGGACACCATGCGACGAACCTATTGAAGAATATAACGAAGAAACAGGTAAAATGGAAGCACGATTCCATTGTCCCTATGCAGATACTTATACTGGATACGAAGATGAAATGTGTAGAAACTGCTGTGGACTTGGTGTAGATGAATGATTGGAGGAAAAATATGAATAACATTAAAATTGTAAATAACCTTGGTAAGGATGTGAAGGTAGAAGTAAATAACGGAGAAATTACTATTGCGTGGATCAAGGGAGATAGAAAACTTTCTAATCTGAAAGCAGGAGATGTTTTTAAGGACGGTAATGAAACAGAATACATAGTTTGTGAACAGTTAGATAACGGAACCACGGCAGTTGTCAGGAAAGATCTTCTTGATGATAAGATGGAATTTGGAGGTACGAATGACTGGCGTAGAAGTAATATTCGTGAGTATTTGAACGGAAAATACCTGAAGGAAATGGAAGAGCAGTTTGGAAAAGATAATGTAATTGAGTTTGAAAGAGATTTACTTTCCTTGGACGGTTACAATGATTACAGTAAATGTCAGGATAAAGTAAGCATTATGTCAATCATTGAGTACATGAAGTATCATAAGTATATTGGAAACTGTGATATATGGTACTACTTATTAACCCCAGATTCTGTGCCCTCCGGCTGCGGCTCTGGCAACGTTCAGTATGTCCGCTCCAATGGTCGTGTGACCCACAGTTGGTGTGGTGCCGTCGGAGCCGTACTCCCGTTTTTCATCTTAAAATCTGATATCTTCGTATTTTAAAGGAATGATGAGAGAAGTGAAGAAGCATAAATGACTAGGCAAGAAACTAAGGCTTCGGGAATTATTCCTAGAAGCCTTTAGAATTAAGAAAGGATGATGAAAATTATGGGAAATGCAATTAAGAATTATCAGAAGAAACAACGGAGAGACCAACGTGATGCATATATAGAGACTAAACAACTTGTAAGTGAACATCTTATGAATAGATTTTTTGGAGGTAACAATAATGATGAATGTGAGAGATCTGAGACCAGGTGATGTAGTATATTGCCAAGGAATTGCTTGTACAATCAAAGAAATTGTATGGCAGGAACCTTGGGAGATGCGAAAGGCATATTACTTAGAGTTCCGTGATACAAACGGAGTATACCGAAGTTGGAAACAGAATTTTGATGGTGGTTATGCAGAACTGAAGGGAGACGATTAAATGATTTTGGAAAAATGGGATGATGAAGCGAAAGAAGTTGTACGGAAGTTTTCAAGCAATGAAAAGGATCGGTTAAATGCAATCATTGCAATGCATATTATGGTCTGTAGCATGAATGATGAAAGTGCATATATGACATGGATTGAGCTGGCTGTCCCCGATTGCCCTAGCGAATGGGACTTCATCGATTTTGCACAGAATGATGAAGGAGCAGAGGGAAATGAATTGTTTGATGAAGCAGTTGATTTATTTAAGAGATTATGGAATAAATATGCAAACGATGACCATGGTTTATACATAGGTAGGAAGGCTTACTAGGGAGGAAATAAAATGATAGATGCAAAATATTCGCAAATCATACTTGAAAAACATTATGCATATTGCGTGAATTACTGGAAAAGCCAAAGTGGAATTGATGAAAGAGAAGCCAATAAAAGAGCTTTGGAAGATGATTTGATTGAGATATTCAATGTAAATGGTGGATATATACATGATCCATTCATACCAAAAGGAGATAAACTTGATAGACAAACAACAATTGATTTCTTGAAATACAGGTGTCAGGACTTGTACGGAAAAGAATGGGAGAAACACTGGAAAGAATATAATATAGTTTAGCCACTAGACAAGGCAGTTAGGAGAATAAATACCTAGCTGCCTATTTTATTACAAGAAAGCGATGAAACGATTATGAGTAGATGGTTATATGATCCTGAAACTGATTCACGGAATGGAAAAGAGTTCACCTACAATTTACCAATACATGAAAATGACGACTTACTTTTGGGGTTTACATATAGGCAAATTATGGATGAAGTGATTGCAAACTATGGTCACAATGTAACAGAAAAAGAAATCAGAAAACAGGTAAACAAACATCTGGAAATGGTTAAAGAAAATATGGAAGAAAATTTGATGTTGTGTATTGACGGTATGTTAAAGGAAATCAAGGAGGTGTAATTATGTATAAAATCATTAACCCATGTAAATGTAAGGTTTACACAAGAACAGGAAACGAAGTAGATAGAAATGCATTTGTGAGAATTGAATATAAAGATTCAAAATTAAGTATGAGTGGTGTAGTTGCGCCATTATCAAACGGAGATTGCCTTGGCTCTGCTGGTCAGTGTGTTGATGAAATCAGAAATGGTTCACCAACAGATGAGTGGACAACGGAAATGCTTAACAAATTGTGTGATATTTGGGATAGATGGCATTTGAATGATATGCGTCCTTATTGTAAACATATGAGAGAACTTGGATGGACAGAGCACACTCAGGATAAAGTTAAAATTGAGAAATGGACTTTGACGAAAGAGGCGTGTCAGAAAAAAGATAATGCGAAGAAAAGAGCATTAGAATGTTTAAAAAATGGAGAACCATTTTATCCAACAAAAGAGGAAACCACATATGCAAATATGGAATATTCCATTAATGTTTATGATGATGAAGAAGTCATTTATGGAGATGCATATGAATTAAAAGAGAAGGATTGTTTGGGACATTCGAATATAGAATATAAGACAAGAGGTTGGATTTCATATAAAGACCACAAACTCGGTTTTATTGGTAGAGAATGTCCTGTATGTGGTTATAAATATGGAACTGCTTGGAAGATGGAAGAAGTGCCACAGGATATAATTGAGTGGCTGGAAAGTTTGCCAGAAACTAAAGTAAATCCAGCATGGGTATAGGAGGTAGAGAATGATGTTGAGTAAAGAAACACCTAAAAATACAATGATGAGAGACGAAAACGGAAATATCCGTGAAGGAGTTAAGTGGTATCTTGAATTAAACGATATCCTTGTACGATTCTTTGGTAACGAATGTGGATATTCAAGAGGATTTCAAAGAGTCGAAGTTGGAGATAGCAGTTATCTTGGTAGTGTATTTGAATTAGACATGGATAAGCAGCCAACACAAGAATTTTTTGACTTTATCAAAAATTATCATTCAGATAAGATAAAGGGAATTATATACAGAAAAGAAGTTGAAATGTACGGGAGAGTAATGTACAGGAATGCAGTTATTACATTATTGTAAGCAAAAGAAATTGTAATTTCGACAGGAGACAATATGCGCAAATTAAAAGATTACATAGAGAAATGGATGGTCGGACAGAAGGTTAGAGGTGTAGATGTATCTCTTTATGATATTCGTGAATGCGTCCGAATTTACAATGAAATGCTGCGGATGGGTAAACCTGAATTCATTAATAGCAAGGTAAAGGAAATCCTGGATCGGTGTAACATCAAAACAATTGAATATGGAACCGGATGGAAAATAGCATAAGAAAAAGGAGATTAAAATTATGAGAGTAAATGAAGTAAAGCAGACAAAGACAATTGAGGAAGTAGTAAGAACAGAGTATATTGCAGAAGATGGAGTGGTATTTACCGACAAAGAAGAATGTGAGAGATATGAGGAGTCGGCATTATTCGCATTGAGTAAACAGTTGAAGAGATTAACAGAAAGACCAGTGGTTTCACAGAATGATATCAATGATGATTGTTCAGATGAATATGCGGTGGAAATTTTCGATATTCAAAGTGAACACGATTTAGAGATTTTGAGAAGATACTTATATCTTAAAATGAAGAAAAATTGTGCATCAGAAAATGATATTAATACATGTTTTAAGTCGGAAAATGGAAGAAGAAAAGATTATGTATTTGAGGGAGTAACAGCAGGTCATGAGGTTATGATATTTTGGAATTATGAAGATAATTGGTTTTGGGTGTATGGTGATGGAAGTATCAATGGATATTGTGAGTTCTTCAGAGATAGAATTACAAAGCTGATTACACCAAAGGAAGATAAAGCTGAGTAATAAAAGCGAATAATAAGACAGGTACATACGTTCTGTACCTGTCTTATTTTATTGGGGGTAATGAGAAATGCAATTAATGAAATTTGTAACAAGAAATACCAAGGACAAAAATAAAATTATTGTGTGGTGTACAACAAACAGCCTAATTACATTCAGAGATTTCATGCAGTATGTATTAGATAGTATGAATAATCCTAAAGATTTTATGATTATTGATACGAAGACAGATCTTGTTTATGACATGTATAAAGTCGCAACAGAAATGTATGGAATGCGAAAGAGAACCTTTGAAGAAAGAATAAATGGTGTTTATACAGGCAAGTGGGCGAAATATACAAATTCAGATTTGAATTGTGGAGGTAAGTGACATGGGACTTATATATTTAAAAAATGAAGAGAAACAGTTATACAGTGCATATGGATTAACTGTATATGGCAAGCAGGATAAATATGAGTGGACTATCTACAGTAACAAGCCAGATGAAAATGTATATACATCATTACGGATCGAGCGAAACGGAGAGGAAATCTATAACAGAAATCTTGGTAACAGATGTATCTTTGAAGAGAATTTCAATAGAACGATTGATAATTTTTTATGGTGGATTGATAAAGATAGTCCTGATACATACGACATTGACAACACAGTTATTAAGGATCTTTGTGAAACAAACTCGTTATTTAATCATCTGATTGGAAATCGTAAGCGAATAGAACGAGAAGAAGCTAATGAGAAAGCAAGGGTTGAAGCAATCAGAAAAGAGGAACGGAGGCAAATTGACTTGATTAAGCAGTATTGTGAAAAGAAAAATCTGTTATTCAAACAGCATTATGAAAAAGTTTATTTGATTAAGCTGCGTAATGAAAATGTAAGACAGATGATTGAAAATGCAGATGATAAGCGGTTTGAGGGATTAAGGGATTTCATGAACGAACATCCCGATAACAAGGATGCAGTGATTGTAATGAATGGAAATATTGAAGATATAGCAAGACAGATAGCATAGTGAGGTTGATTGATATGGTAGAAATCAAAATAGATAACACGGGCAATGGAACATGGTGGTTATATAACAGTAATCAAGTTTGGAAAGATTATTGTGGTTGTGAAAACTTCGATGAACAGGTTGTTCTTACAGGTAATAGAGATTTTACAGGCTGTACTGATGCTGAATGGTATCAGAACGCAAAAGAGATTTTGAATGATATTGATTGTTATGACGAATATCCAACGGATGTATCTGATGAAGTGAATGCAAAATTAAAAGAAATGTATGATAAATGCAGATGTACAGAAGATATTCTTGTTGATGCAATCAGACTTCTTTATCCAGAAGACACCTTTAAAACTGGAACAATCAGAGGGTATAGCCAGGGAGATTGGCAAGATTACATTGTCATGGGAGATGTGGATACAGATTTACTTGAAGCAATGTATTTTGGAAAGATCTCTGATATTACCGTAACAACGGACGAAGAAGAATTTGGAGATGTAATTACTCATGATGAACTATGGAGAGCAGAAAGAGAAGAGGGATTAAAAGAATTTTTCAGAAATCATTACAAACTTGATAAGGATGAAAAAATTCATATCTTACAGGCAAACGGATATAGACAGGTAGTTGATTGGAAAGAGGTGTCTTAAATGAATAAAGTAAAAGTTATTTTCCGAAAAAATAAAAATAATGATGTGGTTGCATTCTTCCCAGAGGTGAGAGTGAATTATGGAAATATTATGTCATATATGCATACTGGTCAGCATAGCGAAGCAAGCTATGAATTTTATTTGACTACTCGTAAGGCAAATAAAAATGAGTATACTGATTTATTTGCCGAGTTGTGTAAGATATATGATGATTGTGAATTGGTAGTAAAACAGAAAATTAATTACAACGATCTAACTGATAAAGCATGGAAATAAAACCAAGGAAAGAATCGTTTCAAAAGGAGGTTATACAATATGGAAGATAAGACATTAGAGAAAATGATTGATAACTTTCATAATAAATTGAGCATAGCACAGGATGCAAGAAGAGAAATTATGTATTACTTGGAAGAGCACTATGAGATTGATGAGACATACGAAGTAGCAACGGAAATACAGGATGAATTAAATTGGTGTTATGGAATTAACATCGAACACATGGATAGATTAATTAGAAAGGTAAAAGAAGGTAGATAATATGTTTTTATTATGCGAATTAGATGATGAGAATTATACATGTCCATGTTTTTTACAATTTAATAGTTTCAAGAAGGCTTTCGATGAAGCATTAGTAAGTTGTGGCAATTTTAAGGATGATAATATGCGGATTGATGTGGCAGATAATAGAAATCGTATATCTGCCAACACAGATGATGGTCATTTTTTTGTGACAGAAATTAAGGAATTTGATGAAAATAAAGGTGATTATATTCTTGTATGGCATCACGCTTACAATGGTGTTGGTTTCGGAATCCTTAATGTGGGAACCGAGGAAGAGTGCATACAAAAAAGAAGAGAAGAATTGAAAAAGATATTTGATGGATATGATTTATCAAATGGGGACAACGAAGACTTTGACATGGAAAATGATAATGTCGTTGATACTGGCGAAGAGTGGGAAGTATTTAGCATCGTCAAAATTGAAAACGTAGAGGAGTGATTGATATGAAATATTATGAAACAAAAATCGGAAAAATTATTGAACAGGAATTTGACACAAGAGTAGAGAGTGTCGTATTTATCTATATCATGGACAAGGGAATTGAACGTATTAAACGGATTACAGATGAAGATATTGCCGGTATTGAAGGAGACGGATTATGTACCGCAGCATTCAATCAGAATCTTGTAAAATGCGCAAGACATATTTGTACCGAATGTGAATGGATAGAAATTATTGAGTATATCAGATTATTCCTTTTCTGTACACCTACTGTTCATGAAGTCTCACTGTATAGAGAAGATTTTTCAAAGGATAGTTTTGCAGAGTTATTGCATGATCTCTATCTCGATGATGAAGAAGTTGGAAATGAAATTCGGTTATATGCAGTGGTAAATAAAGAATGTCTGAAGGATGGTGAATGAGTATGAGATTTATTTCACATTACGAAGAGTATCCGATTTATGAGCCAGCTGAAGGCGGTTACTATTATTCCGGTAATCAATTGGTGGCATCTGAACGGAAATCAAAACGGCAGTGTAGAAAGAATTTTGAAGAGATCTGGCAAGATTGTTTGAAAGAGAATGAGCAGAACAGATTTGTAGGAAACGATTACGATGAATGGGATAAAATTATAGACAGATTACATGTTTATCCATGGGTAAGAGCAAACGCAAATTATATTTACCGCAAAGGCGATCTTATTGGAGATGGCGAAAGCTATACGATTGAACGTAGACAAGGCAGCCAGGAAAAAGGGTGGGAACCATATTGTTAAAGGAGAGTGAGATATGTGTGTAAGAAATCAAAGATGATTAGAGATTTTGAACCATTATTAAAGTCTAATGGCTACCACTTATCACGGATAAATGGTAGTCATTTTATTTATAGCAACGGAGATGCGACAATTGCTGTGAATAAAGACTTAAACAAAATGGTTCGTAGAAGGTTGATTAAAGAGAATAATTTAAAGTAAAGGAATTTTAAGAAAGATTGGAGAGTGATTGATATGTTACAGCAGAATTGGTTCGCAGATCCTAAATTTGAAATGTTTGAAGATTATGGAGATGCACAAAGTTTTTATGATACTGAAACGAAAAATATTTATGTTGTAATGGCAGAATACGGTCAGAAGGGAAGTAATACAATTCAGGAAATCACACCAGATTCGGAAGAATATATTCCTAATTATGAAAAGTATAAGGAATATATGAAAAACAAATATAAAGATTTTATGAGTGTTGTACGTGAAATGTGTGCAAGGAAATCTACGGATTGTCGTTCTCTTAATATGGCAGATCTGGCACGGAGACTAATGGATATGGTTGACATTCCACAGAATGCAGAGATTTTTGAAATTCCGCTTAATTGGCACATTCAAGTTGGAATTACATTTACGGTTCCAAAGTATCCTGTAGCTTTTGGTTTATATGCAGGACATTGGAACAATGGAACCGAAAGTATGCAATTAGTAATTGTTGGTACAATTCGTAAAGATGACGATGTGATATCCGTTGATTATTGGAAAGATGAAATGAATTTGCCATTGGATTATTTTAAAAATATAACAAAATAGCAATTTCAAATGGAGAGACTAATGGAAATTAGAGTGATTGATTATGATGCGGTAGTTGGATTTGTTGATTATGGAACTATTGATAGTGAAAAGAATGGCGGTTGGTCAACCAAAATGCGATGCAAAAAATGTGGTGCAGCATGGCTTGCTGAAAATCATGCAGATGGAAGGTATTCTTGTCCTAAATGTGGAGCAACAGGTAAAGGATGTGTTATTCCAGTACAATAGAAAGGATGGTTAATTTTATGCAGACAGATAAATTAGAAAAGTATCTTGATGAATTATCAGAAGGAACGGATTTTGATTTTAGAATATCAGAAATAAAGAATGGTGAAGTTGAGTTATACATGCAGGGAGATAACCCTTGTAATGAGGATTGGTGTACTGAAATTACAATTAATAACCCAAAGACAAAGAAAGAATTAATAGAGACTTTACACGAAAAAATGTGGGAACTATATGATAACTTTGATGTTGAGGAAGAAACATATCTTATGTTGGAAGCAAAACGCAACGGATTTCAGGGAGTTCCTGGTGTAGTTGATCTTGTACATAATGAGGAATACAAAGAAAATGCATTGAAAGAGTTTGCAGAGAAGTTAAGAGATTTATTATAGGAAGGAGTGCTTAATATGTTAGATATTACAAATTTATATGCTTATAGGATTGAAGAATTGGCTGTTGGAATTGTAAAAGCAGAATCATATGAAGATGCAAGAGAAAATGTGAAAGCAGCTTATTTGGAACACAACGATTGTTTTGATTCTGAAAGAGATTTTATTGAGTTAAAGGAAATTGCAGAGAATGATTCATGGTTTAGTGATAATCCTGATGTAGTTGAAGTCGATGAATTAATATAAAAATGGAGTGATTGATATATGACACATAACCAATGGGAACAAGGGAAAAGATTAACCATACATAATGCCACAAAAGAACAATTGAAATTTATGGTTAGAGAAAGAGAATCAATGATACAAGATTTGACGAAGCAATTAGATGAAAAGCAAAAAGCATTGGAAGATACAATTAAAATGTTAAAAGACATGATTTGAAACAAGAATTTCTTTAGATGATTGGAGGAATAAATATGTGCATGTATTGTGAAAGAAGAACAGATATAAAATCTGGATGGGAACAACCGAAACTTCCATACCATAGTGATAATCTAAACGAAGGCAAACTGAATGGAAATGTATTAGAGAATGAAAAATGGGACGGTGTTATTCATGATTATCAAACCATTACTCCAGAATTAGTTCTCACTTGTCCTGGTTATTTTAACGGAGAGGGTGTTGGTTCTATTTGCATTCCAATAAAATATTGTCCTGAATGTGGAAGAAAATTGGGAAATAAAAAATCATAAGAAATGAGGATTTCCAACACTCAGGATTTGTTATGAGGAGAGATATATTATGGTAAGAATTAAAGATGGAAATTATATAGCAATATTCCACGATGGAATGATTGAGGTAAAAGCGGATTCAAAAAAAGATGCTTATAATAAAGCAAAAAGATATTTTGAATCCAGAGAACATAGAGAATTATTTGATGGTGAGTTAAAAGTGTGTCAGATACCATCTATAATAGGTATTCTTGATGAGTAAATGAAACGATGATTTAGAGAGGGTTGAAGTTATATGACAAGAGAAAAAGCAACCAAAATTGTAAAAGATTTTTTAAGTGATATGAATCCTGATATGTGGGACGGTAATGGAAATAAACCGGAATCGTTTAATGAACGTGCTTGGCAGTACCCATTAACAGACAGTGTGAATCTTGAGATTACATTTGTTAACGATGAAGTAGATGGTTGGCATCATTGCTGTGACCTGGTATTTACATTTGATAATAGTTCATTTGATATGTTAAGTGGATACGGAATTGATTCTCCGCAGAATATTATTGATACTGTGTTAGATCTATGTCGATTATATAAGTAGATCGGAGGAAATATTATGAAACGTGATTTAGTAGATGAATTATATAAAACAGCATATAAACGATATAGAGAAAAATATCCAAATAAAGATTTTGCATCTATTCCAAATTTTTTAGATTCACTTTGGTTTAGCATTGAAGGCGAACTTAATAGAAATGGATATGATGCTGCAAAGAAATATGTCGAAGAAGCAGACTTAATTGTATTAAAGTAAATAAAACGGAAAATTCAAAGTCGGAATTAGAGGTGGAATAAATGTTGAACAAGAAATTTTTAATTGATATTACAAGAGAAGTATTAAATCATACACAGAATGAATATTTACGTTCTGATTTTACGGATTGTTGTGAAGGTGCAAGTGCAATAATGTATTATATCCTTACAAATTATACCGAAGAAAAAGATGTTCATGTTGTAAATGGAACATTTAATAATTTTGGCCACGAATGGATTGTTGTTAATGGAGAAATTATAGATGCGACTGTAGATCAGTTTGGAGATGATTATAGTATTTATTCATCAAGCCTTTATAAAAATTTATATAGAGAAGAATCGGAAGATGATACTCCATTGGTATTTGATGATTGGATGGAATATATCGATAATTTATTTGAAGACAAAGAGAGAATGAATTTAACACTAGAAGAATAAAAACAAATGAAAAGCACATTTAATGTGTAAAAACGGGAGGAGTCTTATGGAATTAATAAAAGAATATTCAGAAAAGTATGGATTGAAAGAAGTAGTAAACAACTACGGAGAACATCGTCAGACACGAGAAGGTAGTATAGTGTTCCCTAATGGATGGGTTGCTTCTATTGTAGAAAATGATGGAGTTGACGTATGGCAACCTGACGGCAAATATATAAAAGAATTTAAGTCAAATAAAAAATATTCTGTTGCGATGTGTAACTATGATGGATATTTTGATTGGGAAATTCTTAATAAGTATGGCGCAATCGAAGGTTGTATTTACTGTGATACGGAACTGGAAATACTGGTTGCTTGTGAAATAATTAGGAGATTATAAAAAACAATGAAAGAATAATTTATGAGGTGAAATTATGAATAATATACATGATAAAGTATTTACTTGTCCTAAATGCCATAATAAAACATTATATCCTATAAATGGAAATGAAGATATTGTAGGTATTGGTTATCATGAAATTTGCATATGCGAAGAATGTGCAGCAGAATTGTGGACAGAGCCACAATATGATTATACGGTAAAGTTTGTTGAGATAGCAGAAGAATGATCACATAACGAAACCACATGGCATGAAACGGAGAAAATAATGATTACATTAAAAGAATTAGTACAAAATCAAGTATGGAATGATGCAACTGATATCCAAGTCATAAAATCATATTTTGAGTTGAATGATTTAGAAGCTGATGGAATTGATATTATTAGCGAATTAACAAAGTCAAAAATAAACAAGATAAAAAATAGATATGCTGTAGCAGAAACATGGGTGTGTATGCTGCCATCAAAATATTTGTATGAGACTTATAGTGTGGATATTGCTGATCATTTGCATAGATTGGAACTTGACTATCTAATGAATGGTTGTGAATTATCTGATAAGCAGTTTAAATGGGCGAAAGAAAATGTTCAAGACATTGATTTACCAAAGTGCTATTTTCAACCATTGGTTAAATGGTTAGAAGAAAAAGGAATTAGTTTTAAAAAGGGAGAATGAAAACCGCATTTCAGGAGAAAGGACAATAAATTATGGGAAGTTTTTCATGGTTGAGAGCTGATAAAACGACAAAAAGAAAAAACTTAACAATGGGAGATAGTTATAAGATATTAATTCCAAAAGAATTTGGAGGAGGATGTATAAAAGATACATATTATGATTATGGATATGTATTTTATGGAACTGGAAGAGAAGCAGACTTATATGGCATTCTTGCTTATTGGAATAAATGTGACGGAATGATTTTTGATGGCGATGAGTATCCATCCACAATGGAAGACATTCTCAAGCGAGGACATACCTGCGATCAAGAGAACCGATGCAAAGGTATTCATATTGGTTGCTATGATAAAGATATCAATCAGTTGAAGTATCCTTTAAAACTTGTATCTGCTTCATATAATGGGACTTATGAAGAATGCGACGGTAAAAGTTATGGAGATCCTGATCAGGGATTTTATAAAACATATTGGTAAACAATAGATGAAACCACATTTCAGGAGGTAAAAAATTATGGTAAAGCAAAATTCATGGCTTTTAACTAAAGAAGAAGCAGAAGATGTGTTACGAAATCTTCTTGATGATAATTCAATATATTTATCCAGACAAAATGGTGGTTTTTATTATGCGGAATCATATTCGCAACAACTTGATGGAGCAGAAATAGACGAAAGAATGGCGCAATATTTTAATATTGATGTATGTGAACATTATGCTATTTTTCGTGATTATGAAGAATATATGTTAGTTATTGAAGTGATAACAAAGTAAATGAAAATCGTATTTCGAGGTGAAAAATATGAATGTACGGAAAATGAAGAAATTTATAAATAAGTATGGTGTTATAACGCAAGAATATGTACGACCGAAAGGTACTGATCCCGATGCAGACTATTATGGCAAAGAAAGCTATTTCATTGCATGGGATTCTGAATATTTTGATATGAATGTATGTAGTGGATATTTAACAAAATATAGAGCATATAAAGCAATCGTTAATATCATAAAATCAGAATTACATAATATGCAATATTGATAGATATGGAGGGAAACGAGCGTGGAAAAGAAACAGTGGATTATTACAAAGACAAATAGTGAAACACCGGAAGTTGTATTTTATAAGTTTGTTGGAACTGTAAACGAATTGAAATGTAAATTATTACATATGGCACAGGAATGTTCTGTTGCCGTAGAATTTTTGAACATTGACTGCGTTGAATTCAATGAAGGTGATCAGACGGCAATTATTGATGTGACAAGTCGTGATGGTGGATATGTTATATTTACGACACAAGCATTGGCTTCTATTGAGTTTACTATGTTGGAAGAGAAGTAGATGAAAGCCAGATTTAGTTAGGAAAAGTTTTTAATATGATCATTTAGTAGAGGAGAATATACAATGAATGAGGATATGAAATATGGATATAACATTTGTGGACAAAGAATAAACGACGAAATTGATACTATGATCGAAGAAATACATAGAGCATATATGATACAAACCGATGAAAACGTAAAAAATCGTTTGGATGCACAGATAAAAATACTTTGGACGGTTATGTCACATATTGAAGATGCATTGGCTAATATAACATAATGAAGCAGTCTTTATTTAATAAGGAGATGATAAAATGTATGTAATAGGTGTTTCTGATTGGAGATTTATAAAAATAATTAAAACAAGTGTGCTATATGATGGTAAAGATACATGGGCAGAAGTAAACTCTGTTGGCTATGATACATCATTAGATCAAACGACAATTTTCGCTGATATTGAGAAAGCAAAGGAAACATTAGAATATATAAAAAGTAATGCAGCAAATATACAATTCACAAATAATAATTTTGTTGCGCAAGTTCTTGATGAAGATGCTGGATTTGATAAAACAGTCTATGCAAAAGAATTGAAAATTTTTGAGTTAGTACCGGTGTTATTTAATGATGGAAATGATTAACGAAGGGAGATACGATAAAATGTATATGGGCATTGTTTGGTTAGAGTGTATAAGAGAAAGTCTTAAAGTAAAATTAGAAACAGTTTTTCGACCAGTTGTAGGTGACATTGTTTTAATAAATGGAAAGAACTATACTATTAGCGGAATAAAATGGGATTTGGATGAGAATCCTGAACAATGTAAAATCACCGCTTATATTGAGTAGATGAAAGTAAGTTTTCGCTAGATTAAAGGAGGATAAAATATGGTTACAGATGATCTTGTTGCCGCACTAGAAGCATTGATTAATAAATTTGATACAGATGAGAAAAAGGACGCTGGAAATAGCGTTCTTTATGCATTAATGAATTTTGACGAAGACGAATGGTATGGAATGAATGACGAAGAGAAAGAACATTGGATAAATCAATATTTATGATGATGGTAACGTGCGGAATTGAGTACTGAAAATGGTACATATAAGTGATATAATGGAATCATAAGGAGGATAAAATTATGTTATTAGATTTGATTGCATGGGGAACGGGATTGTTTGTGGTTTTTGGTATTCCTTGGTTACTTGATCAGAAGAGAAACGATAGATAAAAACACAGGAGGTATAATTATGTTAGGTATTGTTGGTTTGATTTTTGGAGCTTGTTGTATTGGTAGTGCTATTAGCTGCGCAAGTGATGATGCTCATGCTAAGAGAACTTCTTCCTTTAAGGACTATAACGGAAATAATGTCTGCTTTGACAGATTAGGTCGGAAAATTGTAAACGGAGAAAGAACTTATCAAGATGTAAAGTATGATGAATATAGAAACCGACATAATTATACTGTTGGATGTTCTAGTAATCATGTTTATGGAGATGAATTTGATCAACAGCTTGCAAGGGAAAGAGTATGGGACGAAAAAGACAAACAGCAATCTATTCAGTTCGGGAAACTTGCTTATTTGAAATATTTTCCTGAAAAGAGAAAACGGCAGACGTGTGAAATTTCTACTGGAAAATATATTAGTTGCTTATATCACGAATGTTATGCTGATGAATATAGAAAATTCTATTCATTTGATGACAATTTGAGGACAAGTGCGCCTGGTGATTATGGTGTTGTAATTACTAAAGAGGAATATCAAAAATTAAAAATAGTCGGTGGAACAGAAGCAAATATGCCGGCTTGGGATGTTGTTCATAAATTACAAGATATTGGAATGGCAAAACAGAAAGAGAGAGAAAGCGTAAGAAGATAAGCACTTGAAACTCGAATTTCTTTACAAAACCGTCATAACAGCGTATTAACATTGTATTGACAATATGGAAAATGGAGAATATAATAATATCAAAGAAAGGAGTTGATTTATTATATGGCTAATACAAGTGTAACTGTAAGGATAGATGAAAAGGTTAAGACAGATCTTCAGGATCTTATGTCTGATTTAGGACTTGATATGACTACGTTTTTTACCATGGCAGCAAAACAAGCAATTAGAGAGCAAGGGATTCCGTTTTATATTTCTAGGGAAATGCCTAATGAGGAAACGATAGAAGCATTTAAGGAAGTTGATGAAATGAAAAAGAATCCTTCTGTCGGCAAATCTTATACAGATGTAGATAAGATGATGGAGGAGCTGCTGACATGAAATATGAGATTAAACCAACTAATAAATTTCAGAAGGATTTAAAACGGATTCAAAAGAGGGGATATGATTTAAAACTCATAAGTGAAATCATTAAGAAATTAGCGAACGGAGAGGTTCTTCCAGAGAAAAACAAAGATCATGCTCTTACCGGTAATTATAGTGGAAGAAGGGAATGTCATATTACACCGGATTGGTTATTGATATACGAATATGATGAAGAGGTATTGTATTTGTACTTGACAAGAACTGGTAGTCATAGTGATTTATTTTAATGGTGCTATTTATTAAATGGCACCATGTTTTGTAAAAGGAGGAATTTTAAAATATGTTTAAACATTATGGGGTAGATGTACTATTTCAGAGATGTGAATGTAGTTTTGCAGATTTTTTAAAGCAGCAAGGTGTTGAGTATACTGTGCTTCCATATTTAGATGATATTGTATTAAGATATAACGTCAATGGAGTACGGAAATATGCTTATATTACATATCCAAATACAATTGATGAATATGTAGAGTATGTATATATAACAACGGAAATTCCTGAAGATTTGAATTGGAAGAATATAGAGTCAGATCGTATACATCAGGAGGCAGGTGATCCTCCTATGGAATTACCCACGAGAGCAAGAGTTGTTTTTGATGATTGTAAACATAGATGGCTTAAGGAGAATCCTCCAAAAGATTTAATGGTATCATTTAAGCCAAGAAAACCCGATCCAGAAGAAATGAGTCAGATGTTTATTGGAATATGTAAATGATTGTTTCATTTTAAAAGGAGTTTTAGTGTGAAAGAAAGTAGAGGAAAGCCATAAACTGGCGCACTTGAATAAGCTGTCTAAGGCAGGCAACTTTTTGAAGTGTTATAGAGTTAAAAAATTGGATTAAGAAGCTAATGGCTCATCAGGAGGAAGGAGTCCCTCCCGCTGCAACAGTTTCTTAGCCTGCTTGATAGCTTTTGCCTTTTGTTTTTCAACAAGAGCTACAGGCATATCGATTTTATAAAGGTCGCTCGGATTCCACTGCTCGCCAGTAGACAGCATCTGGTAGATGGCGGTAAGAATCATACGGGCAATTGCGATAATGGCTCTTTTCTTGCCACGACGTTTAACAAGAGATTCATATTTCTTTTTGTAGTAAGGAGATTTGTCAGATTTTACGGCTGCATGAGCACACTGTACTAATGCAGGTTTGAGGTAGACTCCGGCACGTGTAATCCGAACAGATTTCTTCTTACCAGCAGATTCATTGCTGCCAGGTGTTAAACCAGCCCAGCAACATAAACGTTTGGAACTTGAGAACTGAGACATATCCGTACCGGTTTCGGAGATGATAGTGATTGCACTATCACGTTTGACACCCGGAATGGTACAGAGGAACTGGACAGCATTTTCAAAATCAGGATTAGAAGAAATCATATTTTCTATCATTATATCAACATCGTTGATTTCGGCTGTGATATAATCCATATGTGCGCGGACAAGACGCATACGGTATTTTTGGGCATCAGTCATCTGATATCCTTCGACGGATTCTATAACAGCATCTTCTTTGGATTTGAGGCTCCGAAGAAGTTTAGATGCGATTTCTTCGTGGTTAATGGATGTACCCGATTGTTCAAGCAGATAGTCGATAATAGACGTGGATGACTTCCCAAAGATATCGGAAACAATAGAATCTAATGCAACATTACAGACAGTAAGAGCATTCTGGTATCTATTCTTTTCACTTGAACGGCAGGAAACAAGCTTGTAGCGATAGCGAGTGTATTCCCTGAGAATACGGACTTTCTTACAAGGAATATAGCTGCCCTTGACAAGGCCAAGACGGAACAAATCCCCAATCCATTTAGAATCTTTGGTATCATCTTTGTTGCCTTTCACTGCCTTTACCCATTTAGGATTGGCAATGACAACATTGATTTTATCTTCCAGAAGATTAAAGACAGGAACCCAGTATTTACCAGTGGATTCCATACAGACATCATGGCAGTGATTGTCAAGAAGCCATTGCTTGAATTCAAGAATTGAATTGTTAAAGGTGGAAAAGCGTTTCTTTTGGTAAGAGGGTTCAATGCCACCAGTAGTTTTTACAATTGTGGCAACGAGAAAAGATTTATGAACATCGACACCACAACAGGTTTGATAAGTAACTTTCATAGACGGACTCCTTTCACAAATGATAAGAAGCCATTGACTGAACTGCCACACAATTAAACCAAGGTGCTTAAACAATTCTTAGTGTACGGATTCATAATACCACTTATTTGTGCTTGAAAAGGCAGAACTTACACTGATTAGTATGCTGTCTAAAACGAAGAAAGTTGTTACAACTTATCCTCCCGTGCTTTGTAGTGTAGCTTCTTACAAACTATTTTAAAGCACAACGTAAAGAGTTAAAACACTTTCATTACTATTTGTGCCGCCGGCTGAAGGCGGCGGAATGGAGATTAGTATGAAGAAAATGCCATATGAGATAAAAAAGAAAATCAGACAGTATGCAAATATACAAAATAAAGCAAAATATATTCAACGTGAACTTGAAGAGATGATTGAGTCATACGGGGTACCTATTGAGAATTTGATTGCTTGTGCAGATAAAATATGGGACAGCGATGAACCACAAACGGAAGCTCTTGCATTTTTAAATAATGGTGAATGTGATGACGTTGACGGAACTATAAATCAAATTGAAGAAGTATTTCTTTGGTTTGTTAATAGAAAGACGAAATAATAGTTTACTTTGGATGGAGTTGATAATATGAATGATGTATTGGAACAGCGTTTAGCTGCTAAAAAGCGAGATTTAAAACAAATGCAAGATTTTTTGAAAATTGATATGGAAAATAATATTAATAGTCAAAATTATGAAGATAATGCTATCAATACATTATTAAATATGAAGAAGCTAAAAGTGGAAATTGCGGAGCTGGAGTTGATATTGCAGTTGTATATTATTAATCATAATTAAATAAATCATGAAAAATATTTGGTCTCAACAAACCATGCATGTTCATGGAGATTGTACTGAAGTTTAAATTGTTTCTGCTTTCCGTGATCAACAACGGTGCACAAAAAGTTGACCCAGTTGTCGCCAAATGTAGAATCAAGGACAGTATATGTTTCTATTTTGAGTTTGACCCAGTTGATCGTTACGTATAATGGCTTGATATCGCCGGTAGAAGAAAATACGGCGATAACTGGAACGCAGCGTATGTGTTTCGCATCAAAAACGGAATTAGATAATGTCATGATTGTACCTCCTGAATAATAATATACAAACATATGTTCTAAAAGTCAAGAATGGAAATGATAATCATGAATGGAAAAATCTAATATTTATGTGGAGGTGTAATTTTATGGGTAAATATTTAGATCAATGTGCTAAAGATGCGTGGGATGTCATAAAAGGTAGAAAAAAGATTATAGGAAATAAAATTATTGAATGTAATCTGACAGATAAAAATATAGAAAGTCAAGAAGAAAATTATGGTTGGCTTGCTCCAAATGGCACATTTTATTCTGTCGAATTTGGAAATCATCAAGCATGGGCTTCTCAATATTTATTAAATGAATATAGAAATGGAAACATTGAATTAGAATGTGACGAAGATCCTGGCGATGAGTTATGTGAACTTGGATTCATTTTACTTCATAGCCCACATAAATATGATTTTTTTGTCACAAGAGATTATAAAAAGAGAATTACTAATAAACAGAAAGAATTTCTCATTGACTATTTTGAAAAGAGAAATATGAATCAGTGGTTAGAGAAATTATATCAAGAGGAAATCTAAGTTCCAGATCAAATTAAAATATAAGGAGTTTTGATTTTATGAGAAAGAATACGTATGGAATTAACATTAATTATAATTCACAATATAAATTGTATCAGTTATCTATATTAGGAAAATACATTTATAATATAAAAGAAAATGATTTAATAAATAATTATGAAGACTATTTAGATGATCCTATGAACCCAGATGGAATTATTGTTGCAACTTTGAACGCAATTGATAAAGTAAAAAAAGATGGTTGGTATATTGAAAAATATGCTGATATAAAAACAATTAGAATGGAAGTAATAAAAAAAATTAGTGAATTGTTTGATACTGTAAACGCAAAAGAGAGAAAAGATGAAATTTAACTTTCTTTAGTTTGGAGGTAATGATATGACAAAAAGTCAAATAGAAAAATTTGCAGTAGGTTATTCTTCTTATTCTACAGACTGTGTGGAAGAAGTATTAAAAGTTACTAATTTCGATGAAGATGTGGCGAGAGAAATTTTAGATGACAAAGAGAAAACATTAGCAATTTGGCAGAATGGAACAATAATGATTGATGGAATAACACTTTGTTGTGGATATGATTTCGCAGAAGATGCTTTTAGCAAAAAGATAAAGATTGGTTATTGCCCGATTTGTGGAAGAAAAATTGTAATTAAGAAGCCAATGAATGAATGATTTACTTGGAAGATTGGAAGAGGTGATATAATTGAGAATCGGAATATGAATGACCTAGAGCAAGGGAAATATGATAGATATAGAGACATATTGGATCTATTGGATGAAATGGAATGAGGCGATATAAATGGAATGGAATGATTTAAGCAATAGTGCAAAATCTATTATTGAATGGGTTGAAAATCCATTTACAAATCAAAGAGAAACGATTGAAATTAAAATTGGAGAAGTATTCCACAGAAAATGTCCAATGTTTTGCGGAGATACTGGGAAAACATCTGATATTGATATTGTTGTAACTAAAGAATTATATCAAGAAATTTTGAAATTTGTAACTGAAGATAACGAAATTCAATGCGAGCAATTTATGGATGGTTTATTATTTAAATTAAAAGAAGATAGTAATGTTAAACTGCATTAAGGAGTGAGTAATGAATTGACGATTTCATGGTTATGGAAAGCAGGTGATATAGGTTGAAAATAACAAAGTTTAAAGATATTCCTCAATTTACATCTAGTGGATCTTATCAAGTAAATTATCCACTCACAAGTCTTGTAAAATATATAGAGGAAGAAGTTAGTGAGATGGGATTGCAACTTAATCCTGAGTTTCAGAGAGGTCATGTATGGACTGAAGATCAACAGGTTGCATGGTTGGAATATCATCTTCGTGGTGGTAAATCTGGAAACACAATTTATTTGAATAATCCATTCTGGAATTCTTATAGAGAACCAAAACGAGGAGAGTATTCTGATTATGTATGTGTTGATGGTTTACAAAGAATAACAGCAGCACAAAGATTTATTCATAATGAAATCAAGGTGTTTGGTTCATATTTTAACGAATATGAAGATAGTTTACGTCTTGTAAATGCAACTATGTTACTAAATGTAAATGATCTTAAAAGCGAGAAAGAAGTTCTTCAGTGGTATGTTGATATGAATGCAGGTGGTACGCCTCATACAAGTGAAGAAATTAACAGAATTAAGAAGATGATTGAGAAACTATAAAGCAAATGAAAAATTGCTTTCAAGTGGAGGTAGATATGTTATATAATATTGGTGATAAATTGAAATGTAAACATGAAGTAAACACACAATGCCTCGAAATGACAAATCCAATGTTTAATATCCATGTAGGTGATATTTATATTGTGACAGATAAAGATGATTATCCAGACGATAACCATTGTCATTGGTATGAATTAACATCCCAAAAAGATAAAAATATGGTTTTAAGCGCATGGAATGATGAAGAGCATATGATTATAGACGACAGATTTGAAAAAGTATAAAAGTGGGACTTCTATATGACTCAGTTACAAGTGGGGAAACTAAAGAATTTCCCGATTTTAGTACCAGATGAAACAGACATTTCGAGAGGAAAATAACATGGAAGAGAAAACTAAACAAATGATTGAAAAAGAAAAAGTGGAAATATTGCAGAGAGCTTGTAGTAGACTGGAAGGATTTAGTGCTCTGCTAAAAGCCAATTTAGAATTACGGAACATTAAGAATAGTGATAAGAATCATGGTATTTTTTATGCAATCAACGTTATAGAAGAGAACGTGCGGATTATTAATTCTATTATTACAGAGGAATATGGTGAGTATATTGAGGACTTTGGACAGTATATGAACGTACCAGAATAATGTAAATTAAATTTAACAAAAGCAGTATATTTGTCAACTATAATTGACGTTAAGAAGCAGAACAACCTGCTTCTTTTTTGTTACAAAAATTTTAGAAAGAAATAGAGAATAAATAGTTAGGAGGATTTGGTTATGGAACAGAACAGATATGCTACAAAGAAAAAGGGCAAGACTGAAGTTTATCCTTTTTGGAATATGGCTGATATTAAAAATGTTGTCGAGTGGTTTGAAAATAATAATGAATGGGATGGATATCTGATTACTATGTTAGAGCTTCTTCTTGGAAGACGTATTGGGGATACTGTAATGATGAAGTGGTCGGATCTGTATTATGAAAATGGAAATCGAAAGAATGAGATTGACACCATTGAAGAGCAGAAGACTGGCAAAGTTACGAATATTCCAGTAAGTAATATGGTATGGGAAGCAGTTGATAATTATTTGCAGCATACAGAAGTAGATCCTATGAAACATTACAATGATTATATTTTTGAATATAATCCTAAGACAACCTGGTTAAAGAGGGATGTTAATTCTATTATATATGGAAATGTAGAGATTTGGTGTGATGCGTTACAAAAGGATTTTTCTGATAAAAGAAGAGAGAATATTATTTCAGATTACAAAAAGCAGAAACAATACGAAACGATTGGTGAATATCTTCATTATGTTGTTGAATATAACGATGTTGTAAAGCATCAGACCGATGATTATAGAAAGAAGTTAAAGAAGGCGGTAGAGGCAGCCAACATCCAATATGCCGTAAGTTCACATAGCTTGCGTAAATCTTTCGGTTATTGGATCCATAAGACTCATCCATTCGATCCTGATTGTTTATTATCTCTTCAGAAGCTGTTCAACCACACAGACCTTCAGACTACTATGAATTATATTGGATTAACAGAAGAGAAAAATAGACAATACATTAACGACCATGGAGAGTTTATTAGAAATGTATTGGCTGGTAATGGAGATGATATTGTAAAGAATATGCCGGTAGTGTCATTAAAGTCTGATGATTTTGGAGAAATAATTAAGCAGGTTATTAAAAATGTTCAAGCCGGTAACGATCCTGTAGAAGTATACCAGGCTGCAATCAATATGGTAAATGAAAGACGTGTTTTGTAATAGGAAAGGAGAATATAATACCATGTTGTATTATTTAGCAAAAAGATTTCAGCTGAAAAGACTGAGAAAATTATTTTGTAAGATTGGATGGCATAGTAATATTGATGGATATTCCATGTTGAATATTGAAGGGAAAATGTATTGCAGATGTCCGTGGTGTGGGAAACACTTAGATACAGAAAGTGTATTTATGAAAGGATGACTTTTGTAAAAAGAAGTAATTCAAATCAATAATTCAAAATTAAGCTAAGAAGTGAAATTAGGAACTAAAAAATTGAGTTTCTATTTGAGTTCCATTCAATAACTAAAAAACAAGCTAAAATCCACCGGTAATACGGAAGAAATCGAACTACTGAGGAAAATTCGGTAGTTTGGCAATTAAAGAAAGAGAGGATATGTATTTATGATTATTACATTAATTACTATTATTATACTTGCTTTAGGTGTTATCGGCTCTATTTTTTTATACGTGGACGAGTTGGTTTTACAGTCAGAAATTTGTGAACTCTCTGGAATATATTGAATTGGAAACTTAGGATTTAGTGAAGGAAGGGCATGAGTATAGATAACGGAGAAGTGAAGTATTATCAACCGAGATTTGCAAAATGTATTCAATCAGCGAAATGGGATAGCATTGCTGAGAGGTTATCTGAAACAAGTATGTCTCTTATTACACAGGTTATGAATGCAGAAAAAGATGGAGACTGTAGTTGGATTGTATGGTATGAATGTGATCATGTTCTCGAGAGCATAAGAAAAATTGCAAATCGGTTAAACTGAAATAGAGGGTCAGCCGTTTGACCGTTCACGATGACCTTATAAACTTCTGAGACGGTACCACGATATTTAGCCTTCTGCCGAAAAACGAAGGACGGTTTTGCTGTTTTTGCGATAAGAAAGCAGCATTTAAACTGAAAGAGGGTATGAAATGTCAAAGCTTATAACATATCAGTCCGGTGGATTTACGAATTACGGAATCAGCTACCGGAAATACAGTCCAGAGGAATTGGAGAAAAGAAGCAAGATGAAAGAATTTCCGATTATGACAAACAAAAGGCATGAATACATTCCATACAATGTCATTAAACCGCATGAAGAACAGGCATTAAAAAATCACTGTGGTCAGACATTAGACAGATTGGCAGCCAGAGGAGGTCTGTCTTGGGCGGAAGCATATGCCGTGCTGACGGATAGTAAGATTCCTTACGGAGACCAGTATATTTCGGATGAATTTTACGAGAAAAAAGTAAAAGAGATAGTATCGAATGCGTAGGTAAACTGAAATATTAAGATTTATGGAGGCATTTGTATGAGAAAAATACATGAATGTGCAGAAGATATAAAAAATATTTTAAATGATGCAGAACGAACCGAAGAGGTTGACGGAGATATGTTATGTAGTATTAATGAGTTGGTGGATGAAATTTTATCAATATATTGTTTAGAAAAACAACAAAGAAAAATGGCTATAGCTGAAGAAAATGAGATTCTTTCAGAAGAGGCTAAAAAAGCAGGATGGAAGTCTGGTGTTATGAACATCTAAACTGAAATATCAGAAAAATTGTGTAACGAAAGGAGATATGCATGTTAAGTAAAATGAACGATCTGATGGGCGGCTATACCGGATATACCGTTATAGTTACCACTAAGTATGTCCAGCGGCGCAGACACAAAAAGAAGCGCATCAATAAAAAGTGGATTAAGCGGTATGGATACATCGCTAAAGATTGGCAAAAACGTGGAGAAACGGTTGTCGATCAGGTACATATGACCATATATATGAATCAGGCAACATATAATGATCTGATTATTGCCCTAAAGAATAGGTAACAGAAAGGAGCAAGGATGGAGAGACTGACAACTAGAAATATAGCAGGAGTGGCAGTATATAAGCATCCGTTTGAATGCGAAAGATGCGGAGAGGAAATTTGGAGACTGCCTGATTATGGAAATGGTAGTCCTACGGAAAAGCTGGCTGCTTATGAGGATGACGAGGAGCAGGGATTCCTACTGCGATTGCTGTGTAAGGTGGGAGATACCGTTTATCTGATTGATAGGGATGAAAATAATAAGTTCAAAGTATACGAGGGAAAATGGGAACGGGTGTCCCTTGTTCAAACCTCAAAGGATGGTTCATTTAATCTTTGTGGAGAAATTTCTTACGACATATATGATTGTTTTTACGATGATGGAAGAACAATGAAACATGGAATGTATGTCGGACAGGAACGTACGAAAATTGGGAAAGTTGTATTTTTCACAAAAGAGGAAGCCGAAGCCAAACTAGCAGAATTGAGAGGTGCGGAATGAAGAGAGAAGAAGCTATTTACTGCTTAAAGGCTCAGAGTGAACGGTACTCAGAGGTTTGTGAAGAATGTCCTCTGTACGGACAAACTGGAGTAGATCATTGCTGTGAGGATGCATTGCAAATGGCAATCACCGCCTTGCAGAATCAGCCAGTGTGGATTCCAGTAAGTGAGAGACTGCCGGAGAAAAACGGTAAATATCTTGTCTTTTTAACTAATCCTGTTAGAAACCAATCTGATAATGTGTTTACAAGTTGGTACAACGTATATTACAAAGAGTTTGAGACAGAGAAATCCTTGGATTATGTAAAAGCCTGGATGCCACTGCCGGAACCGTACCGGGAAAGCGAGGGAAAATAATGGCGAACAGAAATACATTACACATTTCTAAATTGGAAGCATTTAAAAATTGGCTGATAAAGGACGGCTGGGAAATTCTCCCGCTGTCAAAGAATCCATATCAAGTATTGAGAGCAAGTAAGATGGGAATATCAAATCCTCTGATTGTGTATTCTGGAAAAAGCAAGGAGCATCTTTCCTTTGCAAATGAATGGCTGCCGGTAGTAGAAGCATTTTTACATAAAAAGACCAACGCAGACCGGATCAGGAGCATGACTGACGATGAGCTGGCAGATTTTTTAGTGACAGTAGAAACATACGGTTATCACGACCAGAGCATATCGGGAACCTACGAGATGAATGAATGGCTAAGGGCAGAAAGCGAGGAATGAGGATGCAAGATAGATATTTATTCCGTGGAAAGCGGATTGATAATGGAGAATGGGTACATGGTTACTTGTTTGATGATGGATTTGAAAATGGAAGAGTATTTATTGGCGGAATTGTTATTGAAAAATACAATGGAACTGCTTGCGATGATTGGAATGTTACTGGTATAAATTTCTACGAGATAGACCCGAACACTATCTGCCAGTGTACCGGACTTAAGGACAAGAACGGCAAGCTGATTTGGGAGAATGATATTGTTAAACATTACAATGATGGAGCACATCCAGAAAATTATTGCACTGGCACTGTACTTTGGGATGAAAATTATGCTGAATTTTATCGGACAAGTAATGAGTATGGATTATCAAAGCCACGTATAAACAGGGATTGTATTTATGAGGTTATCGGAAACAAATTTGACAATCCGGAACTGTTGGAGGTGTAATATAGCGACATGCAAACGCAAAAATCGTAATTGTCGGTATGAGTATAATCAAAATTCTTACCAGTGCAAGAAATGTATTGAGGAAAAATTAAATCAATATCCGATTACTTGTGAAGATTGTCATTACGGTGGTTGGGGAATATGCAATAAAAGAGGTAAGAATCAGCGGAGAATGAGACCTTGTGAGGATTTTAAATGGAGTTAAGGAGAGTAGCCATGACGGAGAATGAAGCAATCAAAGAACTTGAGACATCTATTGATTTAGCCAAAATGTGTAAACAGAATTACGAGAGAAAAAACGAAATCCAAGGTTACGAGATGGCAATCAAGGCGCTTGAAGAGGTGCAGCAGTACCGGCAGATCGGCACGGTGGAGGAATGCCGTGAAGCTGTGGAGAAGCAGACGGCGAAGAAACCAACACTTATTGACTATAAAAAATATGCAAATTTCGTAGATAATGTAGATTTTCTTCAAGATGCATATTGGTGTCCTAATTGCAAACGAGTTGTAAGAAGCGGTTCTTTTTGTAGAGATTGTGGACAGAAATTAGGTTGGAGTGATGAAGAATGAATGATTTATCCTATGAATTTAAAAAGCAGGAGACGAAGAAAAACGGAAGTTTTTATTACAAAAAAGGAATGGGAAAAAGAGAAATTCCCGATATGTCTCCGTATCAGTATGGCTCATTGTTGAGCAGAAAGAAAAGAGGTAGGAGATGAGTGAAGAACTTAAGCTGTGTCCATCATGTAAGAAAAAAAGTGCTATCTTATGCGAATTTTACATAAAATGCATGAATTGTGGAAGAATGATGATGTTGAAAGAAGATTACAATGAAGAAAAGCTGATTGAAGCATGGAACAGGAGGGCGAACGATGAGAAGACTGATTGATGCGGATCATTTGTTATTTCTTCTCAATTCTGCGATAGAGTTGCGGAAGAAATTACACAGAAATACATCAGATTTAGATATGATGGTTGATGCTGTTAATGATGAGCCGACCGCCTACGACCAGAACAGAGTTGTGAAGCGGTTGGAAGAACGCACAGCATTCTTGAAAGACTGTACAAAGTATGGAAACAAAACAGAAGAGCAGCAGTCAAAATCCTACGACACTATGATGATGTATGAGGTCAAGGATTTGGTAGATGATTTGTTGGAGATTGTAAAGGCAGGTGGAGCAGATGCGTGATTGCAGAAATTGCAAACACTTCATAGCAAAAAAAAGTAAATATGAATCAGTATAAAATTTTTAAAAGTATTTTAGTTACCGAATGTGTAAAAAAGAAAATTCAACTTCTTCCTTTTGAGCATGAAAGGAATTCCAAATACTGTGATTATTTTAAAGAAAGAGGTGGGGCAGATATAGAATAAAATATCTATTTCGAGTCATCTTCAAATAATAAAATATCGTTTGGAGTGCAGTTAAGAACTCTGCATAATTGTTCAAGGGTATCAAAATAAATACGATCTGTGTTACCTTCGTATAAATTACATGCTGCTTTATATCCTATTTTAAGTTCTTTTGATAATTGGTTTCGATTCATACCCTTAGCATCAACTAATGATTTTATATTAAGTCTCATATATTTATCTCCTTGACATTATATACTTTAACACATAATCTTAAGAAAATAAATATATTTTTAAGAATATACCCTTGACAATATAATCTAAAGAGTGTATAGTATGAACTATCAAAGGGAGACACGAAGATAAATGCGTAGGATTTACATACTAGGAAAGGAGAGGTGACTACGACATGAAAAGAGGAGAAATCTATTACGCAGATTTGAGACCAGTTGTAGGATCTGAACAGGGAGGAATTCGTCCTGTGCTTATCATTCAAAATGACGTTGGCAATAAATATAGCCCTACAACTATTGTTGCTATTCTGACTTCTAAAGAGAAGCCATCCCTTCCTACGCATGTGTTGCTAAAGAGTAGCGAAGAGAATGGTCTTGAAGTTGACTCTACAATTGAATTAGAGCAGCTTAGAACTATTGACAAAAAGAGAATAAAAGATAGGGTTGGAAAAATCAGCGAATACGATAATGACAGAGTATTAAATGCGCTTAAAGTTAGTATGTGCATTTAAGGGAGGGTAGTATTATGAATATGACTGAGACTTACAAAGTAGAAAGCTATGATGAAGCAATTGCTGTTTTACAAAGATTAAAAGAAAGTGGAGCTAAATGTAATATTACTATCTATACATTCGATTTTGATAGGAATTTGGAATCTCATAAAATAACTACTCCTGAGAGCGTATGTATTTTGGTTGAGAAATCAAAGACGATAATTATGAACAATGATTCATATGTACCTCATATGCAGTTATTTTCCATGGTTCAATCACCTGAGAATATTACTAGAAAAGGTATTATGCATGACGTTTTACTTTTGCGACTACCAACTAATGAGTCCTGAAAATAGGACTCATAGATAAATAAAATAATAATATCAAACAGAAAAACAAACAAACGTTCGATTTTTATATTGACAGAACAGATGTTCGGGTGTAGAATCATAATTGTTCCAAACAAAATAAAAAATGCAGCCTAGCGATTCAACCGGTGTTGGCGCACCTTTCTACTAGACTGCACTACATAACAACTTCGGAGAATACTCCAAAGAGCAGTGCTTGCACACTACTATATTATATTGTACATATTTTTCCAATAAATGTCAACTGATCAAAGTCAGGTTTCATCTGGAAAATTCGGGCAAGTCTGCTAAGAAAATCAAGTATTTTACAACTTAATACAGAGAATAAATTTATAGGGCTATCGCCAAGCGGTAAGGCACAGCACTTTGACTGCTGCATTCGCTGGTTCGAATCCAGCTAGCCCTGTTATGCGAGTGTACCAAAGTGGTGATGGGATACGGTTTATGTCCGTTAATCCGCACGTTCGATTCGTGCCACTCGTACTATATCAATGTGTCAGGAGATGGGTTCATGACTTAATTTACCCCATGCTATGCGCAAATAAAATTAGCAGAACAAAGCATTGATATATTATGTGCCATTAGCTCAGTTGGTAGAGCACCAGACTTTTAATCTGGGTGTCATGGGTTCGAACCCCGTATGGTGCATATGGATCGTTAACTCAGAAGGTTAGAGTATTCGCCTCATAAGCGAACAGTCGTCCGTTCAAGTCGGACACGATCCACTAACCTGCCAAAAATATGTAACTGGTCATTATATATGGATGGAATAACACACGTAAAACTAAAAAAAGTAGATTAAACAAGGACTCGTGTAAGTTATTTGTTCGATGTCAGTACACAGCATTGAGCACAGGTTTTGTAACTATTAATTTTGATTTACATATTGAAACCCAAGTGTTGTAGATCAGAACGTTTTACATTTTTTTCTTTACTGGTAGTGCCATTAGTCCATTGGTAAGACGCTCTACATAATAGAGAAAAGGTGGTTCGAGTCCGCCATGGCACATTATCAAATATAGAAGAAAGGAAAATTTCATTATGGATTATGTGATAAAGAATAATCGAAATTGCTATATCCGTTTGGATGATAACGGTACAGCAATTAGTTGCTCAGAAGCAAAGCGTGATTTATTTAATGAAACAAAGGCACGTAATATTTTAAAAGGTCTTCCAAAAGGTTTACGGAATATGGGATTTAGAGTAGAAGCAATCCCAGATATCCAACCGAAAAAGGTTGATGATGAAGAACGGAAAGTGAATTTTATAGTTCTTCAGGGTGGTAAAAAAACAACGTCAGAGAATATTTCCAGATGGATCGAGATGTTTGGACAGTGTGATGACACGGTTAAAGATGCATCTGAAAGATTTAGATATCTTGAAAAGGAATTACATAATAAAGATTTAGAAATGATAGATATTTTACATACTATAGAAATTAGCAATCCATTTGATCTGTTTCGAGGTTGGAAGATTTATAAAAATATCAAACAAAATAGGGAATTAAGAAGAGAAATGAAAGATGAGATGCTTATTATTGGAAATGTATTAAAAGATTTAAAACCAGGAGCATTTAGTAGAGAACGAACAGAAAAAGCAATCAATGGTTTGTTTGATAGAAAATACCGGTATCGGATTGTAGAGGAGGATGATCAGAATGATTCTATGTAAGGATTGTGGAATCCCTATGGTAGCTGCTATGTCGTTTTCAAACGAAAGCAATGAGAAGTTTAATAGGTGTCCAAAATGTTATGCGGAAACAAAGCACGTAAAGTTACGTGAATCTGATTTGGATTTTGGAGAAGTATTACATAAGGCTATTGATAGGAGAGAAAACCATGGACATAAATAAAACCTTAGAATTCTATTGTAATAATGAGATGGCTGAGTTGAAAAAGATTTGCTATCCGTTGTTTATTAAAATAGGTGGTATTTCAGATAAAGACTATGACGATTTTTATTCTATTGCATTGGAAGCATTGTCTGATAGCGCAATTAGATATAAAGATGATAAAAATTGCCAGTTTAGATCATTTCTTATTGGCAATGTGCAACGAAAGTTTAAGACTGAGATCCGTGATCGTAACAGGATTAAACGTATTCCTGTAAAGCAAATAGATAGTATGAGTAATCTTGTAACGGAAGATGGACTACAACTTAGTGAGTTAATACCATCTGAATTCAATACTTTTGATGAAGCTTGTGAGCATAGTGGCTGGCATGAAAGCAAAATTGAAAAGTATTTGAATAAGTTATCAAAATTGCAAAGAAAAATAGTGTCACTTCTTTCTGATGGATATAAACCGGCAGAGATAAAAGAAGCATTACATATTAGTTCTAAAGAGTACTTACATAATCTTGCTGCTATACAGGCATATGAGAATGTGAAAATATTATTGTAAATTAAAGGAGGAATAAATCATGGGTAAAGTAATCGAGGTAAATATACCAGTAATCAATTATATCAGCGAGGTAAGAGACAATGATGTAAGTGATAATCAGGATGTGCAGCGTTATTTTTGTAGCAGTGATGAATTTGTAGATGGAATTGGTGTTACTGCTTTAACTCAGGATTATATGCCTCCTTTAATTTTAGCAGAGGTTCCATTAAATGATGATATTGTTCAAAAGTATATTGTTGATGGTTTACAGCGAACAACTGCATTGTTAATGATCCGTTTTGGAAATCACAAGTTTTCTGCCAAAACGGAAGATTCTGAAATTGAATATCAGACTAAGGTTATTGATGAAAACGGAAAAGTTGCAAGAGATGACGATGGTAATATTTTATGGGAAAAGAAAATCTTTGATTTAAAGGGCAAAACATACGATGAGTTTCCTAATGAATTAAAGAAGAGATTTGATAATTATCAAATTAAAATTGCCACATATCCAAATTGTGATATGAAAAAAGTAAGTAAACTTGTGCGAAAACTTAATAATCATAAAGGTATGAATACAAGTCAGAGAGCATTAACATGGCTCCCTACATATGCACGTAAGGTTAAGAATATTGCAGAAGAAGGATTTTTTAAAAATTCTATTGAATATTCTGATACATGCAGAAAGAATGGAGAATATTTACAGGTAGTATGTAGATCTGTTATGAATGTTTTTCATTTTGATTCATATAAACGTGGAGCAAAAGAGGTATGTGATTACCTTGAGGATAATGGAAGTATGGAAGAATTTAATACAATTCAGAAATACTTTCAGAGGATCGAAAATGCTTGTGGTGAAGAATGCAAGACAATTTTAGTGAAGAAGGATATTCCGGTGTGGTTAGCTGTATTTCATAAATTTGCCAAGACTGGTATGGATGATTCTAAGTTTGCAGATTTCATGAAGGCATTAGTTGTAAATTTACATTCTAAAGAAATTAACGGATATAGCTACGATTCTTTAGATAAGGAACCAGGAACTACTGATAAAAAGCTTGTTAGTGCAAAGATGGATACATATACCGCATTGATGAATGAGTATTTACAGATTAAAAGCAATGTGGATGATGTAAAAACTGACGAAGAGGATACTGTTACAAATGATACTGTTATTGGATTCGTTCAGAACAATGTAAATGCAGAAGTAAATGGTGAGGATATCTCATTTTATGAGGACATGGTAGATGACTGTGTAAAGATTGATTCCCCTGTTTATACAGCGTGTAAGACAGCATTAGTTGCTATTATGGCTTATGCTTGTATGAATGATCGGGATCTGAGTTTTGAGGACTGGATTAAGAAGTATGAAAGTAATAATTCGTCTTTCAGTCCTGATCAGAAGGTCAACTATACATACATGAAACATGATTTTGATGAATTTGTTAAAAATGTAGAAGAAAATTCAAAACAGAAAACGGTAGCAGTAGCATAGGAGGATGTAAATGTCATATTGGACTTATATAAATGGAACGGTAACGGTTAGTCCTATGGGAAGAACTCAGGCTGAAAAAAGATATGTTCTTGATACGGTATTAAACCATTTACCTGTTGTTACTGGATCCGAAAGAGATATGAATGTCTATATTATACAAAAGGATAGATCCAACAGCTCTTGTTCGTGCGATGAATTTGGAGAAAGAACTAATAATTTAGTTGATGAATATGGGCAAAGAACAAGGAATAGAGGATGGATGCATACACAAGATGATTATATTCTTGTATTAGATGCTGCTTTAAGGGATAGAGAATTTGAACAGACTTATAGAGAATTTATGAAGTGGTTTGTACGACTTTGTAAGCGAGTTGGATTTAAAGATATACTCGTAGAGATTACAGGATATGATAAGTCTACTATTATTAAAGACAGAAATATTCAGAAAAAGAAATATTCGTATAGAAGCGTGTTCAGTGCATTATTCGAAGATCCAAGCTGGTACAAAGATTCTGATGGAGAGCCGAATTGGTGTGAATATTTATTATGGAATAGAGCAAAAGGTTCGGATTATCCTATGTTACTTGCTTATAAATATTTTAATGACGAGGATAATGACGAAGAAGTTGAGAGAAGAATGAAATATGAGAGAGGTTAAATATGGCAGTATTTAAAAATTTCAAAGATGATGAGCTGATTATCAGTTGCAAATGTGGTTGTGACGAAGGTATTCATTTTGCAATTTGTGATTACAAAGATGGAGATTATGCATTTGTAACACATACGAGTGGCAACTATTACAGAGAGCAATGTCCATTCAGAGAGAAGTTAAAGAAAATCTGGGCGATTATTCGGAATAAGGATTATTACTATTCTGAGGTTTGCATGGACAAGAACGATTTTGAACAGTTCGCAGAATGGATTAATAAGAAAAACACAAAGCAATGCACAGCTGATGAGGTAATAAATATTTTGGATAAAATCGCAAAGATAAATCCAAATATTGAGATTACAATCGATGGAGGTGGCGAAAATTGTGCCTCAGTAAAGCTATCGGAAGCTCTTATCTATGAAAGTGGTTATGGAAATTTGGTTATTGATGCAGAAAAGTAGAGGAGATTATTATGGCAAAATTAGAAGGATTTAGTAAGGTAGCAGTTATTAAATGGGGTTATTGCACACAGTATTGCTTTGCTATTTATGATGATGGAAATCATTATAAGATAGGGGATATGGTAGCATTAAGCAATAATAACCCTAATGCAAAAATTGATGAAATCATCAGTGTAGAAGAATCAAGAGAACGATATAAAGGAAACATTACAGCAGAGGTCATTGGAAAAATTGATATTTCTGCATATAAAAAGCGTGTGGAGCAGCGTAAGGAGAAAGAAGAACTGAAGAAGGAACTTGATAAGCGTAAGAAAGAGATTCAGAAGAAGTTGGATGATGAGTATTATGCAAGCAAAGACGATGTTTATGCTGAAATGCTGAAGAGATATGAGAGTTTATAGGGAGAATATTGCGATGAAGAGACAAATTCGTAGAGGAGTTTTTGAAACAAATTCATCAAGTACACATGCAATTTGTATAGCAAAAGGCGACTATAATTTATCAAAACATATTGACTTTACTATTGGTGAATTCGGTTGGGAAAATAACGAATATGATGATTTGTATAGTAAGGCATCATATTTAATCACAGCAATTTTAAGTTTTGATAAAGATCAGGCTGATGATTATTTACGAAAGCTAAAAGATATTTTGGAAAATAATAACATTGAATATAACCTACCAAAATTGAAAGAAGCATCATGGGAATATGACGGCAAAATTAGATCTTATTATGATTTTGATGGTTATGGATACATTGATCATTCTGATGAGACCGAGGACTTTGTTGATGATGTATTACATGATTCAGATAAATTATTTAGATACTTATTCGGAGATTCAAAAATTATCACAGGAAATGATAATTCAAATGAATTTGATGACAGAATGTATGTAAACGAAGGAGAAGAAAAAACAAGGTGGGGTACTTATACAACTTATGGTGATTTAAAGCCAGAATTCGATAATTATGAAATTTACATGAAAGGAAATTAATAATATGAAGAGACAGATTAGACGTGGAGTATTTGAAACTAACTCATCTAGCACCCATTCACTTACAATGTGTAGCGAGGAAGAGTTTGAACAGTGGAAGAATGGCGAGCTTCTTTTTGATGAATGGGGTTCTAGGTCATTTGTAAAAGCAAATAGTTTATCAGATGATGATAAGAAATATGCAGCACAAGACTATGAAAATCACAAAGATGAATTTTCTAAAGATTGGTCAGACTTGTCAGAATCTGCGAAAGAAAAGTATTATACCAAATACGCAAAAGAAAACAATATTGTAGACGATGATGCTAAAACCTATGAGGAGTGGCAGAACGATGATCTTGAAACATTTGTATATAGATATACAAGTAAAAGTGGAGATAAAATTGTTTCATTTGGTAAATATGGATACGATGGTTGATTTAATTTAGGAGGATTTTAAGAATGGGATTATTAGGAAGATACATAAATGGAAATTTTAGAACCACAATCTTGAGTGATGGTACTAAGATTAGAGAGACAGATGAAGATGAGTTTGTTCCAGCTTTTGCAGAGAATATGGATATAAAAATAACAAATTTTTGTGATATGGGATGTCCATTCTGTCATGAAGGTAGTACAACAGATGGAAAATTTGGAGATATTCTGAATGAGAAATTCATTAACACGCTTCATCCGTATCAGGAAGTTGCTCTTGGTGGTGGAGATGCTACAAGTCATCCTGATTTAATTCCATTCTTACAGAAACTCAAAGATAGAAAAGTTATTGTAAACATGACTGTAAACCAGATTCATTTTGAGAAGAAACAGGAACTCATCAGAAGACTTGTTGATGAAAAACTTATCTATGGTCTAGGTGTATCTCTTGTAAATCCCACAAAAAAATTTATTGAACTCATTAAGCAATATCCTAATGCAGTTATCCATGTGATTAACGGTATACTAAGTGCTTCAGATGTAGAAATTTTGGAGAATAATAATCTAAAGATACTGATACTTGGATATAAACATCTTAGACGTGGTGATGATTTTTACATAAAAGATCATGAGAATATTGTCGCAAATCAAAATTGGTTATATGTAAATCTTGAAGATATTATTGATAAATTTAAAGTAGTTAGTTTTGATAACCTTGCAATTGATCAATTATATGTCAAAGGATTGATGAGAGATGAAGAATGGGACGAATTCTATATGGGCGATGATGGGAGTACGACTTATTACATCGATATGGTAGAGCGTAAATTTGCCAGGAGTTCAACAGCTACATTTGATAAGAGATATGATTTATTGGATTCTGTTGATGATATGTTTCAGAAAATTGTATCTGAGAGAAAATAAGGTATTATATTAGAAAGGTGAATAATTCATAATGGGAATGTACACAGAAATTAATGTGTGTTTTGACTTATACAGAGATACATCAAAGGAAGTTATAGATATTTTACATAGTCTTATTGATAGAACTGACAAACCAGATGTGTTACCAGGACATAAATTTTTTAAGTGTGATAGGTGGTATATGGTAGCTTGTTGCGATAGTTACTATTTTAATGGTTCTACTAACAGTAAGATAATTTTTAATACAATTTCTAAAACTTGGAAAGTAAATATTAGAGCCAATTTGAAAAATTATGACTCTGAGATCGAACATTTCTTGGATTGGTTAGTACCATATATTGAAACAGAGGGTTTTATTGGATATACAAGATATGAAGAATATGAAAATCCAAAACTTGTTTATATAGAAGATGGTAAAGTTGTTTTTAAATATGTAGAACCAGATGAGTACTAACTTGTAAAACTTATGATTTATATGAATCTTAATGATTGATTTTTAAATGAAATCGAAATTTGGTGAGGTAAACAATGAAAAAGGTATCAGGATATATTAGTGTAAGAGCATTGGGATGCTATGATTATGAGTTTTTTGTTGATGATAATGCTACAGATGAGGAAATTAAGCAGAAAGTGGCAGAATGCGAGCAGATGAGCCATGATTACAGTGTAGAAGAAGGCTATGAATCTTATACGGAAACACGATACAGAAAACGACGAATCTGATATTTCGAGAGGTTAAATGTGAAAGAGAGAATTTGTAAAGCAATATTGATTATTTGTGTTTGCATTATGCTTGTGATGTGCGAACAGTTATTTTTCGACATGCTTATTAGATAGAAAGGAAAAAATAAAATGTGCCGTTTTAAATCAGGAATTATTTTAAAGAATAAAGTAGTTTTAGCACACGAAGGAAATGAAAGTCATTCTGATCTGCTTGATAGTTTAGGTATTGAAGACGACCGTATGAACGCTATGAAAGTGTTTGTAAGAGCAGAACTACTTCCACCAAATGGGAATAAAGCGGTTACTGTTGATAAATGGGAATTTAACATTGATCAAGATATTACACCGGATTGGTTTAATGCGGATCGGGGAAAATATGAAATGGAATTCCGTGATACTGTTAAAGATTATCTAAAAGATAAGTTTATTACTATTTGTGGGTATGCTTGGAATAAAGTAACAGACGGAGAATTTACATATTACTTCATGGATGGATTTATGGGTGACTGCAAATTTGGTGTTACAAATAATTACAAGAATTCAGAAGTTAGAGATATGCTTGTAAATAGTAAGTTGGCAAAAGACTTGCAGAAAGAGTTTTGTGATAGATTAGTTCCTATCACATTAGATTTACTATCTCTTGATGGGTTAGATGATTATGGAACTGTTACTGGAGATATTCTGGCAATTACTACGATTGATTTATACAGGAAATATAGAAAGAATATTTCTACACTTGATTCTTGGTATTGGCTTGCGACTCCCGACTCCACACACACCGGCTGCGGTTCTGGCGGTGTTCAGTGTGTCAACCACAATGGTGTCGTGCGCTGCGATTGGTGCAGCCTCGTCAAAGCTGTGCGTCCGTTTTTCATTTTAAAATCTGAAAATTTTTAATTTAATGGAGAGTGAATTGTATAAAGATGTCTGAATATTGGAAAGGTAATGGAAATGTAGAGATTGTGGTGATACTTCACTTTTCAGAATTTGTTTTAGGAGAATGTGTATATGAAAGAAGTTTTTCAAGTGGTTAAGAAAGAGGATCATAGTGTAATCAGAAAAGTATATGATGTGCGAAATGATAATTGCGGATATCCTCATTTTCTGATTTATGAAAATGGAGAATGGAAATATGTGAGTGCAAAACATTTTGTCCCATATAGTTCTATTCCACGTAGAGAGATGATTTGTAATGCTATTGGTGATAGAGAACAAGCAGAAAAAATCTTGGCGAATTTAGAAAAAGTCGGAATTCATTATTAAAGGATTATAAAGTGTATGTATGATAAATTGAGAGAATATATAGAAGAATCAAACAACATAGTATTCTTTGGAGGAGCTGGTGTATCTACAGAAAGTGGTATTCCTGATTTTCGTTCCAAATATGGTTTATATAATCAACATGACATTCAGTTTGATAAGTATGAGCCAGAATATCTTTTGAGTAGAGAATGTTTATATAATAATCCAAAAGTATTCTATGAATTTTACCGTCAAAAAATGGATACAAGAAATATTGAACCGAATGTTACGCATAATGTACTGGCTAAAATGGAGAGGATTGGTAAATTGAAAGCAATTGTAACTCAAAATATTGATGGATTGCATCAGAAAGCCGGTAGTAAAAACGTATTTGAGATTCATGGAACTACTCAAAGAAACTATTGTAGTAAGTGTAAAAAAGAATATCCTTCTGATTATATATTCACTGCAAATGATGGTATTCCTAAGTGTGAATGTAGATGTCAAATAAGACCAGATGTAACTTTATATGGAGAACAACTTCCTGAGAATGCGGTTATGTGTGCAATAAATGCTATTCAAAAAGCAGATATGTTAATTGTGGGCGGTACTTCATTGCAAGTATATCCAGCTGCTAATTATGTTTCATATTTTAGCGGAGAACATTTAGTTGTGATAAACAGAGAAAAAATAAAAGTAATGTTGAATGAGGAAACAGATCTGATGATTGTGGATTCACTTGGAAATGTATTTCGTGAGATTGATAAGTGGATTTGATTATTAGGAATCTACGGTTTCATTTACATTATTTAGGAGGATTTTGTTATGTATACTGAACAAAATAGAGGATTTACCGTGATAACAAATTTTGGTTGTGATTGTCATTGTAAATATTGTATCACCAAATATCATCCGATTTTACAGAATGCAGTTACCGATAAAAGTAAAATAGACTGGGATTATCTGGAAAAGTGTATTGCTTCATCGGAGGCACCAACTGTGAATTTATCCGGTGGTGGAGATCCTTTTTATCATTGGCAGGAAAATATCGACTTTTATAACCGGATGTATGAGCTGGCTACAAAATATGGAAAACAATTGGATATACATACCAGAATCCTGCCGACCGATATGGGTTTGATTCAGAAGTTCCGAAAGATTGTTTTAAGTATAGAATCATATGATACAAAAGCAATGGAACAATTACGGATGATGCTCCATGAAATTGAAAAGACTACGAAACTGAGAGTCATCAATGTATTAAATGAGAGAATGACCACAGAGGACTGCCTTACATATATAAATAAGATGCATGATATCGGTGTAAAGCAAGTGACTTTCCGCCAGATGTTTGGTAATAAAAAAGCATATCAGAATTTCTTAAAAATCAAAGAAACTATTGATATTCCAGGTGTTATGTTTTTGCCAGATGGAGAATATCATCATTACTATTTCACAACAAATAACAAGCTTTATCCATATTTCTTTGGTTATACGGAAGATGATAGAAAAACATGGATGAAGAAATATGAAGAAATCGAACAATATTGCGGTTGATCCATATCTTAATGATGATATGTGTATAGACCGATTGGTTGAAAATTGGAAAATTCATAAAGGAATAATTATTGCTTTTGATTTTGATAATACAATTTTTGATTATTATGACAAAGGTTATAGATACGACAAAGTAATTGCTTTATTGAAAGAATGTAAGGATATGGGATGTACACTAATTCTTAGTACATGCTGTGATGAATCAAAATTCAAATTTATGGAGAATAAATGCATAGAGGCTGGAATTCATGTTGATTACATAAATGAATCTCCTTCTTATATTCCTTTTACCGGCAATAAAATTTATTACAATATTTTGTTGGATGATAGAGCTGGATTAAGTGCGGCTTATAAAATTTTGTATAAGACAAAGGAGCGAATTAAAAATGAAACATTTTGAATTGGTAAAAGAGTATACATATCCAAGTGGCAGCGTTTATGTCCTTTATAATAAGGAAAAGAATTTTTATATCGAGACAACTTCCATGCAGGATGTAAACACGAGAGGAAAATCTCAGGAAATCATTATGACGGATGATGTAAACCTGATTAAGAAGAATCTGGTGCCGTTTGAGGAAAAGTGGCTGACTGCAATCAGTACACAATATGGATGTCCACAGCATTGTCAATTTTGTTTAGTTCCAGAATTAGGGTTCCATGGTAATCTTTCTACAGAAGAGATGTGGGAACAGTTGGAATTTGTATTTGATCAACATTCGCATATTACAAAGAGTAACAAAATTAAAGTAGGTTTCGCACGTATGGGAGAGCCACAATATAATTGGAAGAATATTTTACAGGTAATGAAAGATATGAAAACTTATAGAGAAGGATTCAAATTTTTACCTTGCTATAACACGATTCTACCAAAAGTAATGGTATTAGGTAAAAGTCCAGTTGATGTTCTAAAAGATGAGGTTATGCCTGTAAAAGAATATCTTGATGGATTTATGCACATTCAGATTTCCACGAACAGTACAAATGAAGAGGAAAGAAAGTATTTATTTGGAGGAGCTAATGTTGTAACCATTGAGGAAATGAAGAAAGAGTTCAATAATATGCCAAATAATAATAGGCTTATTACTCTTAATTTTATTTGTGGAGCAGGATGGGAACTTGATCCGAATAAGCTATATGGTCTCGATCCTAATGTCTTCTGTGTAAAAATCACACCACTTAATACTACGACAGCTACCAAAGAACATGGACTCGAAGACGCTATCCAGTGGAATTGGGAAAATATGAATAAGATCAAAGAAAAAGTAGAGAGCTGTGGTTTAAAGGTAATCGTTGATGTTGCTGCAAAGGCGGAATTACCATTATGTTGTGGCAATCTCGTGCAGGATTATAAGAAGAATAAAAAGATTGGAGAATAAACATATGAAAATTATAGAAGGAAAAGAGAAAGAATATAAAGATTGGTATGATAAGAACAGCGATGGATATAGTAGAGCTTGTTTTACATATGCAGAGAGATGGGGTGAGATGATGGAAGAAAAAATTGAAGAATCTTCCGATGATATAATGAAAGTTATTGTTGATAATGCTTACAAACTGAGCAATGAAGCTGATGTGGAAGGTATCACTGGATATATGTATGGTTGTGCCGTTAGCATTCTTTCACAGTGTTGGAAATATGGTGAATTTCTTAGAAAATGGCACAATGGAGAATATAATTATGATGGTAATGGTGTTGTAAATCCAGCTATTTTAAGTATTGGATGAAATAGATGAAAATTTTGTTTAGATAGGAGATGATAACATGCGAAAAGAAGAGACAATTGTGTTTGAGCCAGGTGATGTTGCTTTATTTCAAAAGGATGAGGAAAGTTTTAAAAACCAGATTGGCATCATTTTAAAATGTAAAGAAAACGGCAATTATTGTTTATATACTTTGTCACCTATGAATACTGCCGTATATGCTGATGTTAAGTTGGAATGGATTTCTTCTCTTGATAAAGTTGATGATATTCGGAATCAGATTATTGCAAAATATGAAAAAGAGATTTCTGAATTACAGAGTCAAATTAGAAAACCAACACAAGAGGAAAAAGACGCTGATAAAGCTGAACAATACGAAGATTTAAAGCAACAAATTATTAATACTGCTAAGAATCTTGTTAATTATAAGGATCCTGAAGACTTTGAAAAGAAACTAAAAGCAATCGCAGAAATGAAAAGAAATATTTTCTCGATTGAATTAGAATGTGTACATGACATTAGAAAGGAAAATGGAAGAGTTAAGCGGAAAATTAGAGATAAGATATCTGAAAGAGATAGATTGCTAAAAACTATTAATGAAGAAAGTATCAAAAAAGTTATAGATTTATACAACTAAATTCACGTTTCATCAGGATTCAATAGAACAATTCTGTTCAGAAAATTCCAAAATAAAAAAGAGAATAAAAGAGTGGAGGTGATAAGAATACAATTAATTGATTTGACTGGTAAAATGTTTGGACGATTAAAAGTCATAAGAAGAATTGATGACTTAGTAGATAGTAAAACAGGAAGAAGATATGTGCGATGGGAATGTGAGTGCACATGTGAAGATAAAACTATTATCAATGTGTTAGGAGATAATTTAAGATCAGGAAAAGTAAAATCTTGTGGATGCCTACGTGTTGATAATCTTAGGAGAATCAGAAAAGAAAATTCTAAAGATAATATTTATGATTTAGCAGGAGAATATGGGATTGGTTGGACTACTAATACAGGTCAAGAGTTTTATTTTGACTTAGAGGATTATGACAAAATAAAAGATTATCATTGGTATGATAATGGCGATTATGTTACATGTTCACCAGATGGTAAGAAAACAATATTTATGCAAAATCTTATAATGAATCCGATAGCAAATGAAAGAGTAGATCATATAAAACATAATACATACGATAATAGAAAGAAATATTTGCGCATTGGTACTATAGCTGATAACAGTGCTAATAGAGTTAAATTAAAAAATAATACTTCTGGCGTAACAGGAGTGTCATTTCATAAAGGAACTCAAAAATGGCAAGCTTATATTAGTAGAAATGGAAAAAGAAAATATTTGGGATTATTCAGTGATTTTAATGATGCAGTAGAAGTACGTAAGAAAGCTGAAAATAAATATTTCAAAGAATGGTCATATGCTAATAGTATGAATAAAGACAATGAAGGTGAAAAATAAAAAATGAAAACTATTATAAAAAGAATAGCATTGTCAATTGCGGTTTTAATACTGTGGAATATAACTGCACAACATGTAAATCATTTATTTGTGCCTGATCCTAAGACTGTATTCACTGATATGATTGCAATGTTTCAAACAGGACAGTTAACGAAAGCAATAAGATATTCCTTTTTGAGAATTACTGTTGCGACTCTTATATCAGGTTTGATTGCATTTCCAATAGCATTATTGGTTTATAACTCAAAAATAGCAAAGGACGTTCTAAATCCTATTATCAGTATTATGAGATATATTCCAGTTACTGCTTTTTATCCTCTTTTAATTATGTGGTTTGGAATTGATGAACTTATGAAAATTGTTTTCTTATTTATTGCAACATTCGTATATATGATGCCATCTGTGATCCTGAATCTTGATGAGGTGAATGGTGATCTCATAGATACAGGACTGACAATAGGTATGAGTAAATTGCAAACCATATGGAGAATACAAATACCGGCATCGCTTCCTGGTGTATTGAACAGCTATATTATGTGTTACGGCATAGGCTTTACCTATATAGCGGTCTGCGAAACTATTAACGCTAAATACGGCTTGGGATATATTATTCAACAATCTTCATCAAGAGGTAGAACAGATTTAGTATTTATGGCAATTATTGTAATCATGATTATAAGCGTAATATTTGATTTTTCTGCGAAATGGTTAGTCAAACATATTTTTAAATGGAGGTACATCAATGATTGAGATAAGTGAATTATATACTGGTTATAGTAGAGATAAGCCTTTACTTAAAAATTTTAACTATCAGTTTGATTCAAAAATATATGGAATTTTGGGAGAGTCTGGATGTGGTAAGACGACATTACTACGAACTATTGCAGGTCTTGTGAAGCCTTTAAGCGGAACTATCAGTGTTAATGGAGAATTAATTACTAAGGCTAGTAAAAATAACATTTATATGATGCACCAAAATTATACTTCTTTTGATTGGCTGAAATGTTTAGATAACATTCTCGTAGCTAAGAAGGTAAAAGGGAGAATAAACAAATGTGATATTGATAGGGCTAAAGAAATGTTGAAGCTGGTTGGATTAGAAAATAATGAAGATAAATATCCAAAACAGTTATCAGGCGGTATGCGACAGAGATTGGCTTTAGCAAGAACATTATTTATGAATCCTGGAATTATTCTTATGGATGAACCTTTATCCGCATTAGATATTGAGACAAGAGAAAGAATGCAGGATTTGATAATCAATCAACACAAAGAAACAAGTAGCACGATAATTATGGTTACACACAGTAGAGAAGAAGCAAATAAAATGTGTGACGTGATTATAGAATTTTAAAATTATATGGAGGTAAAAAATGAGTTTAAAGGATTTTTTCGTTGAAAGAGTACCAGATGAAAAAGAGTATGAAACGGAAACAAGTTATGATGTAGAGGAAGCAGTTCCTGTAGAGTTGGATGAGGTAAGAACAGATACATTAATTGATGATATCTATACTCAGAATGAGTTATTTGATAAGTCCAAGTCAATTTTTAAGATTGAGGAGCTTATCAATTCTCTTCCTAAAGAAATGGTTACAGAGACAAAAAGAGGATCTGTATTAGCAACCCTTGGAGTATTTGGACTGACTGTTACAGATGTTTCTATTGATGGTGAAAATAGGGTTGAAGTACTGAAGAATGTATTGAATAAGATTCTTGACGAAGGTAATACCACTGTTAGTGCAAAGGAAACTGAGATTGAAGATCACAAGAAAGAGATTGCTCGCTTAGAGAAAGAAATCGCAGATCAGCAGACAGAAATGAAGACTTCGGAGAATAATATCAATACAGAGATTAGTAGAATTACAGGTCTTATTAAGTTTATCGAAGGAGGAAACGAGTAAATGGAACTTGGAAACATTATTATTATCGTAGCAATTGTGTTAGTTGTTTTAATCTTTGCATTGTTCCCTGAAGCAAGATCTTTATTTAAAGGTTTTACAAGACTATTTATCAAGGATATGGCAACTACTCCTGAAGGAGCAGAAGCCATTTACGGTGAGAAGATTGAACAGGCACAGGATGCTTATAATAAAGCAGACAATGCATATAAGGTTGCTGCCGGTAAATTAAGTAATGCTCAGAAAGATATGAAAAATTTGAAGGCAAGAATCGAAAAAGTAGAAGCTGAATGTGAATCTCTTGTAAAAGCAAATAAGATTGACCTTGCCAGATTAAAAGCAGAAGAAAGAGAAGAGGTTGCAGCTGATATTAGAAGATATTCTGAACTAATCAAAGCTTATGAGGATGCTGCTAATACAGCCAAGGAAGCACAGGAAATGTGCGAAAAGAATCTTCGTAAGTTGAAGAGAGAAAGTAAGGAAGTAGTAGAGAATATGAAAGTGAAGAAACAGTTACAGGAAGTCTATGACGATATGGATGAACTGAAGAATGTGACTGCAACTGATAAACTTTTGGATTCTGTCAGAGATAAAAATAGAGATCTGGATGCTATTGTTGAGGGATCCAAGGTAGTACATAACAATAAGATGTCAACTAAACTTGCCAAAGCAGAAGCAGAGGCTAAAAAGACAAGCAGTAACGATTATTTAGATGGTCTGATGAAAAAGTATAACAAATAAGGAGAATAAAGAAAATGAGTACAAAGAGATTTAGACTTACAAAGGCTTCCAAGATTTTAATTATGATTTTGATTGTAGCATTAATTGGAGGTGGAGTCTTAGCAGGACTGAAGACTGGTTTTATTAAGACGAAGAATGATACTAAGACAGATAGTGTTGTGGCAGATAATGATGCGAATAATAATGTAAATACTTCTACTGATGTAAAGACAGATGCTAAAAAGACGGATAGTAGTGATGGCACAATTAATCTATCTCTTGATGAATGGATTGGTTGGAAGTCTGTAATTGACGCTAATGGTGGTCTTACAACTCAGCCTGATTCTATTTATGGAAAACTTGGCATTAATGTAAACATCAATGTAATTAATGACGCTACACAGTCTAGTAATGCTTTGATTAAGGGTGATTTAAATGCAGCTGGATATACAATTAATAGAACCGCATTTCTATCTAAGAAATTTACTGAAGCAGGTAAAGATGTTGTGATGCCTTATATCACCAATTACTCTAATGGTGGAGACGGTATTATTGCGAAGTCCTCTATTACATCAGTAAATGATTTGGTTGGTGCTAAAATTGGAGTACCTGAGTTCTCTGAGGCACAGACTTTGGTTATTTGGTTTGTAAATAACTCTAATCTGTCTGATGATCAGAAATCTGAAATTATTGATAATATAGTCCTGTTTGCAACAGCAGATGATACTGCGAAGGCATTTTTCGCAGGAAAAGTTGATGTAGCAGCTACATGGGAACCTTATCTTACTCAGGCTCAGAATATGACAGATGCACATGTATTATTTAGTACAGCAAGTTCTACAAATCTTGTAATGGATGGCATTTTATTTGATAAGAATTTCGCAGAGGCACATGCTGATGTGGTTGAAAAGTTTATTCAAGGATCCCTTGAGGCTTCTAGTTTATATGATACTGAATTCTCTGCAATTAGAGAAGTAATGCCTATGTTCAATACGGCTTCTGATGAAGATATTATTGGAAGCGCAGCGACTGCAAGATTAACCACTTGGAAAGATAATTCTGATCTGTTAAATGGAACTGCTAAAACTATTTATTCTGATATGTGTAAGGTATGGACTTCTATTGGTGAGAGTGTAAATGCAGATCTGGTGGACAGTATTTTTGATGATACCTATGTTCAGGCTATTGCTGATAACTTCAGTACAACAGAAGTATCTAATACAAATGTTGTGAAGGTAACAGAAGAGAATAAGCAGACTATTGAGGATACTGAAGCTCTGTTGAGTGGATCCGCATCTGTAACTTTCGTCAAGAATACAGCTAAGTTCTCTGATTCCGCAAGTGCATCTGAGGAGCTGAATAAGTTTATTGAAATCGCAAAGGTTCTGGATGGTGCAATTATTGAGATTGCAGGTAATACCGATCCTAATCCTAACTCTGATCCGCAGGACGAATATAATAAGAAGCTGTCTCTTCAGAGAGCAGAGACTGTTAAGAATTATTTTATCATGAATAGTATTTCCGCAGATAGAATTGTTATTGTTGGAAATGGTTCTAGTAACCCTGTTGTTGACAATGACACCGAAGAGCATCGTGCAATGAATAGACGTACTGATGTTTCCTTCAAGATTATTGAGTAGGTGACAGCATGATTGTGTTAAACATTGGAGTATTTCTTATCTGCATTGGCGTATGTTTTGGCATTGGATTTATTGTAGGTAAGCGTAGAAATAAATAATTATAGGACTAGCAGATGTCACAATCTGTTAGTCCATTTGGAGAATAATCTATATAGAACAATAAAAGAAAGAAGAGGTATACAAAATGGATGGATTTTTAAAATTCAAGAAAGCATTACAGGATCACTTCAACGAAATACAGAAAGATGTAACTCATTTATTTGAAGTAGATGTTGATAAGGATGAGCTATGGAATACGTATCTTAATAGTTTTCCTGCCGGTACTAATAACATTTTCAGAGAACGCAGAGAGCATGATTGTAGCTGTTGTAGACAGTTTATCAAAAATATTGGAGCCGCTGTAATTATTAAAGACAATCAGGTACACACGATTTGGGAACTTGAGCTTAATGATTCTACATATCAGCCGGTATGTGACGCTCTTGATACTTTTGTAAAAGCACATAAGGTTACGGATATTTACACAACTACATTTCCGAAGATGGGAACAGATTTTAACTTTGAGGAAATTGATGGCAGATCTCATCGTTGGGATCATTTCTTCCTGGAACTTCCTAGTAAATTTGTGAATAAAAGTAACAGTTCTAATGAAGAGATCAAGGGACAGTTTAGAGATACAAGAAACGTATTTAAGCGTTCTCTTGATGAAATTACAATGGATGCGCTTGATACGATTCTTGAACTGATTAATTCCAATACGCTTTATAAGGGCGAAGAATGGAAGGGTGTACTTACTGAGTTCAAGAAGTACAAGAATGAATATGATAAGTTGACATCTGAATCTGATAAGGAATTGTACGCTTGGGAGAAGTCTGTAACAGCAGGTATTGCAATTGGCAGAATTAGAAATCATTCTATTGGAACACTCCTTGTAAATGTGAGCGAAGATATGGATTTGGATACTGCTGTTAGAAAATATGAACAGATTGTAGCACCGAGCAACTATAAAAGACCCAAGGCCATTTTCACAAAGAAGATGCTTGAGGACGCAAAGAAGACAATTACAGAACTGGGATATATGGATTCATTGCAACGAAGATTTGCCACTTTGAATGATATTACAGTCAATAATGTATTGTTCTCTAATAAGAGTGCTGCAAGAAGAATGAATGGTGCAAATGATATTTTTGGACAGATGGAGAAAGAAGTTTCTGTAAGTCCTAAGAAATTTTCAAAGGTTGAAGAGATCTCTGCGCAGGATTTTATTGATAAGGTACTTCCTACCGCAAAAGAGATTGAAGCTTTTGTAGAGAATAAGCATGAGAAGAATTTCGTATCAATGATTGCACCTGTAAACACAGATGCTAAGACAATGTTTAAGTGGAATAATGGATTGTCTTGGGCTTACTCAGGAAATATTACCGATTCTGATATGAAGCAGAATGTAAAAGCAGCTGGTGGTAATGTTGACGGAGTTCTCAGATTCTCTATTATGTGGAACGAAAATCAGAATGATAACAGCGATTTGGATGCACATTGTTTAGAACCCGATGGAAATGAAATCTATTTTGGCAATTGTAGAAAACCTGCGATTTCAAGATGTGGTGGACAATTAGATGTTGATATTACTCATCCCATGGAACAAATGCCAGGGAAACCTTCAGTAGAAAATATTACATGGGTAGATATGACTCATATGAAGCCAGGCGTTTACAAGTTCTTTGTGAATCAGTATGCAGCAAGAGGAAGCAAGGGGTTCAAAGCAGAGGTTGAGTTTAATGGAGAAATCTATGCATTTGAATATAATAAGCCGGTAAGTGGGAATATTCAGGTAGCAAAAGTTACTCTTGATAAGAATGGTAATTTCACAATCACTGAAAAACTTTCTGGAATTTCTTCCGTGACAAGTCGTGAGATTTGGGGAGTAAATACAAACCAGTTTGTTCCTGTATCAGTGATCAGTTATAGCCCGAACTATTTTGATGAACAGGATGGAATTGGTCATAGACATTTATTCTTCTTCCTAAAGGATTGTGTAAATAGTGAAGAACCTAATGGATATTATAACGAGTTCTTAAAGAGCGATCTCGAAAAGCATAAGAGAGTATTCGAGGCTTTGGGAGCAAAATGCCATGTGGAAAACACTGATGATCAGCTTTCTGGTATTGGATTCTCAATGACGAAGAGGGCAGAACTTGTTGTTAAAGTAAAAGGTGCAACAGAACGTATCATGAAGATTAAGTTTTAATGAAAAAAGGAGAATATTAATATGAGTGAAGTAAATTTGTTTGAAGTAGCAACACGTAATAATTACCAGTTTCCGTTTAGAGGTTTGATCAATGTGATTGATCTGTGGGATTTATCTCTTACAAACCTTGATTCTGTATTCAAGGTACTGAATGCGGAGGTAAAGAAATCCGAAGAGGAAAGCTTACTGAACACTAAGAGCAAGGAAGATGAAGAACTCTCCAATAAGATTAAGATCGTTAAGTATATTGTTGGGGTAAAGCTTGCTGAAAAGGAAGCAAAGGAAGATGAGAAGAAGAACCGTGAAATGAAACAGAGACTTCTTGCAATTAAGGCTAAGAGACAGAATGAAGCGTTGGAAAATCTGTCTGATGAGGATCTGGATAGAGCTATTGCAGAGCTAGGTTAATATGTTTAGGCTGGCTGGTGTCATAGCCAGTCAGCCTATTTAGAAAGATAATGAAATGTATCTTTCGTTTAGAGGATGTTATAGATGACAGAAGAAGAAATGAAGTTAATATCGGAAAAAATTAATAAACAAGAAGGTAGAAAATATCCATGTAGTAATCAGATTGTTGTTTGTGGTTTCTTTTCTACGGATGAAGATTGGAATAATTTTGTGAACAATAATTTGGATAAGATTAAGATACAGCAAAAAGATAGAGTTGTATTTACAAATAAAGAACAGTGGTGTCATTTCAATCCTGTTAATTATTCACAAAGAGGAAATAGATTTTTTAAAATAAAAGTCTCTCGTAATATTAATCATAAAATATTTCTAAATCGTATTTATCCATATTGTTCGTTATATTGCAAAGAGATTGAATGGATTTAGGAGAATAATGATATGAGCATTATGAATAAAGAAGTATATGATTTGGCACATAAATTAGCTAATAAATGGTGCTATAGAAATCAATTAGATATTATTGGAGCAAAGAAAAGTGACAATTATCTTTATGTTAGAGGATTTAACGGTGGTTTTCCACATGAAGCTGCAACAATAAAAATTGATATTGATAGCGGAGAAATCATTCAGTTGTGGGGGTTTTATGGCTGTCCTGTAACTATTTTGGAAGGCATGTACGAGTAGAGAGGAAAATAACTAAATGGATATTTATCAATGGGCTTTGGCTACAAAAAGTGGCGATAATTTAAAAGAGTTTTTGAAAAATAGAGAAGATGAATATACACTTTGGTATCTTATTTCGGGATTACATCCTAAGCATCCTGCCGTTATTCGTTGGAAAACTTTAAGAGAATATATGAATGAACAAGAAAAGTTGTTTCGTGAATATGAAGCGAAATGCTATAGGAAATTATTGGATAAACGTTATAAAGAAGCTTTGAGGAAAAATATATGAATAAGAGACAGAAAAAGAAATTTGTTAAGAAGAATATGGCGGAACTAAGAAAGATACATCCAAAGGAAGGTGATGTTGTAGTTTTTCAGTGGAATCCAGACAGTGAATATATAGATCTTGATACCATTATCGAGTTTTATAAAGCATGGGAAAATGAAGGTATTTTTGATAAATGTAAAGCTGCTGTCATTCCGTGTGATTTCATGATGCTCAATAAAGAAGAAGCACAAATATTTGTTGATAATTTACAGAGTATTATAGATCAGATGTGAGAATAAATGAACCAAATAGATAAAATAGATTATATAATTAAATCTCTTGAAATTGCCAAAGACGAGATCGAATATGCTAAAAATTGGTAGTGTAAGAAAAATAACCAAGGCGACGATTTCTATAAGAATTATGGATATGGAGATAAACACCGGTATCCTAATGGGACTATTATAAGAGAATCACTTCGGATGGTTGGTAGGATGGCTAACCAGGTTGCAAATGATGTAAGTTTGAGTCCATATTGCAGTGAATTATTCAAAGAAGATTAGAGTCAAAAATCTAAGAGCATTTCTGCTCAAAAATTCCATTAAAAAAGAGAATAAGATTTTAGAAATAAAAATGAAAGGAAATTTTATATGAGAGTATTACTTTTATTGCGTGGTTCTGCTGGCTGCGGAAAATCCACATGGATTGAGCAGAACGGTTTAAAGCCTTATACCTTATCCGCAGATGATATTAGGTTGTTATGTCAGAGTCCTTGTTTACAACCGGATGGTAGTGTTGGAATTAGCCAAAATAATGACAAAACCGTATGGAAGACATTGTTTAATTTGCTTGAAATTCGTATGCAGAAAGGTGAATTTACAGTAATAGACGCAACGAATTCTAAGACATCTGAAATGAATAGATATAAACATATGTGTGAAACATATCGTTATAGAATTTATTGCGTTGATTTTACAGATATACCTATTGAAGAGGTAAAGAGAAGAAATTCGAATAGAGAGGAATTAAAAAGAGTTCCTGATGAGGTAATTGATAAAATGTATTCACGTTTCAAAACACAGAAGATTCCATCTGGTATTAAGGTAATTAAGCCAAATGAATTGGATGTGATTTGGACGAAATTATTTGATCTGTCAGAGTATAGAAAAATTCATCATATTGGTGATATTCACGGATGTTATACTGCATTGAAGAAATATTTTGATGATAATGGGGGTATTAAAGACGATGAGATGTATATTTTCACTGGAGATTACATAGATCGAGGTGTTGAGAATGCAGATGTCGTTAAGTTTCTAATTTCTATCAAAGATAAGAAAAACGTACTAATGCTAGAAGGAAACCATGAGAGATGGTTATGGTTATGGGCTAATGATTGTGTTGGTAAATCTAAAGAGTTTGAGCTTGTGACAAAACCGCAGCTGGATGATGCTAAGATTGATAAAAAGGATGTACGACAACTCTATAGAAAATTAGGGCAGTGTGCTTATTATAAATACGGAGAAAATATTTATCTTGTTACTCATGCAGGTTTAAGCATACTTCCAGACAATCTTACTTTCGTTGCAACCGACCAGATGATCAATGGCGTTGGCAATTATAATGATTTTGAAAGAATTGCAGAGACGTTTACTGAAAAAATGCCATCGAATTATTATCAAATTCATGGACATAGAAATACAAAACAAGTTCCAATTCGTGTGAATGATAGAGTATTTAATCTTGAAGGGAGAGTTGAATTTGGAGGATGTTTGCGCTGTGTCCAAATTGATAATACGGGAATACATGAAATTGAGATTAAAAATAACGTATTTAAAACACCGGAAGTAATGGAATTGCAAAGCGTAACAAGTAGTTCTGTTGCAGACGTTATTATCTCTCTTAGATCAAATAAATATATCCAGGAAAAGAAATTTGGAAATGTATCGTCATTTAATTTTACAAGTAAAGCTTTTTATGACAAAATTTGGGATGAACAAACTACAAAAGCGAGAGGATTATATATTGATACTTTCAAGGGAAAAGTAGTTGCGAGAGCGTATAATAAATTTTTTAACATCAACGAACGTCCAGAAACAAAGTTTGATATGTTGCAATATAAACTTCAATTTCCTGTCACTGCTTATGTAAAGGAAAACGGTTATTTAGGAATTGTAAGCTATGATGAATATCATGATGATTTGTTTATTGCAAGTAAAACAAGTATAGATAGTGAATTCGCTGAATGGTTAGAAGATGCCATTTACGAGCAGATATCGTTAGAAAACAGAGAAAAAATGAAACAGTATGCGAAGGAAAACAATGTTTCTTTCGTATTCGAAAATGTTGATATAAAAAATGATCCACATATCATTGATTATCCTGAGAGCAAATTATATTTACTGGATATTATTTATAATCAGATAGATTTTAAAAAATATGATTATGAAATCATGTGTGATATTGCATATCAGTTTGGATTAACCACTAAAGAAAAAGCATTTGAGATTGCCAACTGGCAGGACTTTTATGATTGGTATTATGACGTACTTGAAGAAGATTATGAATATAATGGTAGAAAAATTGAAGGATTTGTAATCGAAGATAGCGTTGGATATATGACTAAACTAAAGCTTACATATTATAACTTTTGGAAATTTATGAGATCAATTTCACATGAAGCTATTAGAAATGGTTATATTAAAAAGACATCTGCTTTAACTACTCCAACGGCAAACGAGTATTATGCGTGGGTGAGAAAATTGCACGATGTAGAAGACGTTGATTCTGTACCAAAAGATATTTGTACTCTTAGAAAATTGTTTTATAAGGATAAATTAGGAGAGTAAATTTATGAATTATTTTATAAGTGATCTGCATATAGGGCATACCAACGTGCTTAGTTTTGATAATCGCCCCTTCAAGTCTATTGAAGAGCATGATGAGGCTTTAATTAAAAATTGGAACAGTGTGGTTGGTATGGATGATGATGTATATCTGCTTGGAGACATATCATGGCATAACGCCACAAAAACTATTGAGATTTTTAACAGATTAAATGGCCATATACATTTAATTAAGGGTAATCACGACAATCGTTTGCTCAAAAACAGAGAATTACAAAGTAGATTCTGTGAGATCACTGATTATAAAGAATTGGATATTGGAAATGGTAAAGGTATTGTACTTTGCCATTATCCTATTCCTTGCTTCAAAAATCATTATTATGGCTGGTATATGTTATATGGTCACGTTCATACAAGTTTCGAGGATAATATGATGCAGCAGGTGAAGTATCAGATGGAAGCTTTATATGATAAGCCTTGTAATATGTTCAATGTTGGATGTATGAAAAGTTATATGAACTATACTCCGAGAACACTGGAAGAAATTATTCAGAGTGGAGAATAAGTATGTGTAGGTATTGTAATTATAATTCAGAAGACAATCGTATATTTATTGACCCATTAGACGGAGAGTATTATTTGGATATTGAGACTTCTGAATGGGACGAATACGACGATGGCTATGTGCATCAGAGAGAATATATTGATTATTGTCCATGGTGCGGAAAAAAATTAAGAGAAAAATGTGATGATAGATAACAGATTATTATTAGAATCCGATGTGATATGTTGGTATTGCAATTGGAGCTTCTATAATTGACTAAATTTTTAGAAAGTTGGTGAATGACTTGAGTGTATGGGTAACTGGTGATATTCATGGAAATCCTATAAGATTGAGTACTGAAAATTTTTATGAGCAGAAAGAATTTTCTGGAAATAAAAATGAAAATACAGTAATCATTCTTGGAGACTTCGGGCTGATATGGAATCGCAACGGAGAAGATAAACAAGAGAAATATTGGTTAGACTGGTTGGAAGATAAGCCGTTTACAACAGTGTTTGTTGATGGCAACCACGAATGCTTTCCAAGACTCTACAGTTACCCTGTTTCAGAATGGAACGGTGGTAAAGTTCATGTGATTCGCCCTCATGTACTACATCTAATACGAGGAGAATTGTTTACCATTGAAGATAAGAATTTCTTCGCTTTTGGTGGAGCAAGTAGCCACGATATTCAGGATGGAATTCTCGATTATGATGATCCTGATTGGAGGGAAAAAGCTAAAAAGCTAGATAAGCAAGGTAAATATATGTATCGCATTAAAGGATTGTCTTGGTGGGAGGAAGAGATGCCAACTGATCAGGAGATGCAGCATGGATTAGAGACGCTTAAGGAAAATAATAATGTAGTGGATTATATTTTATCACATAGTCCATCAACCTCTGAGCTGTATCTTATGGGCGGTAAAGGATTGTATGAACCAGATAAAATCACTAATTATTTGGAAGAAGTAAAAGCAAAGACTGAATACAAAAGACATTTGTTTGGTCATATGCATGTCAATAAAGCTATTAATGATAAAGACATTTGTATGTATGAACAAATAGTTAGGATTCTGTAAAGTTGAAGTATATTATGACAGGTAAATATAGAGGTTGTAACATAGAAGTAGAACGAGACAGTTCAGAGTTCTTGACCTTTGCAATATTCGATGATGGTTATGAAGTGACAAGTGGATTTAGCGAAGGCAATGATACTGTTAGAGATTATTTCGAATATATGAAAATGGTAGTAGATGATTATAGAGAGCATCCTGAAGATTACGAATAGAAGGAGAATAAATGAATATATCAGATGAAATAATTAAAGTACTTAATGTATTATGTGAGAAATTTGGAATAGCGGTTGATTGGACTTCTAATAATATAGTTCCATATCTACAACAGCTGTCTGAAAAATATATTAGATATGAAGTTTCTACAAGTATTGTTTGGATAATTTTATGGATAATATTGCTAGGAATTGCAATTAGACTTGGAATATCTATGGCTGGAAAGTGTATGAAAAAGTATATGGAATTATCAAGAGATAATGATTGGGATATTGCTGCTATTTTTTGTGGCGTAATAAGTGGAATTGTTATTTTAGTATCTGTGATAGGTATTACAGTTCAATGTTTTGATATTGTAACATGTATTACTTTACCAGAGAAAATAATTCTTCGAGAAGTACAGGCTATGATATTGTCAATATTGGTTGACACATTTATCTCAAAGATATCATTTCCTATG